CCTTCGAACGGTTCGTCTTCTTCTGCGGCAGTTATTACTGCTATACCTGCGTTGCGTTTGATTAGATCTAGTTCGTCGGCAGGTTCTTCGTCGTAGACGTTTTCCATGCCCTGTGATTTTTTAAGGATTTCTAATTTTTGTTGTAAGGGTGGAACCATCACACCAAGGTCATCCGTTGGTGTGGGCTCTTGTTCTTGTGTTTGCTCTTCTTGGTCAAGCAAATCAATTAAATGATGTAATATTTCTGCTACACGCATATTAATAAGTTACTCTACTACCGTCAACATATCCGCAGTTAACTACCGACACTTCGCCCATAACATTGTTTGTTGGGTTAAAAGCAATCTTGTTGCCCACACCTTCCATGTTAATATAGCGTACAGTGTCTGGAGGAAGAATTTCGCAGTTTCCTCTGTATGCTGAAGGAGTAACTCCTACCGAGTAGTGTACTGCTACATTGGCTACTACACGTACTTTGGTGCTGGTAATAGCAGTACCAACTGATTGGCTGTTGCTACCTGCTGTGGCATTGATATAAACAATTTGTGCTTCTGGGCTTGGCATTTCTGTTATCCTTAAAATGTCTTTATATTATTTATCAGACTTTAAGCAGAACAACTAGAACTGGCGCCACCGCCTGTTTCAGAAACAGTAACCGACCCTGGGTCGTTGACTGCTAAGACTGCTACTTTGCTACACTTTACTGGTAGGACTAGGTCAATACTTTGTCCAGCACGTAGTAGTGCGCAATTGGTGTTTGCCACAGGATTCTCGCCAACCTTCCAGTATACTGATACTGTAGTGGTGATCTTGATAGGGCCTTTGCGTAATACTGGTGTGGCCTGGCTTTGTAGAGTTGCGTTGAGAACGAATGAAGTCATGATACAATATTTAGCTAAAAAGAAAGGACCCGAAGGTCCTTAAAGGTACTGCTTTTAGGAGGATTTACGACTTACAACTTACAACTTTACTTCTACAACTTCTCTACCACATGCTCGCTGATCTTATGTGCGATCATGTCTGGAATACTTAACCAAGGCCACTCTAGTTCAAACGGACAACCTGTATCGCCCCAACTGTGTTCCTTGATATAATGTTTATATATTGCTAAATCTGTTTTGTTAGTAACATCAAATACACGCTTTGGAAAACGCTGACGTAAACGTAATAATGTATTACCCATTTGTGTTTCCTTTCTTAATTAACTTAACTGCTATTATACACTCTTTTAACAATTTGTCAACCAGTGGTTAAAAGTGTGGATTTTGTTCTTCAACAACACCTTTAGTTAAGGTCCAAGTACCGTGTCCAACACTAACAAAGTATTCTTTTACAACGTCTACATATTCAAATGTAGCGGCATCGTAGATACGATCCTTAAATTGTCTAAGGCCAAACTTACGGCCACGTTCTGTAGTTAAAAACTTAGCAGTGATCTTAGCAACTTTACCTGCGTAGTACCAATCACCATTAAAACCATAACTAACATCATCGCCAACTTGGTATGTGTGTTTAACTAGTTCCATAATTATACTGCCTCCAACATACTAGCTGGTACACGATATGCGCCTAGCGGAGTATCTACAACGATATTTTTAATAGCAAGTTTGCGCACTGTACCTGTAATTGTTTGGCCGCTACGTGAGCTAGCAAAACGAACTTTGTCACCAACAGACAAGCTACGTTTAGTTGCTTTACCTAAGTTTAAACGAGCGTACTTAATAGCATCAATAATGCTGGCTAATTCTTCATTGGTAAAAGTACCTTGAATTAAAGCAGTAGTAATTTGTTTAGCGTTCATTTAATGTCTCCGTGTTGTTAGTGTATGTATAGCATTATACAGTCATTTTACCAAAAAGTCAACCAAAAAGTGCCAATTCCTGCAGTACTTCATCAAATTCTTTAGCATAACTGTATGGTAGACCCAACTTGTAACAGATGTAATCGCCACCATACATTTTATCCGAATCCGTAAGAGCTAAACCTTCAACAATCCATCTAATAGATTGTTTACGTGAGTTACTAATTGACTCTAATGAAACAACATGCTTTTCAAAGCTATCAATTGCCTGTTGTTCACGGGTTTGTTCTTCAACGATAGCAACATCAAGTTCACCCAATAAACGTTCCCAAATCAACTGTTTGCCAGCCGCATCAATGTTGGTCCATTCTTCCCAAAAGTATTCATCTGGGCGTGAACCACGAGCATCTTTGTGTAGGTCGCTAACTAAGTTTTCATCAAATGTGTATGTCATTGTGTGCTCCATTGCTTTAGTGTATAAGTGCTATTATACAGTCATTTAACCAAAAAGTCAACCAAAATATTCACTTGACTTTAGAGTAATATGAGCATATAATAATAGTATGAAAATCGTACTCGAACAAGATGGCAGACATTTAGTGATGTATATAGCACACGAACCCAATCAGTTTGATCTAAGTTGGGATGTCACTGTTGCTGACATGGCCAAGGAACTTGACCATAGGCAGGGCGTAAAGCGTATGAGCTACGATACTTGGCATTGGGATCTGCGTAAACAGCAAGAAGCAGAAGAATACATAACTTATTTTTACCTAAAGCACGAATAATGATCAGCATAGCAGACCTACATCGTACCTGGGGTACAGATAATTATCATACACATGCTCTACTACAAGGGCTAGATGTGTTTACCTGTTACGAACCAGTTGAAGTACAATTAGCTGAATACACCAAAGCTCGCTATGAGCAAACACCCGAGCAGGTAATTGAGGAAGTGTTTAACATTTACCGTAGTATCAACATTGTACCGATTAACTACTACACTGAACAGGGATTGTATGATGCTATACGCGATTTACAAGCGGGTAGTTATAACGAAGTCGACAATGGCATAATTGGTCTAGGTAATAATCGAGGGCAGGGTATTAATAGGTTTTGTTTTCCTAATATGATGACTGCCGAACCTAAAGGTCGCGGTAGTAACAGCCTAAAGGATAGATTTTTAGATGACACTAAACTACGTCGTGCTATCCGTATCTGCTTTGAGTTTAGGACTGGCGATAATCTTGCGAGTCCTACAGCACTTAGGCGTGCCTTAGAACTAGTTACCGGAGAGAATATCCAAAACTTTAAACCACAGAACGCTCGTGCTATTGTTGAATACCTTTGTCCTGTTCTATGGGGGAGTGTTTACGATTATAGTGCTGGCTATGGTGGCAGGCTCTTAGGTATCAGCGGCAGTAGTATGAGCTACAACTATACCGCAGTTGATCCTAACACAGAAACAATTGAATATCTACACTACCTAAATGACTGTATCTATGATACGCTTGGACGTCGTGGAACATTACACCAAACTGTCAGTGAAGTGTTTGAACCTAGTGATGTGGACCTAGCGTTTAGCAGTCCGCCATACTTTAACTTAGAAAAGTACAGTGACGAACCAACACAGTGTATGAATCAGTTTACTACATTAGATGATTGGTTTGATGGTTACGTAGCGCCAACAATGAAGAACATACATAAGGGCCTAAACCCAGATGGTGTGTTTGCTACTAATATTGCTGACTATAAAGTAGGTGGTAAAACAGAATTCAAAGTTTGCGAACGCTGGATTGAGCTTGCCGAGAAGCTAGGTTTTAAACATAAGCAAACTGTTAAGATGATGCTTAACACTCGTCCAGGTGTAGGCAATGATAAGGTTGCTGGACGTGAAAAGTGGGAAGGCGTCTACGTTTTTACACGATGAAGATCAGCATTAGACATCTAAGCTACGGGCATATTCAAGACCGTGTTACCTGGTTAGATAAGAATGTAGGCCCACGTAAGTATGTCCTACATAATCAAACAGGTGGTTACGGATGGTGGTATTTCAATAATGATAGAATTATCGAAATTGAAGATGAGCAGTGGGCTACAATGTTTTTATTAACGTTCGGTCATTGACAAACTAACCAAATGATAGTATAATACATTTATGAAAATAGCACTCGCAAGCGACGTCCATTTAGAGTTTGGGCCATTAGAAATTAAAAACACAGAAGCCGCAGACGTTCTAGTCTTAGCAGGTGATATCTGTGTGGCCCATCATTTTAAATCACAGGACAAATTTGTCAAACGCTACTTAGAATTCTTTAAGCAGTGTAGCGAGGAGTTTCCTATTGTGTTATACGTTGTTGGCAACCATGAACACTATCATGGTGACTTTGCTTACACAATTATACAGTTGCGTGATGCGCTTAAGATGTTTGACAACATACACATCTTGGATAAAGAAACATATCAGTTAGCGGATGTTACATTTATTGGTGGTACATTGTGGACTGACATGAATGAACGTGATGACATCACTATTGGTCATATGAAAATGATGATGAACGACTTCCAATGTATTAAGAACAGTGATAAGCCAACCTATCGCACAGTTCCTTTATACGATGATGGCGAGTACAACATAGATCGCAAGGTCATTGGTCACAAACAAAAAGCAGAACCTAGTAAGTTTAGCCCACGTGACAGTGTAGAAGAACATGATCTAATGTTAGACTATATCAATGCTGTGGTAAGTGAACGTGCTGATAATAAGTTCGTGGTAATTGGGCATCACGGGCCAAGTCGTAAGAGTATCCATGCTAAGTTTGCGCACGATACTATTATGAACGGTGCGTTTGTCAGTGACCTAGAGGACTTTATAGCATATCGTCCACAGATCAAGTTATGGTTACACGGGCATACTCACCATGCTTTCGACTATACCATTGGCGAAACACGTGTAGTCTGTAACCCACGTGGCTATATTAACTACGAGCACTTTGCTGATTACTTTCAGTTAAAGTACCTCGACGTATGAAAGCTGTAATATTTGAACGTGATTATTGGCACAACGACCTGTGGCCTCGCATTATTGAGGACCACGGGCGGGGTGTTATGATTTCTTGGGTCTGTCGAGAACGCCTAGGATTCACTGTACGAGAACATCGTGCGCCCATTAGCAATGACGGACATTTTTGGGACTATCAATACCAAATACATCTAGACTTCTACGATGAAAAAATGCTCAGCTATTTTTTGCTAACTTATAAGTAAAGTATGCTGATTCAATTTAAAGACCAACCACCTTTAGAAGTTGCCCTACGTGAACATCCTGTTCTAGAACAATGGAAAGAACTGTTCTTAGACAATTATGCCAGAGAGTTCCCAATCTTTCGTGATGAGCGCAAATATTCGATTGAATACCTAAATGATCTAGTAGCAGAAGCCAACGATAAATTAGGTTGGCAGTTTACTGACCATATTAAAACAGTAGCCGAAACCACTCGCCTACATAAACATATAGAACAAACATTAGCCAATGGGTTTAACAGCATACCAGCAGAATTCGATAACCTATTACACGAACTACACTTTTGTCTACACAAAGTTGAGTTTATGGATATTGATTGCTCTAACCTAAACAAACGATTTCACTTACAAATAGAATGGTTCAATGACGAAGGGTTTGCCTTGGCTGAGTCGTTTGATCATAAATTGTTTATGGAGTTTGGAGATATTAAAGTACAGAATCCCTATGTAGGGCACATTCCATTACTAGCATATCAGCAGAATGATTATTCAAACATCCTACAGACCTGTAGATTTCATGACTTTGTTAAACCTGGGATATACATAGAAACACGTGAAGACCACGGCTATCATGATTTTTCTATATCTGCATACATCAATTGGTGGAAATCTCACGCACCAGAGTTTTTAGCCTCGCATGGTTTAGAAAAATTACTACACTACACAGGACAACCTGTTATCGGTCGTGTGGTAAACTTAGACGACCTGCGCACTGTGGTAAACAGTGACAGCATACTTGAATTAGAAAAGGTCTCATTTTGAGTATATTAGACGGTGCCAACGGACGTAAGTTTATCGCAAGTGGTCCGTTTGATCACGAAATGCCCTACTACTATCTTGTTATTGCTGATATCAGTTATTGGATTAAACACGAATCAGAGATATATCTGTGGATGGATGAACACTTACCTCGAGGTAGACTACACCAAGAAGGCATGACAGTAGCATTAGAGTCAGAGGAACAGGTTACAGCATTTCTACTGCGATGGTGTTAGTGTATGGTGTGGTTGCCTGTTAATTCGGCAGGATCGTCAACATCAAATACGTTAAATACTCGCATCAATTCTTCGCTGTATTCAAATTGCTCTTCTTCCGGAAACAATACTGACTTTAACGTACCGTCGGCTTTGACTATAAACACATAGTCTTCTGGTTCAATTTCATCAAACTCGACATCTTCTGTTTCTAGTTCTAGTGTAATTTTTTCTTCGTATTTTGCCATCGTCGACATCCTTAAGGTATTGTATGTTAGTTCTAATTTTAGTTAGTAGCTGTTGTACAATGCTGTGTTCAGCGCCAAATGCTTTAATATAATTACGTAGATCTAAACTGCTATCACACCACAATGTTTCGTTGTCTACTAGTGTATTTAATACTCGTTCTTGTAGGAATAATCTGGCCGCTATATTAGCACCATAGGCATCAATTTCATCTGGATTTCCAAAATACTCCTGCTCACTACGTACTTCTAGATCTTCATGCTCACTGACAAAGTGTTCTTTATGTAGTCTATATCTACGACTACGATATTGATGTTGGTGTTGATATTCGTGTACTAGTGCTTCAACTAGTTCTAGAGTAAATCGTGCCGCAATATCTGTGGTTATAAGCCAAGGTTTAATTTTAGGACAGTTAATAAAGAAATTAATAATTAACTGTTTTTTACATTGCTCATCTAGATCTGGATCATACTCAGCACCAATACTAAAATCATTTGGCTCTAAATATTCAGGGTCAGCTTCAATTAGTTTAACTCTAACAGGATGAGATGAGTTAAGAAAACTACCGAGATGACGAACAAATTGACGCGGCTTAATCTCTCGATTAATCAGAGGAGTGATCCAATTGGTTATATTTTTATATTCTATAACCGGATTTAGGTACACACTAACCTCCGCCGCTGAGCAGGTTAACCGCCGCTTGACTACCTATATTATCCGGAGCACTGGGTAAATTTTCCATAGGATTAAATGATGGTGGTTTAATTCCAGCGGCCAACATTGCTGCTTTGTTTTTACCTTCTGCCATAGCTGATTTAATTGCGTCACCAAACACAGCGGCGTTGCCACTAGTTGGGATCATTTGTTTAAGTATATCGGCTGACCCAGCGCCGTTTGCTTCGGCACCAATTTTGTGTAGGCTAGTAGCGGCATTCATAAGTGTGCCTAAATTTATCTTTGGTACTTCGGCTATGTCAATGCCTGCCGCAGTAAACAATCCTTGAGATTTGGTAACCATGCCATTTAGATTACTAATAGCATCAGCATCTATAGAACCACTGAGCAGTGCTTTTACTTCTGCTCCACCTGCGGTTGGCCCCATAAAATCCTGCATTGATGGTACTCCTAGTGGGCCCGATCCTGTTCCGGTTAGTCCCTCAAGAGTAGGAGCATGCTCTGCCATCATATCTTTAAGACTACTAAATTTGCCGTCAAGGTTAGGCACAGCTGGCATGTCTATACTGCCCATTAGTTGTTTAGCCGCATCGCTGTCCTTAAGGCTAGCGCCAAGATCTTTCATCTTTTCGCCCATTGTGGTCAGATCGCCTTTGATGCCTTCTAACTTATCTTTACTGACTAAATTTTTAAGATCTGTTAAATCTTTTAAACTTCCAATTGCCATAATAACTTTCCTATGTTGTAGTAACCGACAAACCACCTTTAGCCGCAGATATTTTGCCCGATATTTCATTTCTAGCTGCGGTTACATTTTTATTAGTTATGTCAACTAACTTAAGAAGATTTTCAATTGGGCCGTCTCGTTGGGCAACATAAGTATTTCGATCAATTTTTTGTGCGTCTGTACTATAAGGTAGAGTATTAATAAGTCTACCTGCTTCATTGGCATCAGCAAACATTTTTGTTGCCAAATCGTTCAATCTATTCTGATATTGTGTCTTTAAATTGCTGCGCACTGTTGCTAAATGGGCATCGGCATCTGCGGCCTTAGGGTCAATAGACATATACTGACTTACTATGTCTATACCTGCGTCTACATATTCTTTTGATCCATTAATGACAGTTTGGAATAACTCTTCAATTTTCTTAATAATATCCGGGTCAACTTTAGGTTTAGCAGTGGCTCCAAATGCGGCTTTGTCATTATTGTTAGCCCATCCAGTAGGTGTAGCACTTGGTTCTTGTTGTCTGCTGGCAATCAATGTACCCGCAAATGCTTTTAATGAATCAGCTGCTGGTTGAAGCGACGCAGGTGGAGGAGAATTTACATTATATGTAGTTTGGCTGCCTCCAATTACCGATGTCGCTCCAGAATCTAAAGAGTTGTTTGTCCCAGCACTGGGTAGTCCCGCAAATGGATTAGCCCCTGCTGTTGACTTTAGTGTTTCGGTTAAGTTTTTAGTACTAACATCAGGTAGTCCGCCTAGCGGACTAACATTGAACTGATCAGCAACCGCATTAAGCACTGTAGGGTCATTAATCTTAGACATTGCCAAATCAATACGATCCTTGTACACTGGATTATCAATGTCGTCTGGGTCAACGCCTACTTTCTTTAGCATACTAGTAATGCCCGTTGAATTTCCCATCTTACTTGATTTTAGTTGTTTAAATAATCCGGCCGATTTGCCAAAGCTAGCCATGTCACTCATATTAAACATGCCACCCGTAGCACTCATACAGTCACCTACTTTAGATAAGTCGCCTAATGAAGATGTCAGACCTTGATCTGCTAGGTCACTGATTTTTTCAATTCCACTACCAAAACTTTTTAAGTTAACGTTAGAGCAAAATGCTGTTACTTTCTTTAATTCTATAGCATCACCAATATGTGCGCGAGCTTGATTGAATTTCTGCATAAAGCCGCCTGGGCCACCTGCCATCATATTGTTTGCGGTAGTTAGTAACGATGACGCCGCGGCGTTGGCCGACGCCCCCAATGATGGATTAGTTAAGTATACCTGTTGTAACTTAGTAGCTGCCGCAGTAACATCTGGATGTATCTGTAAGCCTTCCCCTTTAGAAAAGCCAACCATTGCGGTAATAGTTGCCGGTGTCAATGACCCTTTGGGTAATCCAACGGTATTATATTGCCCCTCGGCAACTACCGTCATATTCCGTGCGCTAGCGATCATGTCTGACATATCTTATTCCTAGGTAATAATACCACTTGCTGGTTCAATACCAGTAGTAGTTTGAATATAGTGATTTACTATTTCTTTTTGTGTAGTAGCATGAAACATTACATGATTTTTACCTAATGTAACACTCTTGCCCAACTCACTGGTGAACAAACTCTGTAGTAAACCGATACCACGTTGGCTAGGCATTACCGTACAAGGTTTGTTAATCACATACCCTTGATCATTCTCTTCTACAATTTTTGCTACAATTTCGTCACCGTTGACTAATTTAAATGTTACGATGTCGTCTTTTTCATACTTGTTAGCTACTAGCATTGATATCCTCTACTCGTTGATTGATCTCACTTGCGGACAATTCCGCAATATCTTTATAACCATTTTCCCAAGCTAATGTTTCACCTACATAGTATTGGGGTAATGGAAATTTACTCACAGGACGGTTAGAAGTTACTAAAAATTCTGCCGCTTGTACGTTAGCACCTACGTTAACTTCATCGAAGTCAATGCTTAAATTTTTTAATTGCTGTCTTGCCACTGTAGAACGAATGCCGTTATCTACATATATTGTTAGTTTTGCCATTTTATGCTCCTGCTAATCTAGCTGTTAATTCTTCGTCAGACAATCGAGCTAACCCTTGGTAACCACCTTCTACAAAGAGTTCACCATCTAAATATAGTTGTGGCACTGTACGATGATTCTGTTCTAGCAACCATTCACGTGCTTCGTTATCTTCATCAATCTTCACTACGTCAAATGATATTCCTTTCTTTGTTAGTAGACCTTTGGCCTGCTCGCAAAATGGGCAATTGTTTTTACTATATACTGTTAGCATTTTTTCTCTCTCTTATAAACTTGGTAATTCATCATAGTCAATACTATCGCCCATTACACCAATGACGTAGTTAGTTGACTCTGATTCTTGTAGGGCTGTTTGTTTTTTACTTGTATCGCTGTGCTTATTAAACCAAGGAATAGGAGTAGTCTTTGGTGCTGGGCTTTGGTATCTAATACCAATTTGTTTTAGAGCATCTACGGCTGTATAATCAACAAAATCTTTCAATATATTAGCGTTTAAGCCAATAACTGGACCCATTTTAAATAGATAATCGGCCCAGAACTTTTCTTCACGGATGACATCTAGGTACATTTGATATACTTCAGCTTCGCATTCTGCTTTGATCGCAGCAAAGCGCGGATCTTCTTTTACCACTTGATTAATTAAGAACGCAGTCCACTCTTTGTGTAGTAGTTCATCTTGTAGGATTAGACTAATGATATTACCGTTGCCAATAAAGATCTTGTTCTCTACCATGGCCAAGCTAGTAGCAAAGCTAACCATAAAGCGGAATGCTTCTAGTCCATAGCTAGCATGTAAAGCTAACCAAATTGCTTTGATGTGTTCTGTTTCTGTTACCTTTTCGCCCATCTCTTTACGACAATTAATTTGATGTAATTTATCATAGTAGTTGCCGATGGTACTGGCCATGCCCACAATCTCTTGTGTATCGTGAATGGTGTTAAACACATCCTTTGGTATATTATAGATATTACGAATAATGTGGCTGTAGCTCTTACTATGAATGTTAGTTTCAAAGAAACTCCAGTTGCTGATAAGTGCTTCTAGTTCTGGAATACTTACTACTGGTCCAAATACTTGATTAGGTGCGCGGCCTTGTAGACTATCTAATGCTGTTTGACGTAGCAGGTTGCTGGTAAAGATATGTTTAACAGCATCACTAGCATCTTTAAAGTCGTTAGCATCTTTACTTAGGCTAACTTCTTCTGGTTGCCAAAAGAAACCGCGGGCTGTAGCTTCAAAGTTAGCAATCTTATTATATTTAACTTCTTCAAACCGCTGGATAGTTACCGGACCTGCTGGATCCAAAAACATCTTGCGATGTAGATAGTCTGTTTTAGTACTTAAATCGTATTGTTCTTTTGACATTTATAGTTTATCCCATTCGTTATCTTTTGTTGGTATCCACCCATTTCTAAAATATTTTACCATATTCATATACGGGCTGATTGTTTTGTTATCGTACATTGTACCATTTAATATTCTATATAATTTACAATAGGAAGGTTTGTTACTACTTAACCAAATATTGTAAATCTCATCTGCTCGTTTCCACACACTTTTAGTATAATCTGTTGCCCTTGGGTGGTTCCACGGTTTTAATCCAGCACACGGATTATTCATCTTCATCCTATTAGAAAACAACTCTAACGATTTATCTGAAAAATTTACTTTATTCTTGTATCCTGATTTACCTTTATTCCAAGTTCCATTTAATTTAGATGGATTGTTTGGGCCTTTCATATATTCAGAATACTGTCTCTTAAGCCAACCGTATGCTTTGTTGTTTCTTTTTACATTATTGTTTGATGATACCATAAACATAGCTGCTTTAACTAATCGTATATTGTTTGGGTATATTCTAACCAACAACAAATGACACAAATAATGCTCTTCTGGAGTCAGCGAAACTAAATTTTTCTCTTCATCTGTTCCGCCTATACACTTTGGAACAATATGATGTTTTTCACTATACCCTTCTAATATTCTATTCTGCCCTCTATCAACAATATTGTTATATATTTTTCGATAATCCATTGAAGTCTCCTATAAACTTATTTATCATAGTTTACAGAAAACTTATAGTTTACACGCTATAACTTACAAGATTCACATTCCCCGTCTTCAATATATTCTTCAACTTGTTTTGTCTGTGGTGGTAAATCTTCTGCTACTGCTTTACTGCCCTGTTTGTTAATCAAGCTATAGTAGAATGTTTTAATACCCCACAATTGAGCCTGCATCAAGTTCTTAGCAATCAATGTAGTTGGTACTTTACGATCTGCCCAGTGTGCTGGATTATAGAAAGTGTTGGTACTAATACTTTGATCTACATAGGCTGCAATAACAGCCGCAGTTTTCAAGTAGGCCGCACAGTCAGTTTGTTCCCACATGAGTTGATATTTATTCTTTAACTTGTGATATTCTGGAACAACCTGTATAAACGAGCCAGCTTTTGATTCTTTAACTGAAATCAAACTCATTGGCATTTCGATGCCGTTAGTTGAGTTGATGACCACACTAGAACTTTCAACTGGAGCCACTGCCATTAGGGTAGCATTACGCACACCATAACTACGCATATCGCTACGTAACTGTTCCCAATCTAATTCTGGAGTAAAGTCAGCTAGTTCATTAACGCCTTTAGCACGTAGTTCCCAAGGAAAGATTCCTTTACCATAACGTGTCTTGCTACTGTGTAGACAAGCACCACGTTCTTTAGCTAGTTCAACTGTGGCTTCTGTTAGATAGAATGCCTGATGCTCCATCCAAGATTTAACTTCTTGTAGGGCATCCTTTTCGCCATATTTGAAGCTACGTTTTGCATGCCAGTAGGCTAAGTTTGTAATACCAATACCCAAAGGTTGGATTTCATCGTTGCTTAACTTGCTTTGTATGCTTAGGAAATCTTGATAGTCTAAGATGTTACATAAGCTACGTTGTAGGATGCGACAAGAACGTCGCATGTCTTCTGGATTGCGGAAAGCACCCCAATTTATACTACCTAATGTACACAGGGCAATGCGACCATCGGCGTCATCTAATCGTTTGAAACTCTTAGTGGGTAGTAAAATTTCGCAACACAGATTACTTTGATAGATAGTGTGATACTCTGGGTCAAACGGACCTTGGTTCATTACGTTGTCAATGAACACCAAATAGATACGACCTGTATCTGTACGCTCTTTCAATATACCACCTTTGAATACTTCTTCGGCGGCCATTTGTTTCTTACGTAGACCTTTTTGTTTTTCATACTTAACATAAAGCTCTTCGAACTTAGCTGTATCTTTATAGAACGCTTCGTATAAGTCAGGTACTTCGTTAGGATCAAAGAATGTAATCATTTCTTTGTTCTTAAATCTGCGCCAGAAGAAGCTAGATAATACCACGCCATAGTCCATATGACGAACACGGGTTTCTTCTGTTCCTTGATTGTTTTTCAACACAATCAAATCATCAAACTGATGATGCCAGATAGGATAAAACACAGTAGCTGATGCGTTACGTATACCGCCTTGCGAACAGCTACGTAGATCACCAAACCACTTCTTAAGGAAAGGAATCATACCTGTGTGCATGATCTCACCGCCTCGTATAGGACTCCCTAAGGGGCGCAAACGACCTATTTCTAAACCAATGCCAGCACGCTTACTAGCATACTTGGCCATCATTTCCCCACTAGCAAAAATACTATCAAGATCATCGTCACTGCGAATAAGTACACAGCTAGAAAATTGCTTAGTTGGGGTACCAAGACCAGCAAGCACAGGTGTAGCAAGAGTGAAAAGGCCATCGCTAGCGGCATTGTAGTATTCCTTGATAAATTTTAATCTTTGATTCAGATGTTCTTTGTGCATTACTGTTGCCGCAGCAACCATGTAACGCACCTGAGGAGTTTCGTAGATTTGTTTAGTACTGCGGTTACGTACAAGGTATTTCTCGATTAACTGTTCAATCGCAGCATAACTATATTCTTCGTCTTTGGCATGTTCGATGAAATCATTCATCTTATTCCAATCTTCTTGACTATACCATTCTAGCAGTTCTGGAGTATATAACCCAGTGGCTACGTTAGTCTTAACAATTTCATATAGATGAGGAGGTTCATAGTCGCCATATACATCTTTGCGCAGCATTGATAAACGCTGTTTACCTGCTACGTGTTGATAGTTTACATGACCTACATCTGGATTTGATTCTACGTCGATCAAGTCAACAATCGCTCGCAGTGTAATTTCGTCAATTTCACGTGTGCTGATACCATCGTAAAAGTGTGGTTGTGCTTTGATTTCAATCATTGACTGACTTACATCAGCAATACCAGCACATACCTTTGTAACCTGCGCTTGCCATTTGTCAACTGCCAAAGGCACTCGTGCTCCACTGCGTTTTGTGACTTGAATAATACTCACTTGAATAACCTCTTTTAATATTTGTCTAACTGTAGATCTTCTGTTGTATAACTGTACAGTAATTGTAATTCTGTTTCTTCTATTTGTTTTGTATTTACTATCTCGTAGGGCCAGTAATTAAGAATATATTTCCCATCATCAATCCACACTACATTGTATCTGTTCTTTTCTTTAAAATCATAATATACTCTAAGTTCTAATGGAACTGTTTTATGACTAGTGAAGTATATAGTATACAGCATTCCTAGTGATTTAGCAACATCGCAATAGTAGTTTTCGGCTAACAATGTCCAAGGATCTGGCCATTCAACCGGATTATCTGGTGGTAGGTAATAGCCAATAAATGGAGCAGTGCTCCACATTTGATTAAGTTCAGCTACCGCAGATTCTAGTGGTAGATCACTTAGCGTATGGCGGACATCCTTCCATTGCGAAAGTCGGTCCGACACTCGTAGATTCCAAAAGTTGGTATACATATATTATATGAATGATCTAACTGTGTATCTTAGTATAGCAGCGTTACCTGCTGAACTTACATTTGCTCTTAACGTGGCAGTATCTGAAGTAGTATTACCAAAGAACTCTAATACAACACCAATGTTTGCGCTTTCTGAGTATTCGTCATCGTATTTTACGTCTGCGCCAGCGTTGTGTGCTACTTTAATAGTTCCAGAACGACTGTCAGTACCACGTGTGATTCTGTAATCGATAATTGCGCTTGGTACCGCTGATTGTAAAACTAGCGAAGTAACAGTTGAACTATTATTAACTAAATTAGCAATGACACCCGGAGTGTCTACAGTAGCACCTGAAGCGGAAATCTGTGTAGTGGTACTGGTAAAGTTGTTATCTGATAGTGGAGCAATTAATGGAACAACTGCTTGATCAGCAACAGATCTTTCAAATTGATCAGCGATACTGTAGTTGTTTGGAGTTGCCCATGAAATAACTGCGGTATTTGCCACTGAGCTAGTTACAGAAGTAGCATTACCAAACCCTACTGTTCTATACAGGTTGAATGCTGATGTAATAGAACTATCATCAGCTGAATATATACCTTGTCCAGCTACGTTGGCAAAAATAGATCCAATTACTTTAACACCCTGTGGGCTCAATGAGCCATCAGTCCTAGCGTAAACACCACGATAAACAGTATCAAATAAACAATCGTTGAATGTGATTGCTTTAGTACCGTTAGCGGCTGCTGAAATACCTGCGCCATATAAGACTCTAGCAAATTCGCAACCATTAAATGTTACATTGTTTGTTTCTGCTACAGAATCTAATATGGCGGCCCCTAGTAAGAATCCGGTATTAGTTGTCGGTGCTGTAAGATTTCCCTGAAATCGTACTCGATTAAATGTAATGAATTGCGCACTATCTATCACTGCCAAGGTAGCATCCGCAGTAGATTGTAATGTTAAGTTGTTAAGATCAATTTGGAATGGAGCATCGTATATTGTTGGATTAATTGTTGCGCCAACATTACCAAAGTTATCTTTAAATTGTACTACAGCATCATCATAAGCAGTCATTTTAATGATAGTGCTTCTAGGACCATCACCCGAAATACTAGCAAAACTAGGGATACGTAGGTTAGCTGTGGTAATATATGTACCAGCTGGTATATGTAATCTACGACGAACACCAACTATAGCATAGTAATCTCTTGGATATACTTGGTCGATAGCACGTTGTAGAGCCACTGTATCATCAGTTACTCCGTCACCTTTGGCGCCAAAGTCTTTAGCACTAATTTGTTCATCTATTTTATGTTGTAAGGTACGAACTACTGGAGTAGTTAGTGAACTGCCTGTGCGACTAGTGTACGTAGACTCGTCACCTTTAAACACAAATGAATCAATGGCTGATAGAATATCACTAGTAGCTGTTAATACCTCAGTGTTACCAATTTCTGGCGCACCCTCAACAGTAGTACCATTACCAATCCATAGACGTTGTTCGTCAACAGACCAGCCCATTTCGCCACTTGCTAGTTGTGGTAGATTTTCTTGTAAGCCTCTACGGACTTGAATTTTAGATATCTGGATTACAGCCATGTTCTCACCTTAGTTCTATATCGAGTATTTATGCTAATTTATAATACTGCTCAACTCTTTCTAACCACTTAGCTGTCCACTTTTCCCATTCTTGCCCTTCAACCGTCCACGTTTGAAACTGCACAGTTTCGCCCGGCTTAGGTGCTACTGCCATTAGGATAACACCTTGCTGTATGTCAGTTCCGTGTGTTTCGTTGTGTGCTAGTCCGTAGGCACATAACTGGAGGAAATAGTCTTCAATCCATTCAGTTTTCTTAGGTTTATTGGTCTGTTTGTAGTCAATAATAGCCGGTTTTGACTTGTAAATTCCGCAGGCGTCAGTAGTACCAGCGTAGAGTCCTTCTACGTATAATGGCACTTCTATGCCCCACATTTCGTTGACATGTACCAGACCATTGTCTACGATACTCTGCGCCATGGCATAGCTTTGTTGGCTAAATGGATTAGTTCCAGGCTCACCCATAACTCGATTATTTTGTACATAATCCTCTAACCACTTGTGCATGCGTGTTCCGCGATTAGCGGCTTCTGTGGTGATTTCCTGAGCTTTAGCTTCGCCAACTGATTTACGCCAGTTAGCAAGGGCTTCCATCTTTTCTTTGGGTTTAGTTTTATCTAAGATTGTAGTAACACTAGGAACTTTGTTACCGCCGGGGGTAGCGTATAAACGCCGACCTTCTACGCTTTCACGTAGGATAGGTGTGTAGTTGTATTTTTGTATAAGCATCTTATTAGTATATATGTTCTATACACTAATGTCAAACAGTAAATGATTCCCCACACCCACATTCACCTGTAGCATTAGGGTTAATAAACTCAAACCCTTCATTAAGCCCTTTCTTGAGCCAGTCAACAGTTAATCCATCTAGATAAACTAGACTTTTATTATCAACAAATACTGTAGCACCGTAGGATTCAAATTGCATGTCGTCAGCTGTTGGTGAGTCAACAAATTCTAACACATAGCTCATGCCCGAACATCCGCTGGTCTTAACACCAATTTTAATTCCCACGCCCCTACCCCTAGCAGTGATGCTTTTCTTAATCTTGTCTGCAGCTACTTGTGTTATATTAATCATTGAAAATTCTATCTAATACTTTTTGTTTTTGTTCATTGGTAAAATTGTACCATTCTACTATTTCTTCGGTTGTGCGATTACATCCACGACATACATCGTTATCTAGTCTACAAACACCGATACATGGACTCTCTACTTCTTCCATTAATCATTTCCTTGTTTTAATTTGTAGTCTGCTATCGCACTTTTAATTGCGTCTTCGGCTAAAACTGAACAGTGTATCTTAACGGGCGGCAGGGCAAGTTCTTCTGCTATTGCTGAGTTTTTGATTGTAAATGCTTGGTCTATGGTCATGCCTTTGAGCATTTCAGTAACCAGCGATGAACTTGCGATTGCTGATCCACACCCATAGGTTTTAAATTTAGCATCTGTTATTATTCCGTTGTTTACTTCAATTTGTAGTTTCATGACATCGCCACAAGCTGGAGCACCGACCATGCCTGTACCAACATTTGGGTCGTTCTTATCTAAAGTTCCTACATTGCGGGGATTTTCGTAGTGATCTAGTACTTGGGCTGAATAAGCCATAACAATTCTCCAATAGTTGAGTATTATACTACACTATTTATTGTACTATGTCAAGTAGTAAGATTTATACTGCGGTACTAGATCTATTAGACATTCACCACGTCGGGTATCTAATAGTTTAGCGTATTTAATGAAATTATTAAAATTGATTCGATCTAACACATTTGATTTTAATACTGTTATACTATCGTTGATAATGTTAGAATTATCGGGTACTAACTCTAATGTCTGTTCTAATGTATCGATCGCATCTTGTCTTAGTTCATATGGTAAACATTCTAAAAATAATTCCTGCTCGTCACATACAGGTTGTATGCTCCACGGAATATGATTATAATGATCATTGAAGAATTTTGCCAACGTAGATATATCAAATACATTATAATTATTCAATACTGTATTAAATGTAACTGTGATATTCGGCAATTGAGTCACCGAGTTTAGATTATTAATTATTGTATTAAAATTTGACCCGTGTCGAATATAATCATTTAATTTTCCGTAAGCATCAATCGAAACATTAAGTGTAATATTATTAAACTTTTTAAATAGTTCTAAAACAGTATTAGACAATACTGTAAGATTAGTATTAATAATTATCGGAGTGTCAACTGTAGTCCAATGTGCTAGGAAATCTAAATTATATTGTTCTATTAACGGCTCGCCACCGGCAAAGTATAATCTAAATAGGCGATCGTCTGTTTTAGGAAATGCGTGATTATACTTTTGTTTAGTTGGATGTATAGGAAATTTCTTTTCCGATGTCAACTGCATGTTGTTATTTTCTGCTTGAATAGCACTACTATTATATGGATTACAGGTCCTACATTTTAGATTACACACATTGCTATATCTTATATCTAACATCTGCGGTAATAGGTCTTGCCCAAGTAGGGCTTGATCGATAACATCAATAGCTGCTTGTTGTTTTACTGGATCAGCAAACCACCCTTGATTTTCGTTATATGCCGGACTAACTAGCCCATTATCTGTTAATGTTTTACAACCTTGACATTGTGTAGGAAATTCTTGGCGTAGGAAGGAGTTTCGTATTTGTTTAAGTTCGGGTGTGTTAAATGATTCTTGACTGGTGTTTGCTTGTTCTATTGTAGAGCCACCAGCATAACAGCATAGTTTATAACTACCATCATACCACAGTGTTTGTCGAACAAACGGCAAGATGCAAAAACTTTTGCTCTCAACTAACTGCTGGATATTCATTGTCTATTAGAATAAATCGACGTCGCGTTTTTTGGCTGCTTTTTTAGCCATACTCGGCACGACATCTACAGGGGAATCAACATCTGGGGTATTATAACCTTCGTCGTCTTGCGCTTCATCTGCTGAACGCAATTCAACGTAGTCTTTGTTATAACTTTTGATTAGATTTTTTACTGCTGGATTAGTATCATTTGCGGCAACTAAGCTATCATAGTTGAATGTCTTATCAGTATTCAATACCATGTTGATAAGACTTTGTGTGCTAATTTTTGGAAGTTTATCTTGATCGTTGTAACGGTTGCGAATAAGCTCCAGAGCCGTTAATAAATTAGACTCTGGAGTGTTTGTAGAGCTGTGTTCAAATTCACTCAAACGCATTAGCGTTTTTCTCTACCTAATTCTTCTGCGCCACCAACAGCGGCATCGCTAGCAGCAAAACCGTCGCCTTCGTCAGCATCTAAATCGCTAGTAGGTAATGGAGGTAAATCACCTAATTCGTTACCTAAATCATCACCAGGCATTGCCATTGGATTGTCAACTGCTTCACCTGAAAGAATACGTACACCGTTGTCTACGCCTTCACGTGCTTGTTGTAGGTTGCCCATTAGTGTTTCTAGTGTAGAACCAACAGCGTTTTTAAAGCCGTCTGCTTGTTCAGCACCAAGTTGATCACGGATACTGTCTAATAGTTGTGGAAGTTGTTCATTTTGCATTTTACCAACTTTCTCAATAGCGTCTTGAACGCTATCTACCATGTCTTTAGCAGCTAACAATACTTCAGCGTTGCTTACTTCGCCTTCGTTAAGTTGGCTACGTTGCTCTGATAACCATGTGCTTAGGCTTTCACGAACAGTTAAAAGTTCCATATAACGTGGATTCTTTTCAGCAGTGTGTAATTCTACGCTGTGGCGGATTTTGTTTAAGTTGTCAGCAATCGTTTCACTTAAACGTTCTGCTTTTTCAACTGTCATTTTATTGAAGTCAAGAGCAAAACCGAAACGGCTTTCCATTACTTTGTTCATTTTCTTGGCCGATGTTCTTGCCATTTCTGCTAGTTTCATAGTTTCTAATTCCTGTTTAGACTTTAATATATTTAGCCAAGTTTAAAGATTTCTGTAATTCTTTTTTGACTTTGTTTAATTTGTGTATTGTTTCTTGATATTTAGTGCTGTAATATTCAGCACTCCAATCGTCTTGTTTTTCGTTGGCTGTTTTGTATCTATGTCTAAACAGTATAGCTTCAAACTCTAGTCTATTCAAAAGATCATCAGCCGTTTTAATTTCGTTGGCTAGGTTGTACTGTTTTTGATGTACTGCTATACAATAAAAAATAGCATCTTTACGTGTGAAGAAATCAAATATTTGTTGTTCTTGGTCAAACACACTCCAGCACTTATCGTTGACTTTTATTACTTTAAGTTTGCCAACCAATACATCCGTGCCAATTTGATAGCACACAGGCAATTCTGAATTACCAAGTTTACTTAATTCCGTTTCTGTGAATCTGCGGATTTTTTCGAGATTAATCTCAGTTGGTGCGTTTTTTGTAGTGGATTTTGCCATCTTCATTAGTACGCAGTAGAACATCCTTTACGGTTAATTGATTGGCCAGTATTTGTTCACGTTCTTCAAGGTGGCTTTTAGGCATAGAACTATCACCTATACGTGTAAGAAGCTCATGCTCTTCATTGGTAATAGGTAATAAGACTTTGTTGGTTAATTCTACGATTTTCATAAAGTTACTCTGCGTTAACTTTATTTATTGGAATAATCCTTTGGCAATAATTCCTAACAGGGCTGTTAAGATTACTCCAAAGATGGTCATAATGATATTAAATGTTCTATTAGAAGATTTTTCGTCACCGGCAGACACAGCATCCTTGATAGCAATAAGATGCCCTTCAACTTTGTCCATACGGCCGTCGATGGTATCGATACGATCGTCTAAGTTTTGTAATTTAGTTTCCAAGTTTTTGTACCTCTCGGCACATATTTCAACGTGGGCTTCTAGATTCTTCTTTTCAATTTCAGTAGTGGTTGACATACGTCGCTTCCATAGTTAGCGATGCGTTTTTTCTGAGCCTTAATCTTATGCCTTAATATGTGCCGTAATAATGTGATGTTATAGCATCAACTAGTATTTATAAATTTAGACTAAATCAAAATATATGTTTTTATTGATGCCGGTAGTGTAGAACAGCGGAGTAGTGGGGTTAGCTGTATCGGTTAGACCTGTTATAACAGGTACCTGATCAAAGTCGGCTGATGGTACAGCATTTTGAAATTCAACATCGAATTCAAAAGACCAAATTTGGTGCTTGCCTTTGTAAGCGTTACCAAATTTATATGTCGAAACATCTTGAGATCTAACACCAGTTTGTTCGACACGAAATAACTGTGTACGCATACCAAGAATCTGTACAACTGTTTCCCAATTACGCTGTTGATTGCGAGCTTGTTCTGCTTCTATAGAAAATTTAGTAATACCCGTATTAGTAATGTCTATTAGGGTGTAACCTTTGTAGGTATGTGTTCTTTGTTCGTCAGTAATCATATAAGATATTTATAGATAGAAAGTTGCGCCATAAAAAAAGCACCGCGAACGGTGCTTTTAGTTTGGTTATAATAACCAGGTTATATTACATACCTTCTAAGTCAGTTGGCTCTGTAACAGTTACCGTTGCGCTAGTTGATAGTGTAGCAACGCCACCTGATACTGAATATGTACCTGTATCTAATACTTGAGCGATTAGACCAGCAACTACACCGATTGATGTGTTAACACGGTCAACGATCATGTAAATTTCAGAACCGTCTGATTTGAATTGGAAAGTACCTGTAACTGAACCAATTGCGTCAGAAATTTTAGCTGCTGCTGCATCTGTTGCTGCAGCTGCAATACCGCCACTTAAAACTACTTTATATACTGATTGTGCTGTGTTGCGTTGGATTGTACCGCGAGCTACTGCTGTTGGGTTTGTACGTGTAAATGTTGCCATTTTATAAATCTCCTAATAATTGTACGCTTTCGCGCTTACATTTATTTATGCCGCGTGTAAAAAATTAACCACGTAGATAACTATCTTTTTAAGAAATTTTGGCGTGAAAATTCAAGTCTATCTACTAGTTTAATAGCGCCGCCATCGTGCCCAATAGCAACAAAGCCTTCTGGGGTGGTTACTTTATATCCATCAGCGGTTTTTTGGAATGTACCAATGCCTTCTACTTGCTGTAGTTTACGCAGTAGTAGGCCTTTCATTTCTACTAGGCGTTTGTATACTGCTAGTACACCCATTAGGTTATTAACATTGTCTGCTACCCATTGCTCTTTGGCTTTGATCTTAGCTAGTCTATTCTGTGCTACTCGATCGGTGACGTTTTCTACATCTTTCATAAGTAGAGCGTTGTAATCCTTCATAAAATCTTGTAGGAATTTGTTAGGATCACTTATTTGTGTGCCAGCACGTATGCTACGATTAATAAACGGCTTAATGTTTTTGGCAAACTCTTTATTACTAATAATAACATCAAAGCGTTGCTGTCCCACTTTTTCAAGTGTAGCCATTGTAGCAGACAACATATTAGTAATTTTAGTATTTTCGCTAGGAGTTAAACTAGCAATACCCGTATAGTCTTTATAGGTAGCATCATCAAACCATACGTCACTATGTTTGCTGAATCCCTGTATGTTTACTAGGAAGCCACTTTTCATCTCAGGAACTGACTCGCCCTCATAGCTAGTATGGAATATAATGCCAAACTTAGCACGTGCTATTCTACTGCCAATTTCACTAGCAACTGGTACAGCATAGGTAATTGTATTAGGAGTAAACACATAGCAGTCTTCACCGTTGATATTTTCAACTGATTTACTACCTTCAGTGAACATCATGTCGCCTTGTACTACACCACCAATGTTTAGTTTGCTTAGATATTTTAATGCTTCTATTAGAATATTAGCCAACTCAGGTTGGTCACCGTAGAAACGTTCTGCGTCACGGGCACTCTTAATAAGTTTAGGTTCACCTTTGCTAAACACTGCTTTGGTGCCCACAAAAAACTTACCGTCTTGTGGATCAATGCCGCAGATAATTGCCGGACTGCCGTCCCATTTAACTGTAAGCTGTGTTGTTGTACCAGTACCTTCGGCTAACATATGACGTAGACTTTCGATGTAGTCAAGAGCCGCAATCGCACCCTGGTAGCCACTGTTAAAGACTAAGTCTTCTAAATGTTCCAAGTGTACGTTTTTGCTTTCAGTTAACAGCCATTTAGGTGTTTCTTTGCGGATTTCAAATAATTTCATTATCTACGTTTTTTGCCTTTACCTTGTCCCGCTGTTTTTGCTACGGCGATATCTACAAACTTAGCGTATTCAACTGTGTCTTTTGTTAAACGATCTAAACTGTCTGCGTTAGCTGATGCTACTATTAATGCGGCGTCTGGGAAGTTTTGATTAGGTACGTACCACCAACGACCGTCTGCTGTTTTAAAATACATTTGTTTATTGGCTTTAGAAACAACATACATTCTCTTACCTTTTGGTACAGGTTGATCGCCAACGTTGTTAGATGGAGTCTGTACTTTATCCGCACCTGCTTCGTCTTTATCTGGGTCTGTTTTTGCTTTTGGAGTAAAGGTTTTTGGTAATGCTTTTATTTTACTTGGATCAGCGGCTAATCGTGTGCTTGCCCCAAGCCTGTCTGGAGCATTTTTCATAGCACTAGTAGCACCCAACGCAGCACCGTGTGCCAGATTACCTAAACCACTCCAAAACCCTTCTTTTAAAATTTCATTAATCTTCATTACGTAATTTCCTAATACCGCGAGTGAATTTACTCGGGTCTTGTCCTTTGATGGCGTTGAGTAATCGACGCTCTAACTCGCCTGCTGTGACAGCATCGTAGTTTTCGTGTATGTGCTTGATCAAATTGATAGCACCGTTGATGATATTGTTAGCACGACTCTCAAGGAGGCTGTCCTTGTCTTTGTGTGTTAACAGTTCATCAAGTTCTGTTAGTATACTACGGGTGCGCTTCTGCACAATGATTACTCCAATTTAATGTATTTATCGAAGAATAAAATTAATTTATTATAGTATAGCACAGGTTAAATAACTTTACAATGAATGATTCCTTTTGCGTATTGCCGTTTTACAGCACCGAATATCAATACAACGGTACAACTCCGTGCTGTCTTGTGCCTGTCGGAACTGATGTTACATTATTACAGTCAGAGATGCTGGCCGGGCAACGTCCTAAAATATGCCAGCAGTGCTGGACATTAGAGGACCAAGGAATCACCAGTGACAGACAAATTAAAAATCAGACATTTGATTTTTACTCCAACAGGGCCATTGAACTAATTAAGCAAGATTGTTCAGAAGGCAAGTTCTCTGAACAGATTGTTAAAATAAACAGTTCCACGCTTTGTAACAGTACCTGCTTTACCTGTAAGGATCTTAATGCTAGTTCATCTTGGGCCACACTATTAGGAAAGAAAAAAGAAATAGTTATAAATCCCTGTGATCAATCTAAGATCAATTGGGCAGATCTAAAGATGCTGTCATTGTTGGGTGGCGAGCCTTTATACGATAGCGCAAACTTTGATAGACTAGAGCACTTAATAGCAGTAGGCAATACCAATTGCTTTATATCTATAGTTACCAATGGATCAGTTGAACTAACTGATCAGCAGTTGTCTATACTAAAACAATTTAAGAATTTAAATTTCTGTTTAAGTATAGATGGAGTCGGACCAGTGTTTGAGTACCTACGATATCCGCTCAAGTGGTCTAGACTACTGTCAAATATTGAATTGTATAGAAGTTTAGGCATACAACTAAGTGCTAGCTATACTATCAGTAACTTGAATATTGCCTACTACGATGAAACTGTTAGTTGGTTTGAATCACAGGGATTAGAATATAACCACAATGTAATAAACTATCCTAGACACTATTCGCCTAATGCGTTGCCTAAACACATTAAAGAATCATTAGGGTCTGTGGCACATCTATTCACCGAGCATACCAACGCCAATGACGCAGATTATTTAAAATTACTAGAAGATATTGAGTTACAGGATAAGTTAAAACATATATCCATACAGGATTACTTGCCTAAGCTAGTCGACCTTTTTAAGTCCAGCTAACATACTTTTAAGTTTACTACTATCCACTGAGGCTGTAATCTTAGGACTATCAGTTACTTCTCCTGTGTCTTTAGTTACAGTACTACCTGTTTTGATCTGACTTAATATGCTACCTGAGTTTTGAGGTCTGAATCCTTCTTGTCCTTCTTCACCTGGGTCAGTGATACGCATAGTTTCGATGTTGTATTCTAAATCAACTTTATGTCCTACACCAGTCGAACTACGTGACTTCATACATTGTAGTTGATATCTGCCACGTTCTTTCATAGCACGGCTAGTAAAGATACCAAACACGTTATCTGCTGTGTTGATCTTAGATATACCACCGGCGATATGACTATGGTCAAATTCAATTTCTTCAACAGCACTACGATTCAACTGACTCGCTGTTACCAACAACACGTTAAGTTCTTTACTTAGATTACGCAGTTCTTCTGCTACATATTTGTCTTTAATAAACTGATCGTTTGGATTAACCTTAACTGATACAGGCATAACCAAATCTAAGTAATCTACCATAACAAAGTCAACTTTGATGCCTGTTTGTAGTTGTACTTCTTTTAAGTAACTGCGGATATCATTTACGTTTGATTGTGCCGGCAATCCTTTAATACGATATTGCCCAGCTTTCTTGCTAACAAGTTTAACCTTAAGTTCTGTTGTGTCTATGTCCTTACGAATATCTTTGGTACTCATGTCAGTCAACATCGCATCTGTTCTAAGTGCGCAAAGTTCTTCGCTCAACTCTAAACTTACATACACACCACTTAGGCCAGCTTGTAACCAACTAAGCGCAATATTCATCATAACCAAAGACTTACCCGAACCAGAACCACCAGCAAAGATGTTTAGTTCACCGCGACTCATACCACCGTATAAGATACGATCCATGCTGGGCCAACCCGTACTTACCTGGCCGCCACTGTTGAAGTATTTGTTAATACGCAGTCTAGGATCCTCAAAGTAGTCTGTACCCATGTCTTTAGTCAAACTAATCTGTACAGCATCTTTAATTAGTTTTTCAACTGGATCAAAGTCACCTTTTTCCAGCATATCTGCCGCAGTTAGAATAGCACGCTCTAGCTCTTGACGTTTGGTAAATCCTTCAAACTCTGTCATAAACCAATTATAGTGGTCTTCTGTCAGGTCTGGCACGTGTTTGAGAACTACCTTGGTTACTGCTTCAATTTGATCTATTGTTGGGAGTGTCTTGTACTGTTCGCTGTGTTCTTTAACAAACCGTGCCGCTTCACGCAGACTTCTATCAAAGTTTTCAGGATTATAAATGTTCTGTACACGCACAAATGATTGTGCGTCTTGTACCATCATTTCTAAAAATAGTTTTTGTAGTTCTGGTGTATATTCAGTTGTCATATTATTAATTATACAGTTTTTTTCTCATCAATTCAATTTTAAGTTTGCTCGTTTCTTTACTATCTAAGATAGCCTTAAGCACAAACAGTTTACCATACTTAACCACAGCTTCATTGATATCTTTACAGGTTTCTTGCCATACAGGAAAGCTAGCACTCCATCCATATTCCATAGCATTCTGTAATAACTTAGCACCTGCCTTGTCGCGGTCGGCTACTACAATGACTTCTTTGCCCAAACTCTCAATGATTTCAGCTTGTGTTTCACTACACTCATTGCTCATAATAGCAACACCATCTATTGACATAGCATCAAACGGACCTTCACAGACAATAACAAATTTATTTTCACGTTTTTGATTATTGGTATTAAACACAAAGTTAGGTTCATAATGACTGTAATACTTGGGTTTAACCCCGTCTACAAAGGCGCGGCTTGTATAGCCAATAATCTTACCTTCCCAGATCATAGGAATGATCACACGTTGATGTAGACTGTGTTCTGTTGAGTCAGTCCAATAAAAATCATACTTGTCTGTATCAATGTTGCGATCTTTAACATAGCCAACTGCTGAATTTAGTAGACCCGGAACATTAGCAAAATCATCTAATAAATGATATGTAAGTATCTGTTGGAAACTCACAGCATCTTTAGGCAGTTCACGAACTTTGAACTCGATCTTTTCTTCTGGTTCTTTAATTTCTTCTGGAGCAACCAGCTCTCTAATACGGATGGCTTCTATTACTAAGCGTTTAACATCATTGTCGCTAGCACCTAACCAACTTAATAGTTTGCGAAACTTAAATGTTAAGTGACGCCCTGGTTGGAAACTTGCCTTAAAATTACAATTAAAACAGTGATAGCTTACACTGCCATCGGCATTAGCAGTTAATCCGCCACGACCTCTAGTATCAGGACTTTCACCGTTGTGGTGACAGCAGGGAGCATTAAAGCTCGTCCAACCTGTAGGGGTTGTCTTGCGTTTAGCAGGTAAAATACTTTTAATGAAGTCAGAGACGATATTCAGCATATAGTTATTATATACTGAATATTAGTTTAGGTCAAGCTAATTATGGATGTTCAATAGCCCAAATACGTGCTGCAAGTTGATTTAATGCGTTTGCTACTGTGTAAACATTGCTGGTCCAATGGACAGCATTGCCCATTGTAAATGAATCAATGTAAGCAGTAGTTTGTGTAGTATTATCCGGAAATGTAACAGTACCAGTATTGTCAAAGTACCAAATATGTGCGTTACCGCCACTAATACTATTGGCAACATTTAACTGTACTGCTACGTTAGATACAACCACACTACTTGTAACTGCGGCATTGCTATCTAATGCGTTCATGCCAATAATACCGTCATCTGAGCTGTTCAGTGATACCCCGTAATACCCTGCCGGTGCTAAATTGCCGTCTAATACCTCTGACTCTTCTATATAGCCGCCACTGGCAAATTCTATACGTGTGCCTTGTACTGTGATATTAGTTGCTGATAAGTTAGCTGAGATAGGTAAACTAGAGTTAATTGCTCCGTTAGCAACACTTAATGTAGCTCCGCCAATATAAATTGTACTGCCACTTAGATATAAATCTTTCCATTGGTTAGTTTCACTACCTAAACTATAAGTTACATTAGCACTTGGTACTAAATTACCAAATGTTGCTGTTCCGTTGGTTATATTAGCAATTAAGCCTGCTTGTACTGCGGCGTTACTTGTTAGTGTAGTAAGTGATCCACTAACTGCACCTAAGTTAGCTGTAATGGTTGCAATGTCGCCTGCTTGCACTGCGGCATTACTTGTTAGTGTTGCTAGGCTTCCACTCACTGCTCCTAGATTAGCAAATATAGTAGTAACGTTGCCTGACAGTATTGCTAACGAATCTGATTGCGCACCTGCGTTACTAGTTAATGTAGCAAGTGATCCGCTCACTGCTCCTAGATTAGCATAGATGGTTGCAATATCACCTGCTTGTACTGCAGCGTTACTTGTTAAGGTTGCTAATGAACCCGACTGTGCTCCAGCATTGGCCGTTAATGTTGCTAGTGACCCACTTACTGCGCCTAAGTTAGCATATATAGTTCCAATCTCACCTGCTTGTACTGCGGCATTAGCATCTAAACTTGCTATCAATCCAGCTTGTACTGCGGCATTGCTTGTTAGTGTTGCAATGGCTCCTGCCTGTACTGCGGCATTACTAGTTAATGTGGAAACATTTGATTCGAGACTTGAAATATTGCCTTGAATAATTGTTAAATTAACAGCACCAAGTGTTCCTAACAGACCTGCTTGAACTGCGGCATTGGCTGTTAGGTCAGCAATTAATCCTGCTTGTACTGCGGCATTAGCAGTAAGTACAGCCAACGCACCCGATTGAGCAGCGGCATTAGCAGTAAGTTCAGCCAACGCACCCGATTGTACAGCGGCATTGGCTGTTAGAGAGGCAATACTGCCGCCTTGTACGCCCGCATTACTAACAAGATTATCAAATGCTGTTGCTAGGTCTGCTAGACTGCCTGCTTGGCTAGCGGCATTACTTGTTAACGTAGCGATAGCACCTGCTTGTACAGCCGCATTACTGGTCAGCGTTGTTACATAACTATCTACGTATCCTTTCATTGCTAGATTAGCAATTGATACATTGGCATCAGCACTGGTAATTAAATTAGTCAAAGTTGTTGATAAGTTAGCGTCATTACCCAACGCATCAGCAATTTCTTTTAATGTATCCAACGCACCGGGCGCACTGTTAACCAACGAACCAACTTGGCTGTCTACATAATTCTTCATGTGAGTGTTAGCAGTTACAATAGCACCTGCTTGAGCTCCGGCGTTAGCAGTCCACGCAGTAGTGACTGCGTCAACATAGCCTTTCATAGCAGTATTAGCTGTGGTGATTGCTGTGTTTGTATCAGCAATAGCACCTGCTTGTACAGCCGCGTTGCTGATTAACGATGTGATACTGCCGCTCTGAGCACCGGCATTGGCTGCTAAACTATCAAATGCTGTTGTCAATGATGCTATAGCACCTGCTTGTACAGCCGCGTTACTGGTTAATGTAGCTAGACTACCTGCCTGCGCACCAGCGTTGGCTGTTAAGCTAGTAACATCACTTTGTAGGCCAGCAATTAATCCTGCTTGGACTGCGGCATTGCTGGTTAGTCCAGCAAGTACTCCTGATTGTACTGCGGCATTACTGGTTAGTGCGGTGATTTGTCCGCTTTGTGCTCCAGCATTAGCTGCTAGATTATCGAATCCACTTTCCCATGTAGCAAGTAGGCCGGCTTGTACTGCTGCATTAGCAGTCAAGGTAGCAATAGCGCCGGCTTGCGTAGCCGCATTAGCAGTTAATGTGGCTAGACTATTTGTAATAGTAGCAGACAAACTAGCATTGTTACCCATAGCAGAAGCTAATTCATTTAATGTGTTTAAGGCTCCGGGAGCTCCGTTAATTATGTTAGCAATATTTGCTGCAATCTTAGTATCTACACTAGCATTACTAGCAAAACTTAACGCACTAACTTGATTAGTTACTAACGTTGTCATGTAGGCTGTATTAGCATACGCACCAATACCAACTATGTCTTGAGTAGTTAGCACCACGTTACCTGTACGACCAGCTACTGTTCTTACACTATTTGAAAGTGCGTTAACGTTGCTTTCAATTGCGTCAAAGTTTTGATTAATTGTATTGAATGCCGTGCGTAATGGATCACCATCACCTGCGCTCGGACCTGAACCAATGTTAACGTTTGCTAATATCATAGTTTTTCTCTGTTATTGTGTATTTATTAGTTTTACTGTATTATAAACACCTACCTCTGACAGGAAGCCAGCGGTAGCACTAATGCCGCCAGTTAATGAAATACTTTTGCTTAATGTTATGGCCATTTTATATTCCGTAGATCGTCTTTAGCATATTTACAGTTATGGAACCAGCAGCAGTTTAGTAAATCCTGAGCCTATAGCGACAGTATTTGATCCACCGTATGGATTAGCATTAGCTGTAGCGGTTAACGCACTGGTGGGTGTTGTAAAATTGCCGGTATAAACGGCCAGTCCTTTTATAAATCTAAAGTTTGTTATATCGCCAACAAATGCAGCGTTAGTAGCAAATGTGTTGGTATTGCCAATGACTAATGTTGTGGTATTGTCTGTGATATTGTTTGTATCGGCAAACGAGCTGCCTCGTAGAGTACCGTTTCTGTAAACATAAGTTGTTCCGCTGATTCGAACTACTGCCCAATGATACCAGGTATTAACTATAGTAGAGCCTGCGGAATTATAACGAGTAGAGTTGTTTGCCCAATAATAAAATGTAGCAGATTCTATACTAACACCAATTTTCATATTGGGATAATCACCTGTAGAAAATATTCTCTGGAATTGTGCTGTACTGCTTTGATTACCAAACCATTCTACAGTAAAATCTCCAGTACCTACTGCCCAGTTATCACTGCCCGGGGTGGTAATATAACTGTTAACGCTGCTTGAAAATCTATAACTGTTGCCGCCTCCCGTAAAAGGACTTGTGGCCTGTGTAGTCACAGCTGATCCAAAAGTTAATGTAGGATTGGCAAAACCGGGCGACACTGCCGCACCATAGCTGGCTAATACTCCTGCAACTGCTCCAGCCATTATGTTAACCCGCTTCCGTTAATGTACCACACACCAGCTGAACTTAGTCCGCTGACTTTAACTGCTGTGGCCATGCCATGTGCGGCTAGTGTACGTGAACCAGTTGTGCCTGTACCTGCCAAGTACATAGTGTCTGAGGTGATAGCAATAGTAACAGTAGTAGCACTTGGTCCTGCTATGAATGTAAGAGTAGTTCCGATTGGGTAAGCCACTGAACTAGCTGCTGGAATGGTTATTGTTTGGCTGTTTGTTGTTACATAGATATGTTTGCCAGCATCACCAATGGCTAATGTGGCACTGGTACTGGTTTCACTTTGTGGTAAGCCCATATAACCAACGCTTGATGCTGTACTGCCAGCAATTGCTGGGCCAGCATTACCAACAAAATAACTAGTAGTACCCGATGTTGTGATATTACTAGTAAATGTAGCAGTTGTACCAATAGTATTACCAATAAAGCGTGTAGCAATAACATTACCTGCTGTAATATTACCACTGTATGTTGGTAAGTAACTTGCTACATTACTGTTGCTGTAGCTGCCACTTGCTGCTCCATAAGTAACTTCTTTTGAAGTTGTATTATAATACATCACGTTTGTGACGTTGGCTGTGTCATTTTTGACTGATGTAATATATAAACCAGCAGTTAGATCAGTATAATCGATCGGAGTGCCCGAAGCATTGATCTCAATACTATTAGCAGGTTGGTATGAATATCCCGCCTGGTGTCCTATTGCGATAGCCTGTTGGCCTTGGTGGTCATTACCAGCAACAGAACCAATTGCTACAGCTCGTAGTCCTTGTGATGTTTGTCCTGAGGCATAGCCAACTGCTACTCCACCCATTGATTGAAACGTTTGTCCTGCACCACTACCAACTGCTACTGCTTGTAGACTTTGTGTATTGAATCCAGCGTTCTGCCCAATAGCAGTTGCATCGTCACCTTGATTGTTTTGTCCAGCATACCCTCCTACAGCTACAGCACTATTGCCCTGTATATTTTGACCTGTGCTACGACCAATTGCGATCGAATCAGTTCCTTGACCACCGAAGGCCCCGGCGCCACTACCCAATGCTATTTTAGTAGCAGTAAGGGTTAGCGTATTAGTAACTGTTAGGTTAGCAACATTACCACTATATGTTGGTAGGTAACTAGCTACGTTAGCATTACTATAGTTACTGCCGCTGGCTACAATACCAGTTAATAGGGCACCATTACCTACAAAATAGTTAGCTGAGACATTGCCCGCAATGTTAATAATATTTCCGTAGGTAACTTCTTTGCTAGTGGTGTTGTAAAACATGATTTGACTAATATTAGCCACATCATTTCTAACCGGAGCCACTGTGAATGTGTTGGCTGTGGTTTGATTTAATACCCCAGTAGTTGCATTAATAATAATAGAGTTGTTGCCTTGGTTGGTTTCTCCAGCACGTCTACCAATGGCTACTGCATAAGCCCCTTGCGCAGTTTTACCAGCATTGGAGCCTATAGCTACCGCACGTTCTCCTTGTGTATCACCACCCGCATACAAACCAATAGCAACTGCATATTGCCCCTGCGCAGTGTAGGCAGCATTTTCTCCAATTGCTACATTTGAACTGGTCAACACTGACGTAATTGTTGCTAGTGATCCTGCTTGTGCCCCGGCGTTGGCAGTCAGTGTTGCTATGTTACCTGCTTGACTAGCCGCGTTGGCTGTTAGTGTTGCTAATGAGCCACTAGTTGCTCCTAAGTTAGCTACTAAGTCTATGTTGCCAATATTGCCCGTGTATGTAGGTAGATAACTTGCTACATCAACGTTGCTGTAACTGCTACCGGCACCGTAGATTGAATTATCACTGTTAAGGATATATCCACCACTTGGTAATGTTAGATTACCATCTACACTCCAGAGCCACTCTTTGAATTGTGGGCTACTATTACCGTCAAGATAGCCAATATCCAAGGTAGCACTGTTTTGTGCTACATAGAAGTTTGAGTAAGTAGCCATATTTGGGGCCACGGTTACATTAGCGTTTTGCCACATCAACTGTGAATATTGATCACTCTGCATAGTGATACTTTGACTAACTGGTGCTAGTATCAAGCTATTAGGAAATTGTGTAGTACCACCTGTGCCAAAGGTCCAAGTGTTTCGACCTCCAATAACAATGGTGAATGTAGCATTGGATGTGCCACTTGTGACTGTAATAAGATCACCGTTGTTGTATCCAGTACCAGCGGTAGCAATAGCAATAGTGCTGGCATATCCACCAGTCTCTGTCACATTTACTCTCAATCCACTGCCTGACCCGCCTGTTGTGGCCAAGTCGGACCTAGGATTTATTTCCCAACTGCCGGTGGTGCTGTTGATAACAGCAACATCAGATGGCACACCATTGGGAACCTTTATCCCCAATGCCTGGATGGTATCTATTTTGCCAGTAGTGTCAAATGTCCAAGCCGCCTGAGCAGACAAATTCGCAGTGGAGGCTCGTAGTTCTACATTGCCGCCATCAACTAACTTGACATAGTGAAGGTCATTGCCAAGATACAATTCAGTTGAACCGCCTGCTGCGGTCAAGTGTATATGATCACCATCAGCAGCCGCAGTGGGATAAATTAGCAATGCTTGATTATCATTGGCACCACCTGAGGGAGTTAGTCGAATAGCACCAGTGAGTCCACCACCTTCAGTAATTGTGCCGCCTTGTGGCAAGTTCAAGTTACCATTCCCGCCAAAAGTCCAGGTACCACCGGCTTGAATCACAACATCACCTGCCAATGCGCTTGCATCAGCGGCACCCGAAGTTAGATAGATAGTGCCACCATTAACGCCATTAGCTGTGCTGTCACCAGCTTCGATGATTACAGTACCACCCTCATTACCTAGGTTAATATTGCCATTGTTTGTACCAGCATCGCCTGCACGAAGTGTAAGATCACCGCCGCTTCGTGCAGAGTAAATACCAGAGGCAGCACCGCCCTGTCCGCTCTGTATGGTGACGTATCCACCATCTCCACCATTATCGTAGCTGTCACCCGCGCCGCCGTCGCCACCACGTATTTGAACATCGCCGCCAGTGGCATCACTACCTACAGCACTATCCCCAGCATAGATATTGATGTCACCACCTTCTGAGCCAGAATCTCCTTCACGATCACGAGCTTGTAACAAGATGTCATCGGCTGAATATAAGTTGATATCTGCGGTGTTGCCCGAATCACGGTTGTCGATGTTTATATGACTGGTACCAATGATACTGCCCGGGATAGTTAAATTACCAGTTGTGCCAAAGGTCCACTGGGCAGTATTACCGGCGCCATCATTGCTGTTGATTACCACACCGCCAGTATTGGCCAATTTAACATAGTGATTATCGTCACCTAAGAATAGTTCTGTTCCGCTACCGGCCATCAGATGAACATGATTACCATCTACCGCAGTAGGTGCTATTTCTAGATACTGTGTGCTGGTACCACCATTGGGTTTTAATCTTATAGCGCCAGCACTGCCGTAACCGCTTTCTAAAATAGTTCCACCCGAAGGTAAAGTTAGGACAGCATCTGTGCCAAAGGTCCAAGTGTAGCCTGCTTTGCTAATATTAGCCGCAATATTGCCATCATATGTTGGCAAGTAAGCAGCCACATTAGCATTACCGTATGTGCCTGTACTACCAGCAATTAGTCCTGCCTGAACTGCGGCATTGGCTATTAGGTCGGCAAGTGTTCCACTTTGACTAGCGGCATTGCTAGTTAAAGTAGCCAACGCACCCGCTTGTGTTGCGGCATTAGCTACTAAGGTAGCTAGTTCTCCGCCTTGGCTAGCTGCATTACCTGTTAATGTATCTAGTAGGCCTGCCTGTATTGCGGCATTACTAGTTAATGTTGCTATGCTTCCACTTACCGCACCTAAGTTTGCGTAGATGGTTGCTATGTCACCAGCTTGACTTGCGGCATTACTTGTTAAGGTTGCTAGGTCACCTGCTTGTGTTGCGGCATTGGCTAACAATGTTGCTAGTATGCCTGATTGTACAGCTGCGTTGCTAGTTAAGGTTGTAATTCCAGATTGTAAAGTTAGTATATTACCTTGTAATATTGCTACATTACCTTGTAACGCCGAAACATTTGTTGTAATACTAGATGTATTAACTGAAGTAGCGACGCCCCCAACCGTTGTTCCGTTATGAAGATATAAGGTATTAGTATCGGTATTAACTATCAATTCACCAGGGGCACCAACGTAGGTACTAATTGCCGCTGTGTTGCCTCTTCGTAACTGTAATCTTCTTGGTGCCTGCATTATATTATACCTAGGTCAACGTTGCCACTGTAGTCTGTAGTGCTTGATGTAAATGCGTCTGTTTCAAATGCTGGATTAATTCTTAGTTCAGCATAGACGCCATAGTTATCATCACTATAAGTAGGTGTTTCATGTACACCATTGTATTTTAGGAACGCAAGTTTGTATCTGCTCTGCGGTAGTGTGTTAATAAAATCACTAGTCAGCATACAATTTGCTGTAGCTGTGCTGACATTACTAACCGTTACACTCACGTTTGATACAACATTGCCTTTCAAATAATCAATAATGTAACCACTAAATGTCAATCCAGCAATATTAGCCGTCTTTTGATCTTGGTTCTTAAATTTGATAACAATAGGGTTATCTGCCCCGCGATAAATTTCGATTGGTCTTTGATACACGATGTTGTTCCTTCTGTCAGAAATGGCAGGATCGTTATAGTCCAAAATCTGAACAGTGAAAATATTCTGATATAAATAACTTGTGATTACAGGCACTTTTGCTTGATCCTTTAGAGTATTTATCGCGAGTCGTATGGAAGATAGTTACAAGAATTTATTAGACCAATACCCATTTATTAGCTATCTGACCTACGGAGGTAATGACTACATTGGCATTGTACAAAACGCAGATGAGATCATCACTACAATCTACGATTTTTCAGCTCTACGCACGCTAGATCAAAAAGAACGTTTTTTGTCGCTGGCAGATCAGTGGTGGTGGGAAAGTAATAGGCTAGTGCCTATCAATGTATTTCTAAAATTAGATTGGGTAGAGTTTAGACCCTGTTTAAAAACATTCAACAGCAAGGACGTTCTTATACAGCACGGCCCTTACGTTAGTCTAAAAGAAATAGCTCAGAAACGCAGTAAGCGCCGTAGTATTACACTGATTCGCAAAGTAGGTTAGTTAGTTAACATTAATAGTTCTTCAAGAGTGTATAAACTCTTAGCACCTTTAGATGAATTTTCATTCGCTTCTAAAATTCTTAAATTGGCAGGATGATTTACTACACTTTCTGGCAGACTAGCCAACCATGAATCCCATATACTAAACTTATGATCAACATGATATGTTCGCTGACCTAAACTATATCCTTGTGCTTTTGCCCATCGCTGTGCTCTAACTCTAATACGTCTAGCATATTGCCTAAAATCTTTCATTTGTTCTGGGGTAAAATCTCCCCATTTTTCTTTAATAGACTGTTTTGCTTTTTTGCGAGCAATTTCGTTTCCGCTACAATGCTCATAGAAACATTTTTTTGTTTCTTCTTTTCTTTTAATAGCGCCTTCCCAACTTTTCTTTGTTCGATTACTTAATTGATCTATATAAGAAGGGCACTCTTGATATTTTGATTTGCAAGTATACTTGCCGCCAGTATTTCGATGGGTAGCTGTATTACCGCAGCCAAAATGACATAAGGTATCTGCTGGAATAGATTGATGAGTTTGTTTATGGTACGAATACATAGCAGGATTATTTGCTATGTATTCACATACAGGACACTTTCTTGGATATGTTATCATACTATTATTTAGTATAATAATTAAAAAAGCACACGCTATGATTGCGTTTGTTGTTCTACTAATAAATTCATATTAACGACTACAAGTTGTGCGTAGGAAACGGCATGGGCACGTTTGAAGTAGTATCCATCATCCGCAGGTTTAGTCCACACATCAGCCGCAACATCTCGCCAAGTCTTACCAATTAAATGTCTTTTAGCTGGACGAATAACTGCTAGGAACATAGCCAGTCTAGGAATAGTATCCACAGGCTCAGGCATTTTAAGTAATGTATCATAGTGATTGTTAATGTGAATTAACTGCTGACATATTGCCGGATCATATAATCTAGCCCAATCAGGTTCACGCATTAGTTCAACTAGATGTGCTTCATCCCTAACCTGTTTATATAAGTTTACATTAAGAAAGTCTAACTTCATATAACCACGCTCTTCAGCATCGTTATAATCTAAACTAGAGAATCCTGTAAACGGATCTGTAGGTATATCAGTAGCATAGACACCTGTGTTATGCTTGGTTAACTTGCCGTCACGAATAATACTAGCCGATGTAGTATCTAATACTGCCAATACCTGCTCACGATCAGCAAAGTCAATGTCAACGTCGGACTTAAAACTTTTCAACACGTAACTTTCCTTGAGCTGTCATAGGAGCATTGTCCTGTGCTAGATGTAAATTCTCTGAAATATATTCTGTACGGCGTTCTACTTCTTCAATAGCAAACTTCACCAACAACAATTCAGTTTGTAGGCTAATTATCTCGCCCTTGATTTCATTCAATAATGCTACAACTTCTTCCATTATAAGCCTGCCTCTTTAAGAATTTGTTTAACCCACTCTGTATCTGCCAGATAGTCTTGGAACCTACGTTGCCAAAAGTCCGGGTCTATCCACGGAAGAATGATAGCAATCTGTTCTTCAGTGAGTCCACTAAGAAATTCGACCCCGCTATCACAATTAAAAACAATCCAAGGACTAACACGACCATTGGCAATATGATGGCAAATCCTATTCTCATTGCCATATCTAAAATAGTCATTGAAGCTGGCAAGCATTTTAGTCTCATCTGTATATTCCTGCATTTCTGTTAGGGCACGTTCAATCGCATCTTGAACTGCTTCTTTCTTAAGGTATGTGTGTAGATATTCTACATAGACCTTGTCATGACACCAATGGTCAAGTTTCTTATTTTCTTTAATCACATACTCAATGAACATACGCGGATTCACAGCACGTATAGCCACCATGTGACGACCAAACTTAACAAAGGCACTGTAGTAAGGACTGTCTACAAATTCCTTATAGCCTTTGAGTTTAGCTGAACCCTGTGTCATTTCATAAAATCGTAGATATGCCTGTAGCCCAAACTGTACACCAATTTCTTTTTCCTGTTGGTAACGACGTTTAGTTTCACAAAGATGCGCCGAAAGAGTAGATTCTTTACGAAACTCTTTATCGCAATATCTACACTTATAACTTGGACTTGACTTGTTTGTCATCGAGCCCGTGTTTTCTTGCCAGGTCTGTAATATCTCTTTTATCATTGATTGCCGCTAACAATTCTATTTCATCTTGTTTAAGTTCTGGATAAAGTTCTGCTAGGAACTTTTCTGCTTTGTTATTGCCGCCTTCTTTCTTTTTACTAGCCTGCCAGTAGTGCTTTTGCTTGCCCATGCCGGGACTAACTGTAGAACATAGTAACCACTGTAGTTTAGGATGTTTGCCTAGATCAAAGAAGTTCTTATTTACACGTTCATTTGTGGCCATTAGATAGTAGGCCTGTAGATCATTACTACCTTCTACACTAGCACCATAGCGCAACATTAGATACGTGCTAAACTGTTTACGTTCTTCATCAGTGAACTTATCATAGTACTTACGATCCTTACGATCAAAGGCCGCCATTTCATTACCTATGTAAAGCGGACTGTTAAAATCTGTGGCCATTATCTACCTTTGCGCAATACATTTAAAATTTGATTAACACTGGCCTGCATGTCAGTGTACTTGTTCTTTAGTTTGGCAATTTCTTCCGCTTGGTCTTTAATCATCATTTGTAAGCGTACTACTACATCCTGTTGCTCACGTAGCTTTTTATCCTGACTTAATAGGTTAGGACGCGGCGGAGCATTAGGATCAACTGCTCGCTTTTTCTTTGCTTTAAATTGTTCTGGGTTAAACATTTTTATATTCCTCGCTTAACTTATATATCATTATAGCATGATCAAGTGCGGTTTGTAAAGTCTTATTTGTCCGAGCCGCACGACGAATTTCACCCCATAATTTATCTTCTTTTATTTGTGCTATTGGGGTATATTCTGGCACGCTGTCCAGGGGTTCTACGCCACCTTCGTACATCATGTCGTCCGTTATCACAGCGGGATTAAGTTTGATTACCATATCTTACCGTAGTCTACTACTTCACTTTGACGGCTAATGTCTTTGACAAAGTAAGCACACATAGGGTGTTCACTTTCGTTAATTGGCACTGCTAACATCTGCCCTGGCTTAAGTTTAGGGAAATACCATTTGACATCTTGATAGATATCCACTATCTCAATTGGTTCAAACTTAGGTTTAAAGCTGTCTAATGGATTGAATGTAAACACACTAAAGCCACGGTCATTAATTGATGTTAATGGGATAACTTCTAGGTCCCCAAAGTCTGGCTCACCGATTAGTACCTGCCAGTCCGCAGGCATTTTAATTAGGTTGCCGCCAATGTTTAGGACCAATGCCGGACTGTTGAAACTTTCTAAGAAGATCAAGGGAATAAAGAAATAGTCTGGATTCTTTGGATCACTGTTATCTAATATAGCAAAACGTAGATCATCGATCTCGTCTGGTATTTCATTCATCTCATATGCTTGATTTTCTAATGTTAGTATGTACATAGTTAGTTCCAGTTAATAGTAAGTTCGTTAAGAGTCTGTAAGAACTCTTGGTGTGCCGCCAACGCATTATGGTTATTGTTTTTGGCAAGACCGTAAGGTAAATCCCAAGGGCCAGTATCTTCCCAAATAATATCTCTACCCTGCCAATCTTTATGTTTCATTGGACCCGGTATGAATACATAGGGTATATTATTTTTCTCTAATAGATCTAATCCGCTTTGAAGGTAAAAATAACTTTTTGCTTCTAATAGTCCTATATCAAACAGCTGGCTAGTATAATGTTTAATTGCTGTTTCTTTTTCTTTGGTTAGGTCATAGCAGTCTGTCATTTTTGAACTAACAGTATTATTAAGTTCGTTATAGTTCTTAGTTAATCTGGCATATTCAAATTGACCTAAGGGTATTTCAAATCTATCTGAACTAGTAGCAGCCACAACGACATAGTCAGGTTTGATTTTTACTGCTTCTTCAATTTGTAGTCTAATAAAAAAATTAGTTGCGCCTGGACTGGCCAAATTGATATAATCCCATTGTTTATCTACAGCATATAGATCAACAAAATTCACATTGTGTGAGTAATTAAACTCTGCCATTTCATCTAACACACTAGCAGTAAAATCGTAGGTATCAAATTTTGGCCAGTCACTGCCCTGTATCTCTCGGTACTTAAAATAACTAGTAGTTAAAAAACTACATCCACAGGCTACTAAGGTTGTCACTGCCAATCTACCTTTTCAACCACAAACGGATAGTTTGCTTCGTTGTAAAATTTCTTACGTGTTGTAATATGCCGTTTGGCAAATTTACATGTTGATGTTACGTCCCAGATCTGAACAAAGTCTTTATCTTCTGCTTTACGAATACCACGTCCAATGCTTTGAATAACCCTGACAAAACTCTTACCAGGTTCGATAAGTACAAGATTAAAAATACGAGGAATATTAATACCCACTGCCGCAACACCGTAAGTGGCCACAGCAACCACGTCATCACTTGTGGCAAACTCATCATAGCTTTCTTTTCTATCATCTGCTTTAGTTCCCCCAGAAACAAACACAGCACCTCTAATCTTTTCAATCAATGCCTTACCTGGTGCTATACGATCAACTAATACCAATGTGTTGCCTGTCTTGCGTATGCTTTCTACCAGCTGTGCGATGTAGTCTAGTCTACCTTCTGTTTCTAATAGATAGCGTAACTCGCTTTGATAGTCCTTGTACTCTACATGATCAATTAACTGTAGTATATTCACATGACAGTTGGCCAACACACCCTGTTCTTGTAGTTCACTAGCACTGAGTTTACCTATCACAGGGCCAAGACTACACAGTAGACTAACCTGCTCATATGGCTCTTTGGGTATGGTACCAGTTAGGCCCCAACGAATTGGTATGTGTGACATTACTCCAGTGAGCAAGGTCTTAAGCGCATCTGCTTTGGCCATGTGTACTTCGTCAACCATTACACAGACAACACCCTCAATGAACTCACCGATAGTAACATCTGCTTCACCACCTTTGGTATTCTTTAATAGAATGTTTAGACTCTGCCAAGTACAGATAGTATGTGTACGACCAAACTCTTTACGATCACCAAAGTATACGCCAACGTCTAGGCCTAGGTTAATATAGTCTGCTTCTGTTTGTGTTACTAGGCTTTTGTTTGGTACAATGACGATTGTACGCCCATAGGCTTCACAGCTATAACTTAGTGCGGCTGTCATGATTGTTTTACCAGCACCTGTGGCAATTTCTTGTATACACTGTGGATTGGTTAAGAAGTTATTGACAATGTCAATTTGATAGTCACGTAGGGTAATAGGCTGTCCTACCATTGGGTGTTTCTCGGGCCATACCTTGTGTGCGAATGTACTCTCTGTTACCTGTTGGAAATCAAACTGTGTACGATAATCTCTAACATCTTCAATTTCAATGTTATAACCACGACTGTCTAAATAGGGTATAATGTCATTGAGTAGATTAATGTATGTGCTACCGCCCATTTGGAAGTACGCTACCTTACCATCCCAACGACCCAAACGAACTGCGGGCAAATATCTAGCACCAGGTATTTCATATTTGAACTTGTTACTGAGTTCTTTACGTTCGTGTAGATCTAAGCCTTCAATCTTTACGTTCACTTCATCTTTAATTAATAGTCTAGCTGTGGCCATTAGTTTTTCTCATTTATAATAGTGTTGGTTAGGTACACTATCTTCTCTGCTTTGTTTAACCATTCTAGTCGTTTGCCGCCAAACATCATTTCGGCAGTGCTGACAAGTAAAGGCACCGGAAAGTCCCAACACTTAGGAATTCTACGAGCATATACTACTTTAACACCATATGGGTTATAATTGCTAGTCTTAGTTTTGCCATTATGATCAAAATAAACAATGTCGTCTTGACTAAATCTACTCAAATCTAATTCTGTGGACATGCCTGGGTCATATACGCATATTGGATAACGCTGTGTTAGTTCAGCATAGTCTAGTACCCAATCCCAATACCCAGCATCAGTAACTGGGCTCAGGTGTACATTGTGTCTGGTGCCGATATATTCTAATGCCGGACCGTAATCAATCGAACACTGTTCTAATATGTCGGCATCAACTGTGTAGCACAACACGCCCGAAGCATCTACTAGTTTAATCGGGTCGTTATCATAACGTTTAATATATTCTAATAGGCTCTTAGCAGCATTAGTGACAGTGTATCCATCTGCTGTTTTAACTAATTTGATTTCGTATGGTTTCTGTTCTGCCTTTAGTATTTGATCCATTAACGCCAGCAGGCCTTGTGATACTTCAAATTGATTACTCTGTGCCCAACTTACTAGCCAGTTGACATTGTATTCAGTAATTGCCACAGCCCACAATTTTTTATCATTGTCCCAGCGAGCAGATCCTTGACTTGAGTCTTTAAACTCTCGTATCTGTTGTATGTAATCTTGATTGTAGGGAAACTTTAGTTTGATAATATCGTCTTCAATCCAAATTGATCTACTACGATCAATTTTACGCACTGGCATTCTGAACTGTGGGTTTTCTACAGGAGTAATGTCAATACCGTTGTTGGTAAATTGCCTACGATATTTAAGTATCAGTTTGATCACTAGCTCGCCTTGACGATCAGTTAACGCTGAACCAAATAATGTATTATTGGCCATGCTGTCTACAATCTGTACATCATATCGAGCAAGACTAATTTTACGCACGGGTGTGATCCACATGGCTTGACTACCGGGATCGTATCCTGCTAGGTATTCTAAGTAGTCTTCGACATGATGATAGCTTAACATACTATTAGTATACCTTCTTTAGTTCTGAATAGCAAGAGAAAAAGAAGCCCAAATGTTTCCACTTGGGCTTAAAGATCCATCACACTAGGAGCTAGACAATAGCGTATGATGGAGTATTACAAAAATATTTAATCTAATCCTGTGATCTCACCTTTAGAATTGATACTGATCTTTTCTGCGTTTGGTCGTTCTGGTAAGCCTGGCATGGTCATAATGTTACCGCAGACTGCTACGATATACTCAGCACCCGTACATAGTTTTAACTCACGCACTGTTAAGACATGTCCTTCAGTTGCGGCTAATTTATTAGCGGGATCATCACTGAAACTGCTTTGTGTTTTAGCAATACAAACAGGATAATGTCCATAATCTCGTTGTAGTTCTTCTAAATGTTTAGTGACCTTGGCATCCATAGTTATATGGTAAGCACCGTAAATTTTACGAGCTACTTGCTCAATCTTATCGCACAGTGTATCATCATCTTCGTAGGTCAGCGCCATCTGATGTTTTGATCGATCAATAGCAATAACAACTTCGTGTGCTAGGTCTGTGGCACCATCGCCACCATTAGCAAAGTGTGTACATTCAACTGCTTCAATGTCAAATGTTTCTTTGATGTGCTCAATTAATTCCGCAATCTCAAGGTCAGTATCATCTTTAAAACGATTAATAGCAACTACACAAGGCAGGTTATACCATGTCTTAATGTTGGCTATATGCTTATCTAGGTTGTCGTAGTTACCTTGATGTTTAACGGCTCTAACTGTTGCTACAAGCACTACTACGTCAGGTTTAAGACCGCTTTTACGACACTTAATGTTAATAAACTTCTCAGCACCCAAGTCAGCACCAAAGCCTGCTTCAGTTACTACGTAGTCAGCTAACTTCATAGCCAGCTTAGTAGCAATAACACTGTTACAACCATGTGCTATGTTGGCAAATGGACCACCGTGTACTAGCGCAGGAGTGCCTTCTAAGGTCTGTACTAGGTTAGGTTTAACGGCTTCTTTTAGTAATGCGGCCATAGCACCATGTGCCTTAAGATCTTTAGCTGTAACAGGCTTACCGTCTTGTGTGTAGCCTACAGTGATCTTACCTAAACGCTTTTTTAAGTCCTTGAAGTCGTTGGCCAAACATAGGATAGCCATTACTTCTGACGCCACTACAATGTCAAATCCTGACTGTCGTGTAACGCTGTTATGGGCTCCCAGACCTACACAAACGTCGCGTAACGCACGATCGTTCATGTCGCTTACACGTTTCCATGTGATGTTGTTAGTGTTTAAATTGAGCCTGTTACCCCAATGTAAATGATTATCTATGAGGCTAGCTAGTAGGTTATGAGCTGATGCGACAGCATGGAAGTCACCTGTAAAGTGTAGGTTAATGTCTTCCATTGGTGCTACTTGCGCATAGCCGCCACCAGTTGCTCCACCTTTCATACCAAACACTGGACCTAGCGCAGGTTCACGTAGGCATACAATTGACTTGTAGTTTAACTTACGTAGGCCATCTGCTAGTCCAATAGTTGTGGTAGTTTTACCTTCACCTGCGGGAGTCGGAGTAATAGCTGTTACTAAGATTAACTTGCTATCTCGACCAGGACGGTCAGCAAGTGCTTCTATGTTTAGTTTAGCTTTCCTACTACCATACACTTCTAACTGTTCGTCTCGTACATTAATAGAACCGGCAACGGCTGTAATTGGTAGTAGGTCTGCTGATTGATTGATTTGAATGTCTGTTTTCATTAGTACTACTATTTAATACTAGCGAGGACGTAGTATATAATTTATTGCCACAATGATAGCATCCATTAGTGCGCCTGGATAGTTGTGTTTACCCATATCTACAAAGAAACACATAACAAATAAACCAATGAAGAACCATGTTAGTTGTCGATCATTTTCATACAACCAAAAACGAATTTTATTCCACATATACTACTCCTCGTTGGAGAATTTTTTAGATAATTTTTGTAGTTCATCAATACTGCGACTAAAACGATTCCACGCTTCATGCGCACGACCAAAACAATATCCAATGAACAATAACCAAACTACCAATAGCCAAAATTGCCAATCAATCATATTATTTGCCCTCCGGAAACACATCACTGGCAATGTCCATCAACATCCAACCTAGGGCAAACATACCTAAGAAGCGTTGTACTTCTGGTGCCCAAACACCAACTGCTCCCAATACTACCAAACTTACCAACGCAAATATAATTCTTTTTGTATAAACTGACATTTACTTCTCCTTCTTAGTCTTTACCGCTAGCTAAAAGTATTACGGTAAGTAGGAACCACCAAGCACTCCACTCCTGCCAACCTACTAGGTAAACGGTACCTCCTAGTAGGATTAAATTATACGTCATTGCCGCTAGCAACCGCATGTTACGCAATCTTCATACAAGTTGTCTTAGCCATGTTTTCCCAAGTGTTAGGAAAGCTCTTGTATAACTGTGCTACTTTGATTGCCATACGCAAACTCATTTCACGGAACTTGTTCTTGTTAGCGTCTAAGAAATCGATAATAATATCTTGTCCAATTTCGCCAATGCCCATGTCTTCAAACAATTGACCAGTTTTAGCAATTTGTCTAATACGCAATACTTTATCACGCATAGTGTCTAACGTCAAATCTAAATAGTGACAGCGTGACTGTAGTGCTTCTAAGTGATCTTTCAAACGAGTTGACTTAACTTGATCAAACTTTAAGTTAGTGATAAAAATTACACTACCTTTAAATTGGAAACTGTTAGGAATGTCTTCTTGTTTCAATACACGTGACTCCGACAACCAACTAATTTTACGTGACTTACCACTGTCCAATGCGCCTTTAAGCAAGTTCAAACTAACGTCGTCAAACAAGATGCTATCGCAGTCATCAAACACAATAACGCTGTTAGCGTCACTGTATTCGTACAATACTTTGTACAAACCAATAGCACTAGCACTACCTTTAACCACAGTGTGTTTAGGTTTTGCGTTGGCAATGTTTTGAAACAAGTTAGCACGGTCAATTTGATTTTCTACTGTGTAACTTTTACCAACACCCGGAGGGCCACTTACAATCATAGCACGAATGTCACCGTTCAATACTGCTTTGGTCATTTCGTCTAGCATTTCAAAACGTAAGCCAATTTCAGCAATACGTTCTTCGTCTGTTTGCTTGCTATGTGTGTCTACACCTGCTGTAGCTACTTCGCCTGTGTATTCTGTTGCGTCTACTAGTTCGTACTCTGTAGGACTAGAGATAGTAACACGTATTTTATCCTTGCCAAAACGACCAGTGCCGTCTACAGTGATAAAACCACCTTTGCTACCTAATTGAAATTGTTTTACTAGAGGAAATACTTCATCTGTAATCGCTTGATTACGATAAGTACCATTTTTAATTTTAACAAAACCTGTCATTGTCTATGCTCCTTAGTTTTCGTTTTATAATCGAAGCGTTTGTCGCTTTCTTATTATTGTAGTATTATAACACCTCTTTGGGTGTTTGTCAAGTACTTTTTAGTCAGCACGTGAACCAGCATAAGCACGGAACCCGTGTTTAGTAAGTACGTCTGCGTAAGCACGAGCACCTTCTTCTAACACATCCATGCTTTGACCATGGTAGTTACCTGGACTCCACATGTTTAAACATTTAGGACGATAATCTTTCTTAAAACCAACAGCAAGTAAGCCTTTAGCTTCTGTTGAGTTAGTACGATCTACGTACACATTAACCCAGGCAAAACCACAGTAGGCTATTTCGCCGTGTTGTTTAAGAAATGCGTTTTGAGCGTTAGTTGCTGCTGTTTGTGCTTCGTTGTGAATAGCTTGAAAGTCCATTTTGTGCTCCTGTGTTGTTAGTGTATGTATAGCATTATACAGTCAATTTAACCAAAAGTCAACCATTATTTAAGGGAATTTAGGATGTTGTTACGACCGGAACAACCCTTAGTAGTAACGTTAATAAAATTAAAATGTAACAACACCCTAAAACTTTGAAATCGTTTCCTAACTGTCAAATGCTATTATACTATCATTTGGGTAGGTTGTCAACCGATTTAGTAACTAAGTTCGCGGAAATCTGAGTATGGAATTGTGTAGTTGTTAGCACGAATAATTGTAACTAACTCTTTTGCTGCCGCATTGTAAAAACGTGCGAATTGACGAACTTGTCCACCGCTACGTTCACCGTCGCAGGTTAAGTTCTCTGGGCTTAGATCGTTGTCTAAACTATCATACAAATTTTGACAATCACGTTCTGATAAGTTATTAACATCATAGATCACATTATTGAAAATACGTGCCCAAGCATTTTTCTGTTCAATGTATTGTGCTAGATTTTTCATTAGTTGCTCCGTGTTGTTAGTGTATGTATAGCATTATACAGTCATTTAACCAAAATGTCAACCGTTTTAAACACACTTTCTTTCAGGGGAATTTTGATGAATTTACGTCTGGCTTTATCAAACTTGCCCTTGCGGGCAAAGTAGATTGGCGGGCCTTCGTGCCATTGTTGGTAGCCAATAACCTTTTCACCGTCCATCAAATATGTATGATTTGGCTGTCGGAAATCAACTACCCATTCTGTTACTTCACGTATGACCTCTATGGCCATTAGTATGTTTCTTTCGTAACGTAAAATTCAGTAGTTGGGTATTTTTCCTTAAACTCATCTGTAGCAACATACTGATTAAGACCAGTCATGTTGAAGAATTGTTTATGAAAAGCTGTTTTGTGTGTTTCTTTAATTGATACTGTAAGATATACCGAAGTTGCTTTGCCTGCCATGTCGTGCTCCTATTGTGCTAATTGAGTAAAAACTGATTGCTGGAGTTCTGCTACTTCATCGCTGGGTACGTAGAAGTCTGTTGTAGGATCATAGTACTCGCCTGCTTGAGCATCGTAGTACAATACACGACCGTTAGGATAATGGAATGGACCTTCTAGGCCTTTACGAGCGCCATATTCTTTGCCGTTTTGAAAAACTACATAGCCCATAATTCGCACTCCTTATTAACTAAACAAGTGCTATTATACGCTATTTTGGTTGGGTTGTCAACCGTTATTTAATCGCAGTCTGAAAATGCCTGTACTAATCGTGCTATACATTCTTTATCGCCTGGCTGGCAGACATTTGGAATTTCCGTACCGGTTGGTAAATTGGATTCAACTAGTGATTCTTTTGGTAATTTTACTTCTGTAGTTATTGACATTTTGTGCCCTTTCTAAAGTTTGCGATTGTGTCGCTTAAAACAATATTTATCGGTTACGGCGCTTTTGGAACATTGAATGTGTCTAGCATACTATCTACGCCGCTGTACCAAATTTGAGCAAAGTCAAAGCCTTGATATAGCAGTTCACGAACAGTGATACTAAGTCCAGATGCTAGTAGAATAACCACTAGGATCAGCACAATAGTAAACAGGCTAACTTTGGGTGTGTCGTCTACAAATCCGTCTAAGAAGTCCCAGGTAGGATCTACTGGATCTTGACTGAATATTGATGGTAGGTCGCGTCTACCTCGTGGGTAACGATACCACCATTCAGGATTTGGATTACCGTGCCGACCCCAGTTTGAGTCTTCGAAATTACTCATCAGTTGAAATAGTATCCGATACTACATCACCATCTTCAAATAATTCCATCGGAACTACGTCTGGTTGTGCGTTAAGGTCTGTATTACGGTTGATGTCTTCACACATTAAAGTTGCTTGTACTAGTGCTTGTTCGGCATTAGTGTAGGCATTCTCTTGTATGCTATCACCGTTTTGTGTCATTGCTGTGGCTATATAAATTAGTTTCATAGTGTAATTATATAGCCACGCAACGAGATTGTCAACTGTTTTTTGATTTATTTTTTCTTGGAGCAGGGTCGTTACTGTAGAAAATGTGGCCACCTATACGGGCAACACGCTCTAGACCCCAATTTGGATTAACATGTGTATTGTGAAAATACAATGCGTCATCGAGTTGATCTAGTTTTAGATTATGATGTAGTGTAGCACGTGCCACTAGCAAACTATCCTGCCAGCTATCACTTACATACTTAATCTTACTCACTGGGTTACATGTCCAGCTAAATTGACAGATCATGCGACCTGCGATCTCTGTGCGTTGATGTACAACTCCACAGATAGTTTTGGGAAAGTTCCTACTTTCAGCGCGGTTGATTGTAACCTGTGCCACAGCAACCTTTCCTTGAAATGATTCTAGTCCAGCTTCATAATAGATATTCTGTGCTAGGCACATAACCTGCTGGCTTTCTTTTGTTTTGTCATTCGCCTGCGCTATACTACTTGATATTACACATAAGGACATTATTGCCCAGGTTATTACTTTTGAGATAACTCTCATACATAAACCTCCTTGGTTTTTAACGTTTGATTTTACTACCGATAGGCTAATCGCTTACGCGATTTGCTTCTTTGACATTGACGAAAAATCTACAACTCCCTTCTGATAACATCAAGATATCATAATCGTCAAATACAGCATTGGGCTGTGTGATACCTGATGTGTGTCTGTGGCATTTATCTCGTACTGCGCAATGTCTTCCTGCGCAATAATATCCAAGCCCGCCACCACTACTTACTAATGGTACTACTGTCACGTTAGATTTTGTCATGCAATCCCTCCGAACGTATTATATGTATGCCAGTTAAACTGACTTTTACTACGTATAAAACTTGGAGTCGATCGGGATAACTACTCTAAACCTAAAATACCTGGATTATCATTTAAGAACTTAGCTCTATAGTGGTTCCAGATGTTAAATAAAACATCACTTTCATAGGCATTTACTGACGATTTCAGGTCCGAAAGTGCCATAATATCAGCAAAATATGGTTCATATTTGGCCGGTATTGTATCGTGTGTATATGTGTATGGACAAACACTATATTCACCTAATTCTAAGAATGTAGGAATTAATCTTTCAATTAAGAATGTAAAGTTTGGTAGACTCTTGTCGTGAGCATAGTTACTCAATCCCTCGCCAAATACCAAATGTCGGAACTGTGGATCCTTGGCACCTTCTGTAAACAGCTGGCGGCTAAAATCCATAAACTCTGTCCAAAATTTACGATTACCAACTACGTAGTTAGCAAACACTGTACGAGTACGATCTAATAAAATACTTTTAACATCAACATCTTCGTAGCCTAGTTTAGCAAAAAACATATTACCAATATCACTAATACCCGGATGATGTATGTCACCTTGTTCCCAACTGTTGGCAAATACTGCTTCATTTAAGATACAGGGGTTAAACAGATAAACATCAAACCCCGGATTGGCTGTGATGTGTGCCAAGGCCTGTTGCGCTGTCAAGTTTGTTTTATCTTTAAACTTCCAGCTGACGTAACCCCAATGGTCCAAGTTTTCAGCTAGGATACGATCATGTTCTCTATCCCAGACATCCCACTCACGTAGTTCTGGTCGCGGATTACTAGTGTTATCCAACGGAGTAAACAACGGATCACAATGTTGCTCTAGCTCTGGCTTAAAGTATATTTGAAAGATCTTTGTGCTTATTGACATACTGTTTGATTTCCTCTGATAAGTCTCTACACCTAGGCATAAACTCATTTTCTAATCGATATTCAAGTGTTTCTTTATTGGTAATATGGTGGAAGCCCCAATTACGTTGACGATCCACTAACGGTATCTGTGTTTGTATCTGTAGCTTACGTGCTAGTGCTAGATCATTAAACGGGCACCATCCGTAATAGAATACAACCAACTTGTCCGTGGTATAATTTTCATAGTGTCTGCCTGGTACAGGATACTGTACAGGAACATTATGAATGCTACGAGCCCGGCGTTCACGGAAATATTGGTCAAAGGAGAAGCCATCTGTCTTTTGCTCGTATAAAGGCCTATCTTGGCTAACTGGTCTTGTTCTGTCACAATCTACAAAAAAGACGCTAGGTAGTAAGTGTTGCCCTGGCTGTTCGTCTAAGATTGAATAATCTCCAATCAATAGTTCTGTTACATTAAGACAAATGCGCCACCCTTCGATTGACTGCTCAATGTCCATAACTTCGTAGTCAATTGTGTCTGCTTGGAAGTTTGGATTACGACTAGTTACAATGTCCCACGTTGGACATATTTCTTTAATTATCTCGCGACTACGATCAGTGCTGTGATAATCAATCATAATACCATGATCAAAAATCTCCTTGTGGTGATTTAAAAACCATGGTAGCATGTACTCTTCATTATAGAAATGACAAAGAATTGTTTTCTTCATGTTAAACTGGATCTGGTCCTACACGTTTCATAATATACAAGCCAGGTGCTGACTCATATACCTTTTCAGTGGCCCACTGTGGGTTAGCCGCTAAGAATTCTTCAACAGCAGCCATTAGACCTTTATGGTCATCACCTTCACCACGACGACCAAATGTTACTGTGTCATGTAGAATGATGTATTTCTTAGCCTTGGGTGCGTGTAGTTCAAACTCACGTGCTAGGCTAGCATAGTGATGGTAAGTGTCGATGAACAGTAAATCAGTGGGCTCGCAGTTGTAGTAAGGAATTGGTTTACCAGCATTCCATTCACCGCGATGTTCTTCGTTGTTTAGCCATGGGCAATGTTTGTTTAACTCTGCTGTAACACCATGATTGGTATCACCAGCAACAAACTCAAAGTCAATGCCTAGGTCTTTGGCTACACCACGCACTTCGTCTACTGGACATAAGTGATCAATGTCTACACTTACTAGTCGTTTAGGTTTAGCACTTAGCCATGCCCATGTACTACAGACAATTGCCACACCCATCTCGGTGATGTGATCACAGCCCTTAGCATATTCTGCTAGTGGTTTAATGTATTCACTCATTTGGCTGTTGGCTAATATTTCTTTATTGGCAATCGCTTCAATGCGTGCCTGTACTAGTTCTTCTGCGGTCATTCTTATTCTACCTTTATAGTTGGGAAATAACGGATAAACACATCGCCTTGTTTATCACGTTTTGTTTTGATCTTTGTACTTATCTCTGTGAAGAAGTTCCATGCTAAAGGAACAAATGCTACATTAAGATCCTGACATTCATCTAATACATCAATTGATACCACAGGAGTGTGTACACCTGGACAGAATAAACTTTGTTTGAGCGGATTGTCATCAATAACAAAGTCTAGGTCAATGTTGCCAAAGTTAAGTAATGTCATACCTTTGGCAGCCGCACCATAGCCAGCAACTACATAACCTTGACTGCGATATTCAGCAATAGCTTCTTTTAAGTCAACAACAACCTGTTGAGCTTTGCGAGCATAGTCGATGTATGTTTGCGGTGTTTGTAACCCTGCGACACGTTCTTCTGCTAGTACCTGTTCAACTTTGCCATCTGTGCTAGGATGTTTACTAAACACAAACACATAGCTATTACCATGGATTGGTGTTTTAGTAATGTCAATTAAATTTAAGCCAGCACGACGAGCTAGTTCATTCATGCTGTTAGCACAGAAGAAACTTAGGTGTTCGTGATAGATAGTGTCAAACTCATTGTTCTTAACCATGTCAGCTTGACTAGTTTGAATAAACAAGACGCTGTTATCATGCATAATTTCTTTACATTGTAGTAAAAAGTCTAAAGGATAGTCGTTGTGCGCAAATACGTTCTGCGCATTGATAATATCAATGCTCTTGGCTTTTAATCCTTCTACGTGAGCCGCTGTAAAGTAATCTAGGATAACTTCATGATTCTTGCTACTGATTGGATGTAGATTGGTTGCTGGGTCAACACCGTAGGTAGTTAAGCCAATCTTTTTAAATGAATCTAACTGTGTACCATCATTACAGGCAATGTCCAACACTGACTTAGGCTTTTCGCTAAAGAATCCTAAACTGTAGTTAGCAAACCAATCAAAGTAGTCTTTAAGTGTTTGACTAGTACCGCTTACATACAGGTAGTTGCGGAATAGTAGGTCTGGATTAACAGCATGACTTAATTGTAAATGACTACATTCTGTACAACGATTTAACACCAATGGGAATGTTAGCTCGGCTTCTTCTTCTGTTTTAATAAAACTATTGGCCATTGGCTGTATGCCTAGGTCTAGAGTTAATTCTAAATGCTGGCTTCCACAGCACAGGCACTCGGTTAATTCTTTTGCGTTATCGATCATATTCTTTTTCCCATTGATATGTCATGTAATTATCGCGGCGTTCAATGTGTGCGTCCGCATATTTTTCTTTTAGGCTATTAACTATTGTACTAGGAGTTTCAGTAAATGTAAAGCCAAACGTTTGTTCAAATAATGTAGTGTCTAGGCCAAAGTCATAGGCATTAGCAGTCTTACCACGATCAACTACAGGCACAGCTAGTTCATTGGCCACAGTGGCGGCAATATAGTCAACTGTGGCATTGAAACTGGCCATATTGTAGATACCACTCACTGGCTGTTCGATACACCGAGCAATGCCACGGCACAGATCTTCAATGCCTAGCAAGGCACGATTGATATGTTTATTAGTTACTGTGATTTTACCTTGTGTTCTAACCGCATCATACATAGCATTGATCATTACATCAGCACGTAGGTTAGGTGCCCAACCGTTGACTGTACCAAAGCGTAGACCAATTACAGGTTGCCCATTGCCAATGGCAACTTTGGCTTCTAGGTCTAAGGTATATTTGGTAATGTCATAATTGTTCACAGGAATAAACTGACGGTTGTCTTCAGTAAACAGTTGCCCAGGTAGGCTGTTGCCGTATACACTAGCTGAACTAGCATAGATCAACGGAATATCTTTCCAACTTAGTTTAGCCACTAGGTTAGTAAAGTTAGTAACATTGTTTAACCACGGACTAGCAATAGGACCAACACAGCTTGCTACACTACTGTGGCCTGCTAGTAAAACTACAGCATCAAATTGCCCTAGATAGGTAGCATCAAGTTTGTGGTAGTCAGTTCTCTTAGACGTTTCATCATAGTTGTACCAGCAACAGTCTACACTTTCTACAGTGTAGGTCTGTGCCAATACTTGCCTTAGTCTAGATCCAACATAACCATTACCGCCAATGATTAGGATGTTTTTCATTAGTCGATGATCATCATGCCATTTGGAGCAATGTTGCCTTGTAGGCCAACAACGTCCAATTCAACTAATTTGTCTGCTGGAATAAATTTAGCCATGCTGTGTTCAACATCAATATATTTTTGTTGATTGAATGTGGCAAACATATTCTCAATGATCTTTTGGAACAGCTCAATGGTCTCATCAAGTAGGCCAGGAGTGAAACTATATAAACGAGTCTGTAGTAGATAGTCTACACCAGTGTCAGTTTGTGGAATCCAACTAGCTTGACGTTTCTTAAACACATACTTGTCTTTGGTCTTGGCATTGTCAAAATGTTTAATATCAAACTTATCATTGACTATATATCTACCACTGAGTTTAAAAATGCGGCCAGCACTGTTGACTTCTTTCAGCATGTCTTCATCAGTTTTGATGTAGTTCAATGCTTTGATAATACCCAACGCTTCCATAGAGTTTTTACCAATGTCGTAATTGCTGACATTTTCGTGGAAGTGTTTGATATCTGCGTCATCGCTGTTGTCAATGTAGTAATCAACTAGGTCAATTAATTCATTAAACTCTGCGCTGTCATCATTTTGTACGTCAACTTTGCTGTTGTCAATTAAAATAATAACCGCACCTGGGATACGTTCTTTAGCACTTTTGGCTGTGTCCAATGTCTGCTGGATACGTTGCTCTGCTGTGTAAATGCCGTAGTTGCTATATACTGCTGAAGTTAAAAGGACTATGTTTTTCATACTGGTGTACTCAATAGGTTAGTGATTGGTTGTTTAACGTTTTTATCCATTACTACTACGCTGTCATAGAAGTGCATGCCTACTAGATCTTTGTAGAAGTCAGCAAACATCATATTGTCTGGATGTTGGTCCATACCTTTGTAATAGCTACTATTCATAGTATCGGATACCATTTTAGCATACTGTAGGAATGTGCTAGGATTTTTAAGTCCGCCGCCGTATTCTGGCCAGTAGTTGGTGTGTGTATCTTCACACATGTACACACCGCCTTGTGTAATAGCAGGCCATACCTTTTGTAGGGTAAGGATTTGATGTGGGCAAACATGACTACCGTCATCTAAGAACACATCAATTTGTGGATGTTCTTTTAGGAACTCATCCCAAAACGCTGGATCTGCTTGGTTACCATTTACCTGTATACAACCCGGTGTTTGGTGTTCTGGTTTGAAAGCATTAGGATCAATGTCAATACCAATGATAGTAGCACCTTCACCAAAATACTTCTGCCACATTTCGGCACTGCCACCACGGCAAATACCAACTTCAACTACCACAGGCTTCTTACCTACAAACTTGCTAAAGTGTTGCTCGTAGATGTCAAAGTAGTGACTCCACTTGCCGCAATGACGGTCAAGATTTTTAAAAATATCTATTAGCATCGTAACCATCTCTCGTTATCTAAAGTCCATTGTACTACTTCACCAATACGATCAGTTAGGCTAACCTTAGGTTCCCAACCTAACTTACGCATATAGTCACCGCTTAGAGCATAACGTAAATCATGCCCCGGACGACTGCTATGGAAGTCTACCATTTCATACTTAAGTTCTTTGCCCTGAGCATCAGCAATGATCTGTGCTAATTGTAGATTGTTGATTTCTTGTTTACCTACTAAGTTAAACTTAGGACATTTAGCATCACCGTAGTCTGCTTCTAGTTTGCTTGGGTCTAAGCCTAACAAGAAAAACATAGCATCAGCTACGTCTGCCGCATGAATATAGAAACGACTACCAGGGATTGTACGTGTGCTGTCACTGTGGATAGTAATAGCGTCGCCATCGTTTACCTTACGAATACACATAGGAATAAACTTCTCTGGGTGTTGACGTTGGCCAAACACGTTCATTGTATGCGTAATGTAGATAGGCATCTTGTAGGTATTTTCAAACGCTACAGCTAGCTCTTCACCACCAGCTTTGGTAGCTGAGTATGGATTGCTTGAGTTGTAACGATCACGCTCACCATAGTTAACACCATTAGGTGCTGGACCAAATACTTCATCTGTTGAGAAGTAGATAAAGCGTTCTAGGTTAGGTAGTTTGCGAGCAAACTCTAAGATGTGGCCTGTGCCAACTACGTTGTCCCAAACAAACTCCATTGGGAACTCAATTGAGCGATCAACATGTGATCCTGCGGCTAAATGTAGTACATAGTTTACATCTCCAATGTCACGAGCCACCATTGGGTTTAATTCAGCACGTAGGTCATGGAATACAACCTTAACACGCTTACGTGTTTCCTGATCAAAGTTTGCCATCATATCACTCAAGCGGTTTAGGTTACCACTAAAGTCTAGACGATCTAAACTAACAATATTCCAATCGGTATTTCTTAATAGGTTTTCAATAACGTGATGCGCAATAAAGCCTGCTCCACCAGTTACAAGAACGGTTTTTGACATTGATTTCTCCACTTTTCGTTGAATTTCTTGCTATAATGTATTTATTTTAGCCTGTTTCGAGGCAAAAATTATGCTGGTTGTGTTACTTTAGCTTCAACGTATTCTTTGATGAATTTAATTGCTTTACGACTAGTGTCGAACACATATTCGTTAGCGTCATCTTCTGTGTTAAGAATTACAATAAAACCATTTGTTACTTTACGAATTTCAATTGAATCAAACATGTTTGTGTTTCCTTATATAAGTTTTAATACGAGTGTTAACTCTACAATAGTAACATAAACAGACTCAATAGTCAAGAAAAAAGGCACCAAAAGATGCCTTTTTGGATAGATATACATGTTATTTTTTTAAACATTGTGCTTGTATTTTGAATGTATCAAATTTTAACCAATAGGTCAATGATTGTTTAGCCTCTTCGCACTGTGTTTCATTAGCAAATTCAAGCGTAACCTTGCCCGGTATATCTTTTGGGTCAGTTGTGTTTACTACTAGTATCAATAGTATCCAACTCATTAGATTATATGATTCCAATAGACTATTGTCCATCGTCCGTCATCATGCTCAACTAGAGCACTACAGCTTTCTACCCAGTCCCCATCATTCATATAGATCATACCATTAGGCATGTGTTTGATTTCTGGTGTGTGTATGTGTCCGCAGATTACACCATCATATCCACGTTTAGCCGCATAGTCAGTTAGGTTAGTTTCAAACTTAAACACAAAGTCAATGGCTTTTTTAACTTTATGTTTGAGATACTTGCTCAAACTCCAGTAGCCAAAGCCTAATCGTTGTCTAGCAAAGTTAAAATAGTTGTTAAACCATAAAGCTACATCATAGGCTTTGTCGCCCAAGAATCCAATCCACGGTGCTAGTCTAGTAATACCATCAAACATATCACCGTGGGTGATTAGGAATAATTCTCCATCAACACTGCGATACTCTGCTTGATTAACGATACGTATTCTACCTAGACTAAAATGATGTTGTACCAGAGGACGGAGGAATTCGTCATGGTTACCTGTCACATAAGTTACATTACATCCTCGTTTACTGTAACCTAATATTCGTCGAATAACATTAGTATGCGCTTGTTTCCAAGCCCATTTGTTCTGTTGGATTTTCCACCCGTCAATGATGTCACCTATTAGGAATAGATTATCACAGGTGTGATGTTTGAGAAAGTTATTCAGCAATTCAGCTTTAGCATCTTTAGTCCCAAGATGAAAGTCCGATATACAGATTGTTTTATATCTAATTAAGGGACTAGTGACCATACGCCAATGGCCGCCAATACCAATAACACACTACTAATATCTGTTATTGCTTCTATAAAAATCTCAAACATAGTTTTCCCTAAAAGTTATACTGTAGTTGAACACGTAAAGCGTCTGCTTTAAAGTTAGCATAGTCTTGTTTTACTATTGTAGTAGACGATGCTCCAGTTACTAAATTGCTACGATTCATATGATGATAGTAAGCCACAAGTTCAACTTCTGGCGCAATTTGCCATTCAGCACCTGCTTCCCAGTCGTTAACTTTATTCATCGGTGAGTTAGTTTCTGCTTTTGACGCACCATCAAAGTATTGCCATCTAACAAATGGAATTAGTGTACCATCAGTATCGCCAACTTTGAAGTGATCAATTTTATACATAGTTTGAATGTAGCCACCGTTCAAGTTAGTTTCTTTAATAATACCATCAGTACTAGCAGTAGTATCTAAGCCAGGAGTTTTGCCCCAGTTCCACTCACCTTGTAGACCAAACGGTTGTGGGTACATCATAAAACTTACACCCATACGTTCGTCTTTGAATCCAGTGGTGTTGCCTGGTTCTAATGTTGGTGTTTTAGTTGCGTAAACGTTGTTGCCCATATTTCTTCTATACGCACTACCTGTTCTTACATACTTGCCTGTATAACCTTGTACACCAGCTTCGTATATTTGGCCGCTTTCTGTTTTCCATGGGTAAGTAAGACGTGCTACTGTGTGGTAATTATCATTACGATCTTGTTGGTTAGCACCTTGACCGTTATACACACCAATGCCAAACATACCGTAGTTTCCTGAATGTTTTAATCCTGCATCTTGTATTTCTTTAAACAGCTTTTGTATATTATCAGGTGTGTAGTAGTAGAACGCACCTAAATCACGTTCATCACGCACCGCACTATTAAATGCGTCAGCACGATCAAGTGCTAACCGATTTTGTGAAGATTGTAAATTCTCAAAGCCATATGGTACTTTACTTTGGCCTACACGTACACGATGTACTTTGTCTTTGGTTAGATTCACGTCACCGTAAGCATCACGTAGTTGAGCAACGTTACCTGTGGTACCTGCTGTACTAGCAAAGTCGGGTTGAATATAGTAATCTAAACGATCACCAGCTGAACCAGAAATGATCACACGTGCTCGACGGATAAGAAAGTTTTTGTCTTGATCAGCAAGAGAGTTTTTATTACCTACAGATCGATCTGACCAAAGGTTGACTCCTTCGTCACCACTAAGCATAGTAGTATTGCGCACTTGTAAATAGCCACGAATGTTCATTTTACTAGCCGCATGTACAGTAGTGTCTTTTTCTTTTTTAGCAGCTACTTTTTCTCCGCTGTGTCCTTTGGTTATAAGTGCGCCTTCTTCTTCTGTAAGTACACCCTTCATAACTAGTGCGTTAACAATGTCGCTAGTGCTGTCGGCATGCGCTTGCTTTAATCCTGCAACTGATACTGCTAGTGCTATCACTACATAATACATTATTGATTTAATCTTTTGTATGGTCATTAATATTCCCCTTATATATATTATTTAAACACACAAAGATTACAGTAGTGTTACAAACAGATTAAATTTTTATTACAGCCGTAAAAAAGCCCCAGTTAAGGGGCTTTTTAATTATTAAACTAAGAAGTAAATCTTAGAAGAATAAGATAGCACCTGCTGATACTGAACGTGATTTACCTTCAGCACCATTTTGTGCTTCTGATTTAACGTCTGAGTATTCAGCAACTAGATTAACGTGTTTTGTAAGTGGGTGATAAGCACCAACTGTCCACATTTCGTTTTTCGAAACTAATGCGGTAGCTGTTTCACCACTATTACGATCTAGTTTACTTTGACCCCAGCTTACGCCAAGTTTAGTAGCTGTAGGCAATGTGTATGTACCTTGAACGTATCCGCCGTTTGAATCACGACGGCGACCAGTAGTATCAAAACCATCAGCTAATTGTAGTGTACGGCCAATACCTTTACCATCAAAGTAGTAAGCAGTTAAACCATATGGGCCAGCAGCCAAGTTTGTACCAACGTCCCAAGCATAAGCGCGGTCATCTGCTGCAGAGCCAGTTACACCTTCAACTTTTTGTGAAATAGCACTTGACCATACTTTAGCAGCGATAGGACCTTCTAATGAGTATGATAGTTTACCTTCAAATGCTGGTTGAGCACCGCCACGGCCTGTTGAAGTTGCTGAAGCAGCTTGTACACCCGCAGTCACAGCACTTAGGTCAGCTGTTTGAGCATTCCATGCTTGTGTTACACCAGCCGTAAAGCTAAAGCCATTAAAGTTTGGTGATGTGTAAGCAATTTGTGATTTCCAATCAGCGTACATGAAGCCAGTACCAATACGACCCAATGTTGTTGTGTTACCAGCTAGTGCGCCAGCACCAGAACCTACACCCAACAATGTCATATCATTTAAGATAGCATCACTAGCGAAAATGCCTAGGTCTTTACCTAGTTTTACGCTACCCCATGATTTGTCACCAATGGTTAAAAATGCTTGACGATTTTCTTGGTTAGCGCCTTGATCACCAGCCGCTGTAGTTGAAGCGCCTGGATTAATTGCGATAGTAAAACCGATGTCTAAATCATTTTGACGTGATTTACCAGAAACTGATAATACGTTTGGTAATAAACCAGTTGTAATATTTGATTCATTACGTTGGCCTGTGCTGTTAGGACCACCAAGGCCACCAACTACTACATCACCTGTACCGCGTGTATTAGTATAGTAAGCGTTTACCACGCCACCAATGTCTAATGTCCAGTCACCTGCTGGGATTTGAATGCCAGCGTTAGCTGTAGAGTACATACTTGCTAATAGTGTTGCTAATAATAATTTCTTCATTGTGTTTCCTCTTTGTTAATTGTTGCTTTTATGCCACATGGGTGCGTATAAGCCACAGTTTTATTTATATGGCTGATACTAGCAATAAAATATTATATAATGATCTAGCGGGGTTTTAACAGCTTTTTGAGCAAATTAGTTAGTGTAGATTTATATTATCTAATTCTTCTATATTAATAGTCTTGTAGTAGTACTGCCAATCTGTTTTAATGACGCCTGTTTTGGCCGCTGTGTAATAATCTTCTATTACTACAACACGCTGGTTTGATTTTGAATTTGTTAACCATTGCTTAGGTCCATTATACATAAAATGTTTGTATGATATAGTATCATTGACTACTAGTGGTAGTGTGTGATCAATAATGGGTTGACTAATTGGTTGTGGAAAGTCTATATAGCCTCGGTAACTATTATTAATTAGTGCCGGGTATCTGGCTCTAATATTATTAATAGTAAATGACCCATAGATTAATTTAATATTAACGTCTACAGTTCCATGTACCTTTACATTTGTTACAAATTTAAATAATAGACCAGATGTCAGTGGTCCAGAATGTACAATAGTGCCGTCGACAGTAATTTCTGCCGCGGCACTGTCAGTAACTGACCCAAACATTAGTAGAGTTCTATAACTTTCTTTAGATTTAAAAAAAGATATCAACTGATTAAGCATTAGTTATTTAAAAAAAGGAATAAAGTCAGCGAGCCTACGTGGTGGTAGTTTAAAATCTTTATGTCCTGTTGCTTTGATAAATCTACGTATTTCTTGCTCATATCTACGTTGAATATCTTTCTGTGCGTAAGGATACCAAACACCATTTTGAATATTAGTGTAGTCATGCTGTATACGATAGCATAAACGATCTTTAATATTACCCAAACGTCTGTGCTGTGTAATTGAGTTATCAAATAATAACCAATCGCCTTCGTTTTCATACCAATGATCGTAGGTGTACTCAGGTACAAATAATTCTTTGTTAATACGAGCAAAGACTTTATCACTTTCTTTCTTGGTCATGCCTTTGATACTCCACACTGTGTTAACACTATAGTGTAGACCTTTGACTCCGCCTGGGCTAGTCATGATCATTGGAATTTCTGTATCATCATATGGGCACATGTTAAGATTCATAATGATGTCTTGTTTTTTGTTTAGTCCAGGGCAGATCTTACCCGGAGTAAATCTATGTAGGACTATCATTTCATCTAACTCACGGCGAAAACTATCCGGCACTGATTCGTAATAGTCAGTTGTGGTCAGGAATCCTGTGGCACTGCCTACTACGTTTTTGGCCGCTAGTAAACTAACACCTGGAGTAAACGTTAATGTACCACTTTCGTTACTGTGCCACAACAATTCACCTTCAGCAAACATACCCAATGGATTGCCGTTGGCATCATATCCACCCTGTACTCGTGTAATATCGTAGCCTGTATCTGTGTGCTCTTGCGCACTAATACAGCTACGTATCACTGTACGATCTAAACTATCAATTGACTTGTCATCTTCCAATGCCAAGGCAATAATAAGATCCCATGGTTGTTTATACTTGTTGATAAAGTAATTTTTAGTACCAAAACGTTGAGCACCTAACATGTTTGTCAGTTCAATTTGACGCTCTTTGGTTATATTGGCTTTTCTAAAAACAGTTACAAGGTTCTGTAAATGTTGCTGGCCAATAGCTAACCACTCTTCGTTGGTAATGTTATTAAGATCTAAGTCATCAATGATAACTCCAAATCTACCTAACCCTGGGATTTTAGTTATTTTCATAATCTTAGTACCTATATGTTTCTGCTTTATATGGACCTTCTACTCTAACGCCAATGTAGTTAGCTTGATCCGTTGACAACTCTGTTAGTTGCGCACCAATTTGTGCTAGGTGTAGTTTAGCTACTTTTTCATCTAGGTGTTTAGGCAACAAATGAATACTACCAGTATTGTAGTCTTCCCAGTTTTGGAACATTTCAATCTGTGCTAGCACTTGATTGGTAAAGCTGTTTGACATAACAAAGCTAGGATGTCCTGTACCGCAACCTAAGTTTACTAGTCGTCCCTTAGCTAGAACAATAATCTTACGACCACTTGGCATGGTCACATGATCTACCTGTGGTTTGATTTCATCCCACTCGTAACCAGCAATACTAGCAATATCAATCTCGCTGTCAAAGTGACCAATGTTACATACAATAGCGTTGTTCTTCATAGCCGTCATATGATCGTGTGTGATAACATTGATGTTACCTGTGGCTGTTACAAAGATGTCTGCTTTGTCTGCGGCATAGTCCATGGTAACAACCTTGTAACCTTCCATTGCGGCCTGTAAGGCGCAGATTGGATCTACTTCAGTTACCCAAACTTGAGCTGACAGAGCACGTAGACTAGCGGCTGAACCTTTGCCTACATCGCCATAGCCTGCTACCACAGCAATCTTACCAGCAATCATAACATCTGTAGCACGTTTAACAGCATCAACTAGGCTTTCACGACAACCGTATAGATTATCAAACTTAGTTTTAGTCACTGAGTCGTTAACGTTAATAGCACGCAGGTGGAATTGACCTTTGGCAATTGCTTCGTTAATTTTGTGTATACCAGTTGTGGTTTCTTCTGTCACTCCACGGATATTACCTAATAGGCCCGGGTGGTGTTTGTGTATATAATAGGTTAGATCATGTCCATCATCTAATAGCATATTAGGTGTCCAACCATCTGGACCATGTAGGGTGCGTTGAATACAATCCCAGTATTCTTCCTCTGTTTCACCTTTCCAAGCAAACACAGGAATACCCAGGTCAGCTAAGGCAGCCGCGGCATGGTCTTGTGTACTAAAAATATTACAACTACTCCAACGCACTGTTGCTCCTAGCGCGATCAGAGTCTGTACAAGTACCGCAGTTTGAATAGTCATGTGTAGTGACCCTGCGATGCGAGCGCCTTTAAGTGGTTGTGATTCTTTGTATTCTTCACGTACTGCCATTAGGCCCGGCATTTCCGTTTCAGCAATGGCTATTTCTTTATGACCCCACGCCGCAAGTCCAATGTCTTTGATTTTATAATCCATATTATCTTCCAGTTAACGGAAAAGTATTGTTTAGATACTCCCCAAATTGATTAAAATATTCGTCACACTTATCGAGTGACTTTGATGTTCCCCATGTTACATGGTGGGGTAACCATTCAAATCCTACAAATTCAAATATAGGTTTGACTGGTTGTACTAACGCTTCGGGGCTGCCTAATACCTGTGTTGCCATACTAGGCAGGCCACCAGTGGTAAAACTAAACACTACTTGCTTACCTTTTAAATGCGGCTCGATATGAAATTTATCTCCACCGGCATCGGTTACAGTAAACACATAATCATCTATAAAAACAGTTTCAATATACAGCTTTAGTATAGCAGGTATTGACCAAACATATATAGGCGTTTGAACATACACCAGATCTGCTTTTTGTAACATTTCTAGTTCATTTTTAGAAAAGTCACCTAGCAATCCTGCTTGTCGAGCATTGCCATAATTATTACTGTACACTGATCTATATTTACGCTCTGAATCTGGTCTCGGTGTTTTATACAAGATTTCAGAAGATTCAGTAATAGCATCCTTGCTGGCATGTAGATCTAAAGTTTCAACTGTATAGCCCAACTCAGCGAATCTAGCATTGGCCATTTTAAACAATTCACCGTTGAGGCTCTGTTGATTTGGATGTACTAATATACTGCGTACTATCATTATGTTTGAATATCCGCAATTTTAAAATCCATTATCAATCTTTGCTCCTCTTTTCTCTGTAAAATATTTTAAAAATTTAACTATGTACACGCTTAAATCAAATTCAAACCAACGAACTTTATGTCCAGTTTTTAAACTATATCTCATGCCATGATGATTATTTTGTATAGCTGTTGGATATATACCTAATGTTAGGTAATAAAAAATAATATTATTATACGATGTATCCGGAGTATTAAAGTTTCTATAGTTTGTCGGCAACCAAACATGGCCAGTGATACTAGCAAACGGAGATATTAAACTCATTAAGAATCTACCCATAAACACTATTTTAAATAAGAATATTGGACAGACAAAATATAAAACGATCCAATAAAGTACAGTCAGCCAATTTGAATATTCTTCAATAAAGAAAGTCCAAAGATCATCTAAAATATTTTTATGTACTTCGCGTTGTTTCTTAAAGAAGTTATCTGCATCTGGATATTCTGTTTTTTCTTGATAGATATAGTTAATAGGACTCAGTAAACTCATATTGTACCAATGATTACGCCAATTAGAGCAGTCTTTGTTTCCTTGGTCGCTATACATATGATGATTTTTATGTATTAGGCATAGGGTTGTTATTGGTCCCCAGCCATTTTCTACAGTGGCCAAGAAAGAAGTAATCTTATAACCAATTCTGGTAGTATCTATTTCATACAGAGCATGTCCACAGCACATATGAACAAAGCAATCATTTAAGGCCACCGTGTAGATTAACGCCAACGGATACCAATACCATTGCTCACTAAAGTGTGTGATGGTATCGTACAGTTCGTAGCCGCCCACTATCCACACAAATGTGACTAGCAATGCTGTTGTTAATGATTTAGGTGTGATAGTAAACATATTAAAATACTTATCTGCCTATTAGTCCTAAGAGCTTTTTCTTACCGTGGAACACTGTATTTGTATCTATATGATTAATAAACAGGCCAATCATCGAATGTACGCTGTTATTTTGGAATCCACCTGCTTTCTTATAGCTTATTCTAGTTAGGCCCTGCCACTTAGCACATCCAAAGTTAAATGAGTTAATGGTTATGTCACGGTCTTGTTTGATAATACTAGATGGGATCATATATTTTTGCTGTAGGTATCCTATCATATACGTTACAAACGTTTCGTCTGAGAACGCTAGGGCAACAAAGTACCAACCGCCATAGACCTGTTCACCAGCTACTTCAAATGTACAGGGAACATCAGGGTTATTAATAATTTCCTGCCAACGTGCCAGTACCTTATCTTTGTATCTAGACTTTAAAAAAAACTGTTCATAGATGTCGCGTATGATCATGCCGTGATCTGCGGGCATAGATATTTGTATGAAGTCTAGGGTATTTCTATAAAAGCCTCCCTGTACAAACAAATGATACAGGCTATTACTTAATATCATTTGTAGATAGTCATCTTTGGTAAACGTATGTCCACCTACAACAACTTCTCTATCAGAATCTTCTTCTACTACTGCCCAACCTTTGTTTTTAGCTATGGTTTCAATACCATACTTGGCTCTATAGGCATAGGCATAAGCAGGTGTTTCTGGTAGTAGGATCCATTCAAACCACTGTACACTTAGATTATAACTGCCCAATACATCTAGTTCGTAATAGTATTTTTCTAAACTAATACCAGGTAGGCCCATGATCATTTCAACATACACAGGCATTTGTTTATCACGTGCCAGTGGTTGAAACACAGCCAGTTGTTTTTCTAGGCTAATGTTTTGACGATCAATGTTTTCTAGTATCTCATCGTCGAGTGTCTGTAGGCTTAGTTTAAGTTCTTTGGTTAGACTTAGTGAATTGTCAAAGTCAATACGCAGTATATCTCTAATAACGTCTAGCTTGTTTTCTGTTTTAGCAAAGCCACCATAGCCAATCTTAAACAGTTGCCCTGTTTCTTTTTTACGTTTGATTAGGTAAGTGATAATGTCAATGTCACGTTGACCAAAGATGCCAAAGTTAGCATCAGCAAAGTATAAGAATGTAAGATCAAATTGACTTACAGCATCAATGTCTAACTTAACGTTGTCAATGCTTTTCTTAATAACAGTTGTAGCAGTACCGCCACCCCAATCACAGTAGGTACAACCGTAGGGGCATCCACGAGTAGTTTCAATTACGCACAGCAACAACGATCTAGGAAAGTGATGGCGTTGGAATTCAATAAACGCAGTAAGTTCAGTGTACTGGCTGTGTAGAGCACTCCAATCATACTGAAACTGTTTCTTATCACGATGCGCCATAGTCTGCTTACTAATTTTAATGTTTCTGCCCTTGCTTGGGTAGCGTACATCTGTAACCATATCCCAATTGATTTGGCCATCGCTGTAATTGTCCAGCAGTTCGTTAAAGCACAGCTCGCCGTAGCACTCACCTGGCAGACTAGCATCTAAGTACGGATGTTCTTTAAACCAATTGCTATCGTGTTTAAAGTATTGATGAGGACCACCACTGATGATCACACATTTAGGAAAGGTCTGTTTGACCCATGCGGCTATTTCGTAGGCTAGGTTATAGTTCCAAACATACAGACTAATAGCAAACACATCAGGTTTAGCATCAGTTAATAGTTGTTTGATTTTATCTATGTTGTCTGAACTATAGATGTCAGCATAGCAAGGATACCATGTCCATTCATCACTACGTTCACCGTATTGTTCATAGTAGGTCTTGGCACTGGCCCATAGGTATGGTAACCAGATTTCACCGCTGAATCTAGGAAAGTTACAGACTACAATTGTTTTTTTACGTAGGATTGGTAAAGACATAAAGAGCCAGTCCACCGTTCTCGCTGTTAAACCAAGCTAGGGTGTCTACAAACTTATTCTTAAAACTAGGTGTTACTGATTCAAATTTTAAATCATTACACATCTTTAAGACCTGTCTGTTGGTAAAGCTCATTTCAAACGGATTATTTTCTTGATCGTGATATAGCGTGTGCGAGTTATATTTGATCTCAAAGAACTTTTTAAGTATCTTGCCATACTTATTGTACACAGCAAGAACTAGTTTACCGCCAGGTTTTAATAGACCCTTTAGTTTAGCTAGTGCTTGTTGGTACTCAGGGATGTGATGGAGAACTCCACAACAGATAATTAAATCATATTTCTTAACAGTACGAAACTCTAAGAAATCTTTTTTAATCCATTTAACATTGGCTATGCCATTTGTTTTAGCAAACTCCTGAGCATAGTCAATACTATCACTAAAGTCAACTGCGGTAAGTTGACTGTTAGGATAGTGTATGGCAAATAGATTACTTACTAGGCCTGTGCCGCAACCAACATCTAATACATCGTAGCCATCAACCATAATAGCATCTATCTCTTTTAAATAGATGTTGTGGATCCCTTGTTCTTCGTAGAACTTGAGATCTTCCCAAGAGTACTTGCCTGGAAAGTTAATGCGACTGTAAAATTGTTTGATTGCGTCTGTGGTCATTATTCAGTAGCAGGTGTTGCGTTGCCCCTAGGAGCTCTTTGTGCTGTTGCTGGGTCAGACCATTTACGACCTTTGCCATTTAGTTTAGTGTACTCGGCATCAATCATAGCATTAAGAAATAATCTACGTACTTCTTTGTCTAAAATGGTTGCCGCGATACGTTTAACTGGTTTTGAAAGATTGAAGCTTGCGTTAGTTGCCATGATATCTCCTTAAAAATATAGTATACATTATTACATTACCTATGTCAATTGATCTATTGAAATTTAATTTTCTCTGCTTGCCAAAATTCTACAGGGACACCAGCATCATCACCTTCCAACAATAAATCATAGTTGTCGTGGTAATGTTTAATAAAATTATCAGCCAAATAATTTTCAATTTGGTATTCTGGTAATGCTATTTTTTCTTGTAGTATCCGTTCTACAAATAATCCGTATATCTCAAACTCGCTAAACCCAGGGCAAGCTGGCGGAGATATATCCGGATATTCTTTATAAACTGAAATTAAATCTTTACCGTGTTTATTTAAAATAAACTCTTCTATACTAACTAATACTCTGCGCTCAATTTGAGCAAAATGCGTCATATAACTAGGACTATCATTTTTATCTAAGTTAAAAGCATATTTAATAAATTTAAAATACGGCTCATAATGATCTTCGCTGTCTGTATATATTTCTTTACAGTCAAAGGATTTTTTAGTTTTTAGTATCACGTCAGCGTCTAATACTATCCAGCTGTCTTCGTTGAACAGCTTGTGTAAATTTAATTTTACATATTGTTGACGTAGCCAGCCATGCTGTTCTGTAGATAAAAAGTCCAACGACGAATGTGTAATAACATCGGCCTTAAATGGCATTGCTGGACAGCTACGGTCATACAGGTCATCCCATATAACTGTTACATCAGTGATATTATCAAAGGCAGTTAGAGCATGTCTATACGCTAACTGCATAATATGATAATGTTTTGTATAACTAAAAAGCACTAGCCTCATATATAATCTGTTAAATTATCCGTGTCGCGTTTGATATTTACCGCAATAGCTCGTGGATAAGGATTAGCTTCATTGTAGTCGTTGATTAGAATACGTTTGGTATTCTTTAATCCTGATACTAATTGGAAGTCATTGAACCCTAATTCTGTTAGCATGGCGATATCTTCTTCACGCCGGCTTTCGGGACGTGCTGTAGTAAAGATCAACTGTCCACCGTTGGCTACTAGCTGTTTAACTCTGGCAATATTGTTAGCCAAAGGCACTGTGGGCACATTATGTTTTCTATAGTTCTGTGCTTGAATAATAGTTCCATCAATGTCACAAAACACCACAGCACGATCATTGTATTCAAACCAATCATCTGCTGTGCCTACGTCGGTGTAGTCAGTGACCAAGGCTTCTTTAAAGATATGACGATCATTTAAGCACTGTTCAATAACATGACTGACAAATATTTCTTTTACGTTGGCCGCATTAAGTTTTTCATAGGCATCTAGGTACATACCAACACTGGCAAACTTGTATCCGCCTACACAGAACTTATCGCTGACTACCTGCTTTTCGATGATGCTGGTAATAATGCCTTGATCATTGCTGACAATAAAACTTTTACTGCCCAACTTCTTAAGTACTTCATGATCTTTGATACTGCTCACACATACATAGTTTCCCTCTTGATATTCGTGCTCAAAGAAACTGTCGCAGTCTTTGATTAAGAATTCTGTACTGGGAGCAAAGTCCATAGCTTTGAGTATTTGATATACTGTGTTGGCTGGTCCTGAGGTACGTTCAGGTAAGACGATTAATGTAATATCATCTGGGTAGTGTTCAGTAACGTAATCAGCAATAGCGTATCTTGCTTCATTCTCTGCGATGATTCCTAGAGTAATATGATGCCTGCCTAAATACGGAGCAATACTACGTTCAAACATCATCTTGCCTGTAAAGTCGGCTAAGGTATACTTTGGTCGCATGCCCGGAAAGCGTGTGCTTAATCCTGCGGCGGGTACAATTATTTCCATAATCGTCTAATTCCTTCAAGTAAAAATACGTGTTCGTACGTGCCTCGAGGGGCATGTCGATAAACACGTAGTAGCATTAAAATTAACAAGTAATCGTTATCCACTAATGCCTGTGGATAGCGTTGTTTAAGCTGTTGACTGATGTAGTTAGTCTTAACATCTAATACCACGTCACTGTTGCGAGTAAACCACTGTAGGTTTAAGTCTTGACGTAGTTTAGCAATATCAAATATGTAACTATCGTAGTCAATGGTAGCGCAGTCAATTAAATAGAATCCATCTTCTGTGTAGATAATGTTTTCTAATGTTAGATCACCTATGTATTCGCTTTGCGGCAAATGTTTGGGCAGTTTATCTAAGAGTTCCTGCGCAGTAAACGGCAGTAGACTAAAATCAATTTCTTGTAGTTTAGCCTTGTAAATTTCTGTGTAGTCTTTATCTACAGCATTAGCTGATAGTTTATCTAAGACGCCAAATAAAAATTGTAATAAACGATTTGGTTGATGCGACTTAAGATACGTTTTAATATCTAGACCGTGTATATATTCCATGTCTAGAGTAATATCGCTGTACCTGTATATTTTAGGTACAGGATAGTTATTAACTAGTGCTAGCATACGTTCTACATTACGACCAATCGTGCCAACTTTTCTAACAAACAACTTACTACCGTCATCCATTAGATATATTTGGTTGCCGCTGAACCCTCGAAATGTCTGTACTAGATTATCCACGTGTTCTCAAATGATTATTAAACCAACTGTCAGGTGCGGCACCTGTATGATCAAAGGTTGTGCTGTAACAGGTCATTGGAATACGTGTACTGGCCAAGTAGGCCGCATCACGTGCTTGTTGTAGACTGTAGATATGTTGATCTAGATTAACATCAACATCAGCTATGTATTTCTTCCAAAATAACGGAATGTCTTCGATGGTCCAACGATAGTCAGTACCCTGTGGCTGTGCCGCATATAGGAATTGTGCCGCGGCATAAAGATTAGTAGCACTGTTGTCTCTATCCTCGTAGCCAATACGCACTCGCATGTCTCGAGTAAAGAAGCCCGGAGGAATAACAATAGGAGGTGCTAGGTTGATAATATGTGGACTAACATGACTGTAGCCATCGTAGTGACGAACTAGCTCACGTGTTGGGCTGTAGACAGGGCCTGTTAACTCATAGCCCTTGTGCCATAGGGTATCTGTGCGGAATACAATCTCGTCGCCGTACTCATTATCCTGCCAATACTGTTTAAAGCGTTGACCTTTTAAAATTCGTATAGCATCAAACGTGCGCCAAACGTGCTTAATGTAATTACCATCTGGTGTAAGTTCGCCATTATGGTGTATGCTTAGGCGCATCTGTTCTGGCCAATGGCTGTAGTAAATTACGCTTAGTGGGTCGGGGTCTTCATTTAATAGTCGAATGCCAGCGGCCACTACATCTAGGTTGTGATCTATAAAGATATGATCATCATTACCAGCAAACCATATTAGGTCATCATCAGCAAACTGTTCGCCCAGTGTGCGCCAATCACGAGTGTGATTAATGCGATGCCAATGTAGTTCTAAACGGTCAGCAGGAAATAACTCTGTGATCCATGCTTGTAATTCTTGTTGTCTGTGAGCAAATTCTGGTTCAACTTGAATGTAAAATAAACATTTACTTAGTAAGGGGAGTAGTGCTGAATAACTGGCTAGGCAGTATTTAAAGATGTCCATGCGATCATACACAGGTAGCCATTCGCTACGGTGATAATAACTCAGACCTTGACTGGTGATTTTAACATTGAAAAGCAGTATCATTGTTGAGTATTTATAAGACGTTGTTGCCTCGCACACGTAAATTCAATACGAAGTTTTCGATCAACAACTTTGTGATGGTGGCTAAGAGTATAGCTTCACCGTTTTCTGACAGAGCATACTCTTGGTATAGCTCATAGGTTTGACTACCAATGATTTGGTAGATGCGATCTTTATCTAAGGGCAAATCGTCCCAATCGATTTCATCGCTAAGTTCTACTTCTTTAGCTAATTCAATAATTTCTGCTAGGGTAAATTTCATATAGTATTACCTTTTATATTATTTGTTAAGGTCTGCTATTGAAGCTGTCGTATCTGTTGTTGGGCGACCTGCTTTGCGTGCTGCTCCCCAGGCTGCATAAGATGCGCCGTCTGCTTGCTGGCTAACTCCCCGCTCAATCTGTTGTATCTTTCCGCCGCTGGCTAAGAATTCTTTCATAGCATTATTGATAATTTCGTCTGCTTCACGTTTTTCAATTGCTCGATTTTCTGCGGCGGTTAGTTGTTCTTCTACATTATAATTTTGTATTATTGACATACTGTTTCCTTGTTGTTATGGTCCGGCGTGAGGGAATCGAACCCCCAACTAGGGAGTAGAAATCCCCTGTTATATCCATTTAACTAACACCGGAGTGTCTGGTGCGACTGGGCGGGGTCGAACCGCCATGCCCTGCGGCGTCAGATTTTAAGTCTGATGAGTATACCAGTTTCTCCACAGTCGCTTGGTGGGCCGCCAGGGTTATGATCCCTGCCTTCTGCGTTATGAGCACAGTACTCTCGCCGAGTGAGTTATCGGCCCTACTTAATCTTGGCGGAGAGTATAGGATTCGAACCTATGCTCCCATTACTGGGAGGACGGCTTAGCAAGCCGCTGCCTTCGACCACTCGGCCAACTCTCCTAATTTCTTACTATACAACTATTATAACACCGTTTGCCGACAGTGTCAAGTATTTGGCGGAAGTTAATCGCATCGAACGATTTACCATTCCTGGTAACTACAGTTTTCAAGACTGTGTGAGGAGCCGACCTCAGTAACTTCCATGTTAGTGTTAGGTATTCATGTGTCAGGAACCTAACAAACCCCGTGAGCGCAGCCCATCCTCTTTTCGCGTCAGCGGAACCAGAATTGTCTCTTAACGAGATTGAGGTCTGGTCTTTATATGGACGGTTTGCCGGTCTCTCCTAACCTCGAATACATAATGTACCGGCTTTCTTCCAAACTTGGTGCCACCTCCTGGACTTGAACCAGGCACACCATGTGCTTCAAACATGTGCTCTACCAGATGAGCTAAGGTGGCATTCTAAACTAAATCTAAATAGTGCATTAGCTTGTGTTTGACCATTAGGTTTGGAACACGGAATTTCTCTGTATCTCTAAACCCAATCATTTGTCCTACTTCTGCTACTGCTCCACTACGTGCTACACCCATGTGGCAGTGTACCACTACGTTCATACTCTGTTCCCATGCTTCTTTTAATGCGTTAGCAATACCTTTAGCATCTTCATTGGTAATGGCTGCCGCATAGTAAAACTTTTCGCTATCGCTTTCTTCTACATCTAAGAAGTAGAACTGGCGTACAGTGTGGAAGTCATACTTAGGTGTTGGGAATTCTGTACCAGGATCTACAATCTGTATTAGCATACTGTTGAAACCTGGGTCGTAGTGATATCCTTTACGCACATCATCAAGACTAATATTTTCAATCCATGGTTTCATCATCGTATTCATCCTTATAATATTCCGGGTGTTTGGCACGTACAATAAGATGATTACCCATTGCACTACCACAACTAAACTGATCACCCTCTTTGAACTTTCTGCCGTTAAGTTTGAACGGCTTTAGAACTCTATCTCCATTCCACCAACTGCGTTGAATCTCAATATAACCCAACTCGCCTAACTGCTCACGCAACTTAGCAAACTCCGGATGGTCTTCTGAGTGTGTAGTTGAACACACACCTTTACCTTGAATAATTAAAATAAGTTCTTCATTAGTTGGTACGCGACCATTCTGTGTATAAGTGTTCCATTCTTTGCGAATTGTTACATCTGTTAAGTACTCTGAGTCAATGGTAAAGTCCATTATTCTTGTCCTCGCTTTCTTAGTTCATCTATTAGGCCATTATAGGCCAAGGTTTCTTCTTGCCCCAATGCTTCTAACATATTAACGCAACTTATGATGTGTGCTGTTTCCATGTCTCTGATCAACAATATCTTACGGTCTTTGGTTAACCATGTCATACGATGCTGTCTGCGATAATTCTTAAAGTCCGCATTATTTGGCGTGCTTAATATGTCCCATGCTAATTGTTCTTCATCATTCATAAGCGTATTATACAGTCATTTGGTTGACTTGTCAAGTGGGGTGTCTAACGGGGTTCGAACCCGTGATGAAGGAATCACAATCCTTAGTGTTGCCGCTACACTATAGACACCATTGGAGCGGATAACGAGATTCGAACTCGTGACTCATGCTTGGCAAGCACGTGCGTTTCCTGCTACGCTATATCCGCATTTTAATCTTACTGCTCAGTAATATTTGAACTGATTTAGCCGGGTTTGACGGCAAATATTACTGCTCAGTAACATTTTATTTGGAGCCCCCAGAAGGATTCGAACCTCCGACACTAACGTTCGTAGCGTTATGCTCTAGTCCAGACTGAGCTATGGGGGCGTGGTAGAGATGGTAGGATTTGAACCTACGGTAGCTTGCGTATGAAGCAAGTGCATTAGGCCACTATGCTACATCTCTATAATTGGAGCAACGGGTCGGATTTGAACCGACGTACAAAGGATTTGCAGTCCTTGCCATTAGGCCACTCTGGTACCGTTGCATTTTATATATTAAAGTGTACAGTATCCTGTACAATTTTGGGGTATTTTGTACATTATACTGTACAAATTATGTTTGGCTCCGGTGCACGGATTCGAACCGCGTCTTGTGGTTTTGGAGACCATCGTGCTAGCCGTTAACACTACACCGGAATAGATTGGTGGTTATCCCACCGGAAGACCGAAGCCTTGAGCGTCCTCAAGTTTTAGCTGTAAATCCAGCTTACCATGTTGCGCATTGTTAAGAGGCGTGGCCGATACTGTTTAAATTTGTTAGTCGTTGACTACACTTAATTCACCAACAGACATATCCTAAGATATGTTGCTACAGACATCGGGTACACTATAGAAGGATTAAGTATAATCTATAGTCACATAACGGTTACTGTACACACACTAACAAAACTGGCAGGGGTATCAAGACTCGAACTTGAAACGACACAGTCAAAGTGTGTTGTGTTGCCAATTACACCATACCCCAATTAAACTTATGCTGCTATAATTTCTTTTAAACGATCAGCCGCATAACTAGCTGCCCAGGCGTTTGGTTTAACCATTGGAATAACGTTACATGTTCCGCGGATATAACCAATAGCCTGTTGTACTACACAGCTTGAGCCATGTAGTTCGTTTGGGTTAATGTCCAAATGTACAGCAACTTCACGGTCTTCTAATACTTCGTGTAGCTTTAAGTACAGTTCACTAATTTTGTAGACTTCGTTCATTAGGCGCATACTTGGGCGACTACGTTTTTGATCGTAGTCCACTTCAGTACTACTTTCACCAAAGATCTTACAGCCATGTTTCCCATCAATGTGTACTACAATAGCCAAGGTATATTCAGCATGCCATTGTCCGTTCTTACGGAAACGTCGACTGTCACCACCAATGTAGACTTTGGTTTCTAGACTTTGTGCTTGAATAAAGTCACGCACTTGGTTTATGTCTAGTTTTTTCATAGTATTCACCTTTGATTGAAAAGAACAACTTAATTGGTAGTCCGTAGTGGGATTGAACCACTGACCTTGGCGTTATCAACACCCTGCTCTACCGCTGAGCTAACAGACTATTTAAAATGGCTCCGAAGGGTGGGATCGAACCACCGACCAAAAGATTAACAGTCTTCTGCGCTACCGCTACGCTACTTCGGAATAAACTTGGTGGACAGTAAAAGGATTGAACTTTTGACCTTGGCCTTGTAAGGGCCCTGCTCTACCGCTGAGCTAACCGTCCTATTGTATGGTGGAGGTGACAAGGATCGAACTTGCGACATCATGCTTGCAAAGCATGCGCTCTCCCAACTGAGCTACACCCCCGTGTAAGGACTAGCTACCAGCACCACCTGGCCCTAGATTGAGTAGTTACCCTGTCCGCCTGTTTGCTTTGTGGTTAAAAACAGTAAAACACCCACGATACTTTCAAGGCTCCCGGCAATGGGACTTGTGGTATGGTCTAGACCATCGTGTGTACCCTGCCGTTATGGTATTGGCAATAACCCACTTTCGATAAAGCGCAAAGTGTAAAGCTAGTGTTTGGAGCGGGATAAGGGAATCGAACCCTCGTCATCAGCTTGGAAGGCTGTCATAATACCATTATACTAATCCCGCATTTGGTGCCCCCGGAGAGACTCGAACTCTCAAGCCTTTCGGCACTGGCTTCTAAGACCAGCGTGTATACCAATTCCACCACAGAGGCATGTTTGGTACTCCCAACGAGATTCGAACTCGTGTTACCTGCGTGAAAGGCGGGTGTCCTAGGCCTCTAGACGATGGGAGCCTAAACTGGTGCCGGATGTCGGAATCGAACTGACGACCTTCGCATTACAAGTGCGCTGCTCTACCAACTGAGCTAATCCGGCATTACTGGTTGCGGAGGACAGATTCGAACTGCCGATCTTCGGGTTATGAGCCCGACGGGTTGCCACTTCCCCACCCCGCTATTAACTATACAACTATTATATATTCTATATTGTTAGTTGTCAACATCTTTTTGGCGGTCTGTACGGGATTCGAACCCGTGATCTCCTACGTGACAGGCAGGCGAAGTAGGCCAACTATTCTAACAGACCATTACTGGTGGAACGATAGGGACTTGAACCCTAAACCTCGACGTTAAAAGCATCTTGCTCTACCAATTGAGCTATCATTCCGTTATATGGTGGAGGCGGTTGGACTTGAACCAACAATGCCAGGGGCGGCGGATTTACAGTCCGCTGGGGTTACCAATTTTCCTACACCTCCATAAACTTGGTCTCAGTGGTTGGATTCGAACCAACGATCTCATGCTCCCAAAGCACGCATAATAGGCCTGGCTATACGACACTGAGTTATAAAATAACTCCTAAGCTATCCCTGTAGGCAATAGATAGGAGCCGTGTTAAATTGTAGACTGGGAATCGAACCCAACAAGTTGCGATCTTGACCTAGCATGGCTAGGCTCCTGGCCCAACAGGACTATCTACAAACTGTTAACGCACTCATATGAATGCGTATAATAAAGCACACTAATTACTCGCCTCTGACATAATCCACATTGCGTGGGACCTAGTTGCCAATTAATGTACTTTATTATAACAAGTATTTTCTGTTCACATAAGAACATGCCATCCACTTGTCCGCCCGTTTAACATACTATCTTTAATGTGCCTTGCCTGGACCTCGTTTCCGAGACACATAAAACAAAAAACCCTAAGTCTTTCGATCTTAGGGTTCTTAATTAAAATTCATTTATATTATATATAAACTCTAACTAAGATCCCCATAGATACTATTCGGTGTGCGATCATTGCCTAATGTCTCAATCGCTGACCAATAAGACATCGTGGCAAGTGCGCACACTTGTTTCGATATTTTAAATTGATGTAGCTGGTTAAACATTTTGCTTTCGCATTCCTTTAATTAATTTCTTACTATAAAAACTATTATACAGTCTATTTATTAGCCTGTCAACCTGTTTGTTAATTTATTTATGTCTTACTTAAAATATATGTATATTATATGGCCTTTTTGTGTCATTGTCAACTATTATTTTAACAATGCCAAATATAAATCTTATCGTGTTTCTTTTTGCCTGTGGTCAACAGCTCTTTCTTCTGACCCATTTGTTGTAGTAGGTCTTCTTCCTCATCACAAGGTGTTAGTCCATGCTTGAGCGCATCTTCATACATCTTAGGACTAATGTTAAACGCAACGTTGCCGCCCTGTTTAATATGCTTACAACATTTTGCCCACAAGGGAATAAAGAAGTTAGTATAAAAGTCTTCATCCTTTTCCCAAGGAGTCATGTGTTCATACAGTTCTAAATTAACGTATGGCGGACTAGTCAATACAAAGTCGTAGTCCAACTTACTAAAGTCTACTGCTAAACAGCTATCCCATATCATTTGGCGCTGTCCGTTACGTTCAACTTTGAAATTCTTATTCTTAAATCCTGTATACTCATCTAAGAATGTGATCATATTCTCATACGCAGGTTTCATTTCCACGTTAGTGTCAATGCCTGTATAGTCTATGCCTAAACTCCAAGCACCTAATAGTCTTCCGCCCCATCCTGCTGTTGGATCTAAGACACTAGTAGCATTGTACTTCTTATAAAGATACTTGGCAGTAGTTGCTTTGAACATCACAATACTACCTAGGTTAATACGGAAACATTCAAACACATTGCCAGCGGCAGTGCGCCCGCCTCGGTTACGTTTACGTGTGCTGTCTATTAACTTATCCCACTCTGGTTTATCGTTCCAAATATCATATATGGTCTTGCCATCTTTTCTACGGCAGTTTAATAAGTTCTTAAACTGAAAATGATATAAGAAAGGATTGCCAGCAAAGTTGTTGGCGTTAGACTCAGCATCAAACTTGTCTAGATTCTTTAGATCTTTATCTAGTTCTGCTGTCGTGATTAGTTTGTGAAGTTCAACATCACCGATGGTAACACTGTCAAGATGTGCGTTTACAGGTTTGAGAGTCATACTGTATTATACAGTCAATTGAATTAAATTACAAGAGTTCCCAGCTGATAAACTGTGGAAGTTTAAGACTTTGTACACGCACGGTAGGATTACAAGCAAACATACCATTGGCATATCTGATATGAATTTCAACACGTGCGCTCTGTTCGCTATCTTCTCGGCCAATGTCTGCTAAGAATTTTAATGTCCAACCGTTTGGTCTGGCGAAATACACATTTTTAACTTTTAACTCATTGACTGTTGCTAGTGTTGGTACATAGAATAAGTTTTTTGTAGTAGCATAGAAGTACGGTTTGGCCGCAAAGCGCAATAAATTTGCTAATTTAGCGTTATCCTGTAAGGTTGTTTCGATAATCTTTTCAAAATCGCCAGCGACTTTGTTAATCAATGGTTGAGCAGCGGCTTGAAGAACTGGGTTTTTCCAATTGGCCACAGCCCAATCACCAAACGGACGTTGCCAATCTTTGTTAGTTGCCACCTGACTTAATATTTCTTGTTGAGTTAATTCAACGGTTTGCACAGACTCGCCGCCGCCTTTTCCAACAACAATAAACTTTTTCTTTTCAGTACTATATGTAATGTAATATTTTTGGTGTTTAGTGTGCCAAGATAACAATTTGTCAGGTGATGCTAAGGCTAATTTCATTACTTCTGTGAATACAACTGTTTTTAAATGTGCAAATTCAGGAGCGGCATGTTTAGCAATAACATCACCGCCACCACCAAGACCAACTGCGTCCGGAGTCAGATTTGATAACGTAATACCGCCCACATCTTTAACGCTAACTCCAGCTTCTAATGTGCCCACAAATCCTATATCGGCTGCATCATCTGCTTTATTCTGTCCAGCTGCCCAAGTATATTGGTTAGGAGTGACGTCCATTTTATTTTGAATTTTTGGAATATAGTTTAAAGTTCTAGCATACCATTTTTCAAATAAAACAGGATCGAAGTTAGGGGCTAAAAAACGTTTAATTCCTTCATATACTTCTTGAGGGTTAGCTAAAGATACAGCCGGAATTGATTCTTCCGGAGCAGCTGGATTAAATGATTTTAATTCACCACCAGTGAATGCTAGTAGCATAGCTATTTCGCTGTTATATCTAACTCGTTCAGAACTGGTAACTTTTTCAGTAACTTCAAATATTTTCATAGTATTGTATTTATTCTTTACGTTCGATGTCAGACTCTAAACAACGTGCGCCATATTGTAATTCTACTATACGACACGGTTCAACAAACGGATTACTTAGTTGATGCCAGGCGCCTTCAGGTACTTCGATAGTGTCGTGCCTACATAATTCTTCTGCTAGTTTGTCACCGCTGGTTACTCGGCACTTGCCTTCTGTTACCAGCCAGAATTCAGTTCTGTGCTCGTGTCGCTGTAATGATAAGCTCTTACCTGGGTCAATGGTTAATTCCTTTACTTTGGCACCAGAAACGTCATGTAATACACGATAATAGCCCCAAGATCGAATGGTTTTAGGCGCTTTCCACTCCTCTAAAATCCAACTGCTACTGTTGAGCTTGTTTTGGCCACCTATGCCAAATTTAAACACTACATCAGACTCGGTCATTTCCGGAATGTTGTTAGCTGTGCGATCCCCACCATTGGCAAATACTATCTGACTGTTAGGGTACATCGTCTTAACATTACGTATTGCTTCACGAGCACTATCATCACTGTCGTCGAACAGTACACAGTGATCTACCATTTTTAAATTCTCAATAATAGCCACACGTTCTGCGCTGGGCATAAACGCACGACCTTTCTTACGCTCTAACCAGACATCACTATTAACTCCGACGACCAGTATGTTGCCAAGAGCTTTAGCAGCTTTAAAATATTCTATATGCCCGCTGTGTAACGGATCAAAATCCGCCTGTAACAAGAATTACTCTATTCATTGATTACCACCCCCTTTTGTTGTTGTAACTCGGCCTTTAACCCATCCGCTGGGTTGAGTTTCCTCGATGTAGTATTTTGTTTTACCTTCTGAATTATGATAAATTTTCATACCTTGTATTTTGTTACACTTCGTTCTACGTATCTCTATCTGATGAAGGTCAGTAAATTGTTTTTTGTTAGCTTCGCGCCAACGAGATAACGTTTCTTCAGAATATACTTTACCTTTCCGGGCAGGCATAATCTGTAAGGCTCGTTTTTCTCTCATTTTTTGCCGTACTTCTTCGGAATGTTTTTTTCCGTAATATGGATTGTTGCTGCCTTTTAGGTTATTACCTATAGTAGCTTTTGTTTCTTCTATTATAGATTCATAAATTTTAGATGATATTTTATATCTCTGTTGGTATTGATTTTCTCTGTTCATCATAGTTCTTATAGCATAAGACATTTTTACTTTGTTGTGTCCTTCTGTCATCTTAACCAATAACCTATGGCAAATAAAATGTTCCCTGGCAGATAGTTTAACTAAATTTTCGTTTTTGTTTGATCCGCCCATACTCTTAGGAATAATATGATGTTTTTCTATATACCCAGTTAATGGATTTAATTTTCTATTTTTAATAATTTTATAATACAATAATGTATATTTGTTTTCGATAAACATATAATTTCCTTATATGTTTATTTATCTAACTTAGGGTCAAATCCACCTGTAACAAGAACAACCTTATTTAACATACCGCCCCTTGGCAGCTCTGAGTACGCCCATAGACTTCATCTGTTTGGTATTTTTAGTTACTGCCGGTGCTTGCTCTACAGTAGTCTTGTCAGACGCTACTACAGTGTTGACTATACCAGTTTCGCTGTGTACAGCTTCTGCTGGCACTTCGGTCCATTGTGGAATCCAATCTATGTAATAGTTTTCTTTATCCAACCAAGGATACAATAATTCTTCTTGGCGTACATGGCCAAATTTATTAAGACTGTTAATCACACTTGGATGTAGCAGTCCTGTGTTCATTAGATCAAACCAACTAGTGGTAGCAGGATCCATCGGTTTAACATCTGACTTGTATACCGCAATGTTGATCCACGGATCGTTAAACTTTTTCAACATATAAGCATCGCGGGTGTCAAACCCATTTACGGCCAGCATATAGATCAATGAAGCCGGTGTGTGATTGTAATAACAACCACTGTGGCTTCTACTGTAGTATTTGTTGTATTCAACACCGCTGGCTGTTGGCACGCTTAATACCAGCATGCCGTTAACGTTCATCTGTTCGTTCCACAGTTTTAATGTTTCTAACGGATTAGTGCTGTATTGTAATACATCGTGAGCAAATATTAAATCAGCTTCGCGCGGTAAACATCGTTTGGTAAAGTCGCCTGTTAATTTGTGTAGGTTTGGTAAATTAGGGATATTAGCCAATTTGGCAGGGTCGTTATCAATAGCCCAACAGGTATAGTTATAGGGCTCTGGACGATCGTCACGTGTTTCTAACGTAGCCCACCAAGTGATATCTTCACCGGTACCACAGCCTAGATCTGCGATAAACTTCAAACTATCTAAAAAACTATCATACTCACGTAGGCAGTTTAATATCATCTCACTGTGTCTAGCCAATTGATGCGTCCTCCATACCAGCAGTACGTAATCTAGTTACATGCCCTAGCATAAAGTTTTTGCTTTCTAGACCTTTCATAATACCCAGCCATTTGTTACGTAGTAGAGCTACTTCATTAATGATAGTTTCCATATCAATGACTTCGTCCTCGCCATCCACATACTTTTCAGCATCACGTGATGTAAGCGCACGATTGTAGGCTTCTAAGTATTTTTTAAAGTGTTCTTTGCGGATCTTTCGTAAGCGAATGTTTAATAGGTTAAGTACTGCTTCAATCTCTTGTAGTTGATTAAAGCGTTGCTCTGTAATACCCGGCAAGGCTGCCAAGTTCTTTTCAATATTGCCGTAGACACCTACTTCTTTTTTAGCTACAGCTAACTCATTAGTGTAGTAATCAATGAAGTCCGGTAGTGCGCCTATATTTTGTACTACTTTATTATACCACATCGTTTAAATTCTTCCAGTAACCAAGGGAATGTTTGTTTCCAATCTAAATTTCTTCTACGATCAATTTCAGTTAAGTATTCTAATAGTTTATGCTGTGTCGGTAAATCTTCTGTTGCTTGTTCTATATGTTTAACAATACCTAAAAATGTATCGCTAGCACTAGCAGGCATTAACTTTACTGTTTCTTCTATTGCCTGTTTGAATAGTGTGTAGTCAAATATAGTTGCTCGCAACACGTTATCTTCAAAGGGCAGTAAATTGTTCACATACCAATGTATAGGTCTATGCTTATTCCACTCAACAAATTTACCTGCTAGCATAGGCAAAGTATTAATACTCAAAGAAGTAATCACACTCAATATACTTAAATGTAAATATTTCTGTGTTAGTAAGTATTGTACATTCTTTTCAAAAATATCGCAATCGAAACCGTGTCTAATATACTCTTGTTCTTGGCCCCAACAGTCTACACTGGCTAATATCTTAACCTGTTTGAGTTTGCCCTGGGCAATCATCTGTTTTACCCTAGCACAAAACTGTTCTAACTTGGTTGTTTTGAGTATCAGATTGCTGATAATACTAACTTCTAACTTGGGATTAGGGTGTTGTTCTATATAATCAAACAGCCTATCTAGATCATCTTGAATAAACGGCTCACCACCAAGTATGTTTATACGCTGTAGTTTGCTGTATCCTGTGTCTAACCACTGCCAAAACAACTCTACAAATTCATTGTATTTGTTGTCGCTATCGTCTGGATGGTATAACCCCGTAGCAGGTATTCCTACTGTGGGCACTAGTTTACCATGTATCCTGTTCTCTGTGGCAATGCGCGAACTTAAAGATTCTTCACAGTATAAACAGGCCAAATTACAGGTATTCTTAAAAAAAATTTCAAGTACGCTGGGATCAACTTGGGTTAGTGTAGAGTCAACATCAAGTTCTAGTGGATACTCATTGGGCACAGTATTTTGAAATAGTCTGTCGCTAAGATTACTATGCTGTTCTATATCACGACAGTGCTCACACCCATCGCCGGGCCATTGGCCTTCTAGCATTAATTCTCTAGCCTTGACCTTTTCGTCTGTGTTGTGAAAATTACCAAACGTGTCTGCTGTTAATTTTGAGAAACTAGCACGATGACAACTAGCAGTTTTTCCATTATTTAAATACAGTGTAGACCAAGACCACTTTAAGCGGCAGGCTGTAGCTGTATGTATAGGGAAAAACTTTTTATCAGACATTAATAGTCGTCACTGCCGTCGAGATCTTCTTCTTCATCAAGATCTTCTTCTTCGCCTAGATATTCTTCTACAGCACGTTTAAGATAGCTGTCAGTACCACCAAATGATTTGAGATCGGCTTCGGTAATGCTATGGTCAGCGACAACACTGATCACATGGTCTGCGGCTGCTTGTTTATCTTTAGGGTTAATATACTCTTTACAGGTTAACCACATTTCGCCTAGGATATCTACTTCTAAACTCATTTTATTACACTCCTTCTGTTAGCATATTAGCTATTAAATTATCAAACTTTTCTTTAACTTCTAAATTTGAACTCTTAAAATGAACCATTTCTCTGATATGATCCAGTAGTCGTTGTATTACATCAAACGAACGAGGATATCCAAGTTCTACACTTAACCTATTTGTTTCTAAAAATCTACGATACTTCTCGTGATTAGTTAGTCCCGGATTAGTGTCTGATGTCCATAGAGTATTTCCATACTCATTATTAAACAAATGAATGCCTAATTCTTCCTGCATGCCTGTTTCAGCCAATGGAGTATTACGTAAGTATACCATCGGTTCTGATAATACCAGCATGGTGATTGTTTCATCTATTAGATATTTTTGATAGCGTCTAAGCATATTCAATGTATCGTGATGATCTTCTAATGTTTCTGTTGGGTAACCAGTGAACATTAATAAAGAATTTGTAATTTTATATTTAGAACACATAGCATAGTGATAGTCTATGTCTTCATTGCTAAACTTCTTACCCATGTGCTCACGCACTCTATCACTACCCGATTCGATACCTACTTCTAATCGATGACAGCCGGCTTGCTGCATTAGTTCGTATAGATATTCTGGATGATGCTTGATTGGGCGCACAATAAATTGCCCGCTAAACTTTAACTGTTTAAACTCTGGGTATTGTTCTTGTAGTTGTATAATGTTCTTTAGTAGATCGATGAACTGTTTCAACGAGCCGTTGATTAAACTATCAGTAAAATGATATGTTAGGATACCTGTTTGTTGATAGTGATGTAGTAGCTCTTGACTAATGTTGTCGCCACTACGGAATCTAAACTTCTTCCAAATATTACCTACGTCACAGAATGTACATCTGCGCACACAGCCTCTACTGCCGGTTATACTAGCAATGGGTGTTCCTGTGTCATTAGCTGAACTAATATATTCTCTAAACTTAACTTTTTTATAGCTAGGAAATGTAAGACCATCTAGATTGTCAATCTGCGGAACCCAATTTTCCCATTTGGCTCCTTTAACGTTTAATCCTAGTTCGTGCTGTCCTTTAAGGAATGCCTCAAATATATAGTCACCTTCACCTAATACATAGTAGTCAAGTAACCCTTGGTCCATTAACTGCTTGCCCATAGTAACGTTAGGCTCTGTTTGATATCCTATGCCCGGGCCGCCAGCAATGATAGTTGTGGTCATTTTTTCACGTATAGCTTGTGTGACTAGCTTTGCGTAAGGATGTTGTATAAAGCTCAAGACTGAAACAGCAATAAGGTCCGGATTGTATGCTATGAGTTTGTCTACACCTGCTGATATAGCCTGTTTAACCTGTGCTAATAACTCAGGGTCAATGGTTACAAAATGGTCACCTTCAACGGGAACTACAAACAGTCTTTCCCATAGACTAATGCCTAGAGCGTTCTTTACAATGATATTAAAGTCAAAGATATCATACTCTATGTCAAGTTTTTCACAAATGCCTGCTAGAAATGCGCTAGACGCAGGTGGGCGATCTACACTTAATAGTCCTGTTGATAGTACAGCTATTCGTTTGTAATTACTCACTGGCCAACATTTCCTCTAACTGTTTTAGGTAGTAAATAAGCGTTTGTTTTTTTGATTCGTTGTAGTCGCCAACAAGTGTTTCTTTAGCATCATACACTGCTGAATTAAATTTATTCTTTTCTTCTAATATCCAGCTGATAAATGGCATCTTAAACTTTACTCGCCATTCTCCGTTGATACCCCACGTTAATCCGTTTGGGTATGTTTGTTCTTTAGTATAGTACACGCCAGAGTATTTAACAAAATCGGGAACAGCTACTCCACCAATTTGTATCTGCTCTAAGGTTACTATTTGGTCTTCAATGATTTGATCATCAACGACTTTTGTGTTGTTGTGAGTTTTATCGTATAATTCTATGGTTAGTTCATGTTCGCCATCAACAAGAACCAAAGGGATATCTACCCTAGCCGATGGCCCTGTAAAGGTATAATCCTCGTACAGGTCATCGTCAAGATAAAATTTAAGTTTAGGCCAACCGTTGTATTGGCTGGCACTAAACACTAGAGATAGATTGTCATCAGTCATAGTTAAGTAAAATTATTCAACAGATTCGGCGTCAGCTTCTTCTGTTATTTCATTTGTACTTAGCAAATGAGAGTTGGATGAAATTTCTTTCATAACTTTATCTAAACTACCATCTTCGTTACGTTCCCATGCTTTACGGAATTGTTTAATAACAGTGCCATCAGCAAGTTTGTAGACTAGACTGTTACCTTCTTTTGATAACAAGCTCTTAGCTTCTAACATATCTACCATACCCGAGTAAGGACTCATACCTGTTTCATATGGAATCTCTACTTGTACTGACTCAAACGGTTTAGCATAACGTGTTTTCATAATCTTACAAGCGGCACGGATACCGTTAACTGTTGTAGTCTTATTACCATCAGCATCTGTTTTAAGTTTAAGTTTGCGCATAGCTACTACAATACTTGATGCGTAGATAAAGCCTTGACCACCTGAAATCTTATCATCTGGGTCAAACATATCTTGACTAGCGTAGGTATGGTTAGTTGCTACTAGACCTAAGTTCAATGTACCAAACATGTTTACACAGTTACGTACAAGTGCTGTAAGTGCTTTAGGTTTACGACCCATATCACCTTTCATTTCACCGGCTTCAAACTGGTTAACGTCTGTTGGAGTTAACATCATACCCAAACTGTCTAGTACAAACAATACCTTAGGACGATCTTCTTCTGGTAAGGTACGATATTCTTTAACAAAGTCACTGATAACTTTAGCCACATCATCGATCATAGCCATATTAAGTTTAAGTAGTTTGCTTTCATCTGTGTCTACACCTAATGCGTGTAACCATGCTTCGTCAAGTGCGTTTTCTGTATCAATTAAGATTACATAAATGCCTTGATCTTGTGCGTTTTTAACAATGTTACCACTACAGATAAATGATTTACCTGCGCCCGATTCACCGGCGAATACAGTTACCTTACCCATTGGAATACCTTTGTGAAAGTCTCCACTTAATAGATAGTTTAATGTGTAGTTACCAGTTGAGATCCAATCGGTTGGATCGTTAAAGCCAATACCTAAGCCTTCAATTGACTTGGTAATCGACTTGCGAAATTTACTAATGTCGAATGGTTTTGCCATGATTAATCCTTATTGAAGTAATGGGCGGGGATATACCCCGCCCTGCGTGTTTAACTATTACGCTTTGTTTTGACGACTACGGATCATCGCTAGGATGTCTTCAGCACGTTGGCCGCCAGCGGCTGGAGTAGCTACTGGTGCTGTTGGTGTTGGTTCGTCTGCTTCAAATGGAGGATTTTCGGCTATCGGAGCTACTACAGCAGCAGGTTGTGCTACCGGAGTACTTTCAACATGTTCACTAACAACTGCGCGATCACCTACCGGAGCTGCTGAAGTTGCTGAACCTGATGGAGCTGCAACCCCACGTGGACGATAGTAAGCACCCCAACGTTCTGTGTCGTATGCTTGACCATCAACTGATGCTTCAAACATTTCTTTAATGACTTTTAACTCAGCATCACTTGGTTTCTTAGGTAAGAAATCACTTAGGTTGTGAAGACCGTTAGTGTCAATTGCTGTTGCTTCTTCTGAGGTTAGCGCACTTTCTTTACGTGACCATTTACTAGTACTATAGTCAGCATAACCACCTTTTGATGTTTTAGACACTGTAAAGTCTAGGCCACCTTGGTAGTCTGTTGGCAAGTTTTCTAACTCAGGGTCAAGTAGTGCTGACTTAACTAAGTTAAAAATCTGTGGACTAATAATAAATCTACGGATTGGGTTAGCTGGCGTGTTATCATCAGCTAGTGGATTGTCACGTACAAAGCCTTGGAACAAATATGATTTCTTTTTCCAATACTTACGACCCATTTCTTCTAAACTTGGATCCTTAAACCATGTACGCACTTCTGCTAGTACTGGACATTGGTCACCGTACATTTCCACGCATGGTACTTGTACTGTAACTGGTTTACTATCTGGTTGACCTTTAACGCCCGCAAACGTTAAGTTGATCATTAGACGTTCTGCCCAAAAGAATGTATTCTTTGGATCTGCGTCTGGGAGGAATCTGATTCTTGCCGAAGTGCCTTCTGGAATGTTCCAGTGAGCGTAGATAGCGTTGTCGCCACCTTGTTGTGAATTACCTGAACCACGAGTTTCTTGTGCTTGTAATTTCGCACGAATTTCTGCTAATGATGTTGCCATGATGTTTTCCTTTATGTTAAGTTGGTCTTTAATATGCCTAAAACGTATAAGCATTTATATACTATACGCTATAATTATTTATCTTACAAGAGATATTTTCGAATTTTTTCTACCAAAAGCATATAACCCTGTAGGTTAGGGTGTACATCGTTCCACTGTTGGTTAATAAGGTCAAATTTGGTGCTAGATTCTAACATTATTTGTTTAATTTCTGTACCAAACTTGAGCATAACTTCTACATTATCATTAAGTTGCGCAAACCACTCAAAGTCACTTAAGTACACATCTGTTGCTGTAGGTATTAGCAATTCTGTTATACTAGGAACAGCCGGTATTAAATTGCTGTAATTATATATACTAGGATGTAGTTTACTCCAACCGCCTAAACAGATAATTGGTTTATTTAATCTGTTTAGCGTTGTGTATAGGTTATTGTAATATACATCTAAACAATGATCAATCGAATCAAATGTAAGTAAGTGTTTAAAAAATACGGGTCTTAGTTTCTTAAACCCATCTTTATGTTGACAATGCTCCCTAAACGGATCTGTTTGTAAAAACAGTATATGATCTGCTGTGTTACCTTTAATACGCTGTGCTATATTATTATTAGCATCTCCAGCAACACTGATGTTGGTCACAGTGTATCCCTGTGATTCTAATATAGTTTGAATTCCTTGCCCTGTAGCAGTATATACTCCATTCACAGTTTGATATACGCCTATGCCCCAACTATCTCCAGCTAGCAGTATCTGTGTCATTGCTGTGCCCGTATTACATCTAAAAATACTTGCCTATTATGCTCTAATACGGGTTTCATTTCGGAGTACAGATTATTAATATCGGCATATGATAGCGTTGCTATACTATCTATTTCTGCTAGTACTGCTTGTTGTCGTAGATGGACATTGTCTATACTATCGTAACTTTCATCTATCCACGGTGCAAATGTTTTAAACCCGTAAGACTGTAGTTTAGCCAGCGTGCCCGCCCCACTCATGACAATAAAAGGTTTACCTATGTATAGATTTTTAATTGTCTTTTCGGTAATCCAACTAGTACCAAGCACATCGGTTTCACAAACAATCTCCATAAAGTATTCATTGTAGGGGTGGCGTTGACCTACTATTAGTTCGTGTGTGTAGGTTCTATTAGGAAACAGTTGATCGTAGACTATAGGGGTATGCTGTTCTGCCCAGGCAATTAACTCTTGATTATAATCAGTCATTTTTCTATCAACTAGCACGCCCTGTTCTTGATAGGATATTATACTGTCATTCAAATAGTGTTCGTACAAGTGCTGTGTAATAGCTAATCTAAATATAGTACCACGATTAAACCAAACAGCAAACTTTTTTGTAAAATTGCCCTGCGGTATAGAGATACCTTTAACACTGCTATACAATACCTTACACCAATAGGGTACACAATCAACTACATCAACTGTGGCATTAGGTATTGCTATCTCTTCTCTACAGATAACTGCGCAGGTGCTAGCAGTTAAATTAAACGTTTTAATTATATTGTTGATTACATCAATGGCACCAGAATGTTCTAGTATAGCACCATCTTCGGATATAAAAATAAAACGTTTATCTTGCCCTATTTTGTGTAGGTAATACAACAATTGATCATTGGCCCGTAGTGTTCGCTCACGCTCGTACAGGCAATCAAAGTTAATTACTAGTGTGTCGCCAAATTCTAATACAGTTTCATATCGATCATTTTGATCAATAACATTGTATACCTGTTGCCAGAAGAAATTAACTAAATCAGACATTGTAAAATACCCGTTTAACTTTATGAGCTGTTAGTCCAATAAATGTGTTATAGTTATGTTCTAATATATCATTCATAAGATCTAACATTTCAGTTAGTTGAGACACCTTATATGTTGATATTAGATCAAGCTGTGTGTGTATTGCTCGTATACGATCAGCTTCTGCGTAACTATCGTACTCCTCTGACCAAAACTGATCAAATGTGCGGAATCCCAATTTTCGCAAATTACTTAGATAATCTTTATTGCTCATTACTATAAAAGGTCTGCGTGCTATTATACAGCGCCACAACTTTTCTGTTACTAATAAACAATTGCCGTGAACATTGGGTTCAACCACAACATCTAAGAATATGTCGTGATAGTAATCTAATAATTTTAAATTTTCCGGATGTTGTATAGGCTCTAAAATCTGAGGCATATCTAGTGTACGTGGGCATGTACCAATAAACTTAGCTGCTTCTATATACATATCACAGCCCTGTCTAATCAAATCATCTATTCCTGTGTATAATTTAGGATTATAATTGTTAGTTGTTTGGTCGTACAAGTATGTTTGTAATGTTTTATCTGAGTAATAGGTATCTAATATAGTTGCTATCCATAGTCTTGACCAGTTTGTTCTACTAGAAAAGTTAGCAAAGTGTTTGGATGGAGTAGTGCCGGTTGATATAGTTCTATTAGACAACCATTCCTGTATGCTGCTAATCTCATACCAGCTGTTAGCATCACGTATTATTCGATATTCGCTATGTTGCTCTAACATATTAGCTGTTTTAATTGTAACGTTAGATTTAGGGTATCCGGTAGTATCACAGAACTGATCTAATAATTCATACAATCCTAATCCAATAGCACAAGACCCTTCAGGCAACATGTCTATTGTTGCTCGTTTGTTGTTGGTAAGGCAGTGGTATAGGTAGACTAGGATTAGATCCTTGCTCCATATCTTACGATCAAGTGTGCCAATGCTTAAGGTCATTTTATTTTTTTAGTTGACACATTTTCTAAATGTATAATTTTAGAGTCAATGTCGTCTACAGTAGGGCATTGACGGCAAATACTATTGGGCTTGCCAAAGTTAGCTAAAAATCGTTCTAATTCTAAATCAGAGCAATCAGAACCTATACCATGATCTATCATCGGTTCCCACAACTCCACATTAGGATTGCCTACTTTGTCTAGTGTTTCTTTTACTAACCCAGCAGTACTACATTTATGTAGTTTACCCTTGTGTAATAGCGGGCACGTTTGTTGACAACAAATAGCAAATGCCTTTGCTGGATCATTGTCGTGCGGTTTCATATCGCTGTATGTGCCTTGATATGTTTTATAGAATGTATCTGGACGCTTTACATGAAATCTAACACGGTCACCTGTGGTATGGCGTTGTATACCGTATTCAGTTACAGGTTGCCAATCGTATCTATCATAGATACGTTGTATGGTTGTTTCTAATCTAGGATCATCTACATGTACACCAATTTTAATCACACAGTTACCAATGTCGTGTAGTAGATCTACTATATGAAACTTTTTATCTAGGTTAATGCCATTTGTAGTAAAACGTATTTGAGCCTTGGGCATCAGTTCACGTAGTCCCACAATCCATTTGTCTACTTCCGGATTGACCAATGGTTCGCCACCTAAGATACCAAAGTCTAATATATCAACTCGATCCAGCCATGCTTCTAGTTCTTGACGTCCTTGCGCCCAAGTAACAAATCCAGTGTGTGTTAGGTCACTGTAGTTAGTACAGCCGTGACAACTTAGATTACACACCTGCGTAATCATAGTTTCAACAAATGGTAATACTAGTTTTATACTCATATAATTACTTATCAGCCAACAAAAAAGGCACTATAAAAGTGCCTTTTCTAATTGATATTATATTTGTTATTTTACTAAGCCCGCTATCTTACGCATTTGTGCGATGTCTTCATCGAACTGTTTATTGTATAGTGTTACATCGTCTTCTGGTTCGCCCTTGGCCATTGCCTTAATACCTTGAGGAATAGTTTTAAGTTTGTCTTTGAAGCTTAATGGTTTTGCGCCCATACGTTTTAGTTTTTCATCTTTGTTAACGTGATCGTCACCTGCTACAGATTCGTCCATTTCTTCATTACCATTGTCACAGCAACATTTAGCACTGTCGCATGCGTCACAGTATTCTTCTGATAAGTGTTTTTCTAATTGTTCAGGTAACTCTGAATATTCTACGCCTACTTCACGATATACTTCGCGGACCATAATGCTAATATCGCTTGAGCCTAATTCTTCTACCGGTGCGTGGAATGATGCTACATCACGTGCGGCATTCATAACACCATCTGGACCTGCTTTCATTAATAGTTCTTGATGTTGTCCAATATTACCCAAGATTCTACGTAGGATAGCTGATTGGATAGATTCAATTTGATCTTCGCCCGCATAGTCATCATGTGCTTCATCTACCACCGGTTCATCTGTACCGCTTGCGCCATATGTGTCACCTTCGGGTAATGATTCTGCTTTTTCGTTAGCCGCAACACGTAGTTCATCATCACTGACGTTCATTACTTCTTCTGGGCTTGCGCCTAAAAAGTCTAACAATTCAGCACGTGTCATGCTATCAACTGGGGCATCACCTGTGCCAGACTCGCCTAATTCGCCCGAGTCTACATCACCAATTTCGTTCATAAGCTCTTGATACACTGTTGGAGCATTATCATATACCCAACTAACAATACTGTCACGGGCATCGGCGTCTGGATTTTGTTTGGCCTGTGCTACTAGTTTGCTTTCTAATTCGTTGCTATTAATAGCATCACGTATTGCTGCTACTGCGTTAATACCATCAACCCCAAACGGGACTGGTTCAGCTAATAAGTCTGCTAGATCATCAACACTAATCGGTTCATTACCGGCATCGTTGCTATCATCCCAGCTTTCAGCTACCCCATTGGCCCAATTTTCAAATTGTGCCGAGTATTGATTTGCGTTTTCTTTTTTCATATTATAAGCCTTGTGTACAATTGGTAGTGCTTGTGATAGTCTGTCAGGAAACACTTTCTTAACAAACTTCTCACGTAATTCATCTTCATTAAACTCGTCTGTTTCGTTCAACGGAGGAGTATATGATTCTTTATATTCGTTATAGCCTTTTTTACCCTTCAGTTTCTTAAGAGTATTTTTAAGCAGGCCGTGATATTCAAATGCTGATTCTAACATATCGTTAGTAGTAGCATCTTCAAATTGTCTATGACGCATACTGTGAACAAATGGGCGCAGTTTGTTTAATTCTTCAACCATTTCACAGATATGTTGACCAAATTCGTCACTCGGTGTGCCACCTGCGCTGATATGACGTGCCATAGCACGGGTGCCAATTAGGCTTTCGAATGGCATACGGAAACGCTCGCCTTGATTGTTTTCTACAAACAATGCCGCAATGTTACGTGAACGTGCACCACGTGTTTCGTCGGTAATAGGTTTAGCATGTGCTACCTTGATACGCACAGGACCAAAGTCCTCATAGCTACGATTCATTGTGCCATACATACGACTTTCACTAACTACTTCGTCTTTATCGTAGGTACTATCAGCTTTGCTTACCTGTTGTAGATCACGATGTTTAAGTGTTGCGCGAGTGATATCACGTGGCTCAAAACTTAGTAAATTACGTTTAGAAAATTCACGTAGTTCACGTAAGAACGCATACCATTTGTCGCGCTCTTCATCTTGTAATTCGTGGCTAATGTTTTTACTAAAATATACTTTAAGACTAGACTCGTCAATAAGGCTAATAGTAATATTGCCGTAGTTTTTATCATCGACTACATAGTCAAAGTTGAAGAAGCGGGCATTTTCAGGATCTTGTGTGGCTTTAGCTTTATCGTCGCCTAGGCTAACATCCTCAAATCTGTCACGTATTTTTTCAAATAACGCTTCTGCTATTTTATCTGTTTCTCTCATAGTATTATTTATCTATTCTTCTTAGCAGCGTGTACTGCTTATACCAATTCATAATAAAAGGTATTAAAAAAGTATGAATGGCATTGGCTCGATCATGTCATCCAATGTATCTCTCATAGCATTGTCGAGACTACTGTCATATGATTGTAATAACATTGCCATGCGGACTGACAACAGTAAACTCATCACTAGGTCATCAGTTTCACCGGGTTTAGCAGCATAACTAGGACCATTGGCCACAAACGTTTTAAGTTCGCTAATAAGATTCTTACTATTAACAGTCATCTTTCTACTTTCTATTAGGTTTTTTAACTTAGCGCAGGCACTTAATTTTGATTTATTTGTAGTATTAAATCCTTTACGATATCTGCGGCCGCCGCCCATTGACTTAGGCTCACTCAAGAATGTTCCTTTGATATTTTCCTCGCCCAACTCCGCTAGTGCCACTAACGCGGCTTCTCCTAATGTATTATTTTCTAAGCTATAGTAAATGTTATTAACAGAAACTGTTTCACTTAGGTACTTGGTAATTTCACTGAGAATAGCAATTTGTCTTTGTACAATAGTACGATTATGTTGCCACTCACCCACTTGTATAAATGTAGGCAGTTCAAATACCTGTATAGCACTAGGGTCGCCACCTGTGCCTAGACTAGGATCTAAACTTACAAGATATGTTTTGTTAGCTTCTGGCTTTTTATACCATCGTACTTGGCCCTGGCGCTCTATAGGGTCTTTACCTTCCATATCAACTAAATGACTAGGATTAATTAATGTTTCGTCCCAGATAATGAACTCACAGTCCATTTCACGGCGGAAACGTTCATCACCTAACTGTGCTCTTTGCTCCATAGCCCATTTTTCGTCACGATCTGGATGTTCTCGCCAGTAGCTACGGAATGCTCTGAATCCATTTATTCCTAACTCAGTTGGATTGCCAAACTCATCTACGCATTTGTTCGCACCTTTCCATAGGGTAGCAAACTGGTCTTCATCGCTGTTGGGCGTTGAAGTAATAATACATTTACCACCAGTTGCTAGTGTGGGACTAATAGAAGTCCAAAATTCTCGTCCTATGGTAGGGCGAACGAACGCAAACTCATCGCAATATAGTAGTGATATAGACATACCACGACCTGTGTTTTCAGTAGTTGTGGCACTTACTATACGACTACCATTATCAAAATCTATACTACCTTTGTTATAGCTAGTAGCACCAGCACGTATATAATCGGGTACGCTTTCGTAAGCATATCGAATACGCTGCATAATTTCTTGTGAACCTGTGTATTTGTGTGCGGCAATTAGGATAGTACTATCTGGTACAAACATAGCGTACCATAACAAGTAACCTGCGGCACTTGTTGACTTACCTGTTTGTCTGGGCATTAACGATATACTATAACGATAGTTATGGTAGCTGTTAATTAGGCCTTTTTGATAGTCAAATGGTTGATACAACATACGGCCCCGAGTAGGATGCTGTATGTAAAAATAATTACTCATAAAGTATTCTGGCCCAGTAATAGGGTCAGCGCACTTTGCGAATTCTTGTAGTTGTTCTTGTGTGTAACTCTCAATGGTATGAGGTTTCTTTACTAGAACGTTTTCGGTTGCTCTGGGTTGTGCCATGTAATTACTTATCCTGGCTGCGAGGTGGTATTGCTAAATTACCAGGGACTTTCACCTGTTAGATATGGTTTACTAAACCATAAACGGAACCATTCTGGACTTCCTGGTTGTACGTTGTTTTCGTTTTGATAGTTAATCTTTTCCATAGCAGTTATACTTGTATTACTACCTGCTGTAGTTACACTACCTGGGGTAGTATATTCTTGTAGACGGCCTACATTAAGACCAGGAGTTAAACTAATACCAGCTAATCGTTTCATATCCAATAGAGGATCATTTTCATCTAATACTGCTTCAGGTATAAGATCTTCTGTTTTATAAAAGTCAGTCGACTTTAAATGTATATGATTAGACACCGTATTTGTTCTTTTTGCGTTGAGCTACTGGACTAGTTTTATTAACTTTATCTAGTTCAGAAGATTTTTTATTACTTTGTTTTTTAGTAGGAATACCAAATTTCTTTTTAGCATGATCAATGATTTCGCGTTCGCCTTCTGTATAGGCAATAGTAGCAAATTCACTGCCCCAGCCGCCTTGATCATCAACGTCACGATCACTATTAGGACTGCCTGCTAGTTCAATGCCAAATCGATACGCCAAATATGGATTATTGTTATTATCCAGGCCCGGGTAGCTTTCTAAGCCAGGGATAGCTCTACGAGCTCCCTTTCTTAGTTTAGCTTCAGTAACGATTTCGTTAATTTTCATTAGGCTTTGATATCGCTAATTAAACTTTCGTAGTCTTTCCATAGGCTTTCTTCAACTGCTAACGGATTAGCAGCTTTATTAGCTGTGCGTGGATCTTGACGTTTAGATTTATGTAAATCAGTACCATTCGGAATTGCTGCGCTTAGTGGAGCAATTTTTTCATTTGGTGTATTTACATACTCAATGTCACGTTCTTCAGCAACTTCACCGCCCTCGTCACCTACTGGAATTTCTTGTGCTACCGGCACTTCAGGAGCAGCCACTGGCACTGTTGGTTCGGCTGGTAGCTCTGCTGATTGTAATCCAGCTAACAACTGTAATACATGAATACCATCAGCACTATCTGCTGACGCATTAATTGTTACGTTAATAGCTTCTTCAACTTGTTGTTTTTCTTGCGATACGTCACCAGAAACACTATGAGTTTTACCACCAACTACAAATGTATCTTTACCTGACTGTATAGCATCAAGACGTGCTTTAGTAAATTCGTTACCTTCATCTACAGAAACTTCTGGAGTAGTATCTACGCCACAGGCATTTAAGAACATATCACGTTTAAAACGTGGATTTTGTTGAGCAAAAATACCAGCATGGTGATGTGCTAACTCTGTAGCTTTCGCACGGTCTGGATTTGCTTTGATTAAATCAGCAACCATACGGAAATCTTTACGACTAACAGCTTCATCAAGTTCAGTTACTTCAAGTACTGCTGGTTTAACTGTTGGAGGTAAACCTGCTAATCTAGCAATCTCATCTAATTCTTCAGTGTTTGATACTATTGGTGCTGACACAGGTGCTGTCATTGGAACAATACTGCTTTCAGCAAGTTCTTTACAATAGTGAGCATAAGCACTAGCTACATCGCCCAAGAAGTCTTCATCCATTAATAAAATGTTTCTAGCACGTTCTGGTTTCATACCGCGTGCTACCATTTCTTTACGTACAGCCGCTTCAAAATCACCAGTTGATGTGTCTAAATTTGGATTGTCTTCAGCTAATGCTTTGCCAATTTCTTCGTAATAATAATCACTCTCTTGGATCATACGACTTTCTTTAAGTTTAGTAGGTTTAGCTTTTTTCATATCAGGAGCAGAATTTTTAATAGTGTCGCCAAACTCTGTACCTTCATCTAAATTACCTGCTTTTTTTGCTTTCCATGCTGTAGCATAAGCAATGCCTTTTTCTTTCTTAGATAGATTACCGTCTTTACTATAACCTTTCTTAATGTGTTTAACCATACGTTCGGCTTTAGCACCTGGAGGTGCTACTTCATCTAAATCGCTAACGTCATCTTTCTGTGCAGCGCCACCGTAGGCTTTACCAGCAACTTTACGGATTGGGGTGTTTGTATTGCTACCACCACGCTCAGCACGTTCGTCTTCTTGACGGTCTTTTAATGCTTGTAGACGTTTACGTTTAGCAATAGCATCGGCATTAGGTGCTTCTGGCTCGTCGTAAGCCGCTTCATTCATCGTTGCTTCTTTCTTTTTCATTGCCGCAACAAAGTCTGCTAGTTTACAATCAGGATTAGATTTTTTAAATTTTTCGTAGTTTGCTTTGAACTTAGGGTGTTTAGGATCATCAAGTGTATATGGACCTTGACCTTCTTTAATTTTTAGTTTGCTGGTTAGATCTTTTGCGTCACCGCCAAACATATCTTTAAACGCACCTTTAGCATTGTTCTTATCTTTAACTGCTTTCTTAGGTGGTTGATTAAAAGATGAGGAGTGACGTACACCGTATTCATCGTAGTCGTCGCTACTAAAAGGTTCAGCTTTTTTTTCCTTAGCAGCTTTCTTCATTGGCTCTTTCTTGTCGCCATCTTTGTCCATGTCTAAGAAGTCTGGTTTGGCAGATTCGTTAAATGTTTGGAATTTAGCTTCTAAACTTTTAACAGCTTCCATGATATCACCTTTTGGCTCTACACTTTCGTATAATGGCTCTGATGATTTTGGAGTTGCTACTTCGGTAGCAAACACTGATTTTAATTTACCTAAGATATCGTACATATTGCTCATGTTATTTCTGTCCTTTTTTAGCGGATGGGATCTTATTTTGATTGCTACCTACAGGGCTAGTATTGCCTTGTGGTAATTCGTTGGTTGTTTTACCGTTGTTGCTTTCTGGTGTGTCATCTTTACCTTCAGCAATATCTTCTTTAGGTGTTGATAATTCTTTAAGAATACTATTAAAACTCGCATAGTCTTTACCAGCCTGTGTTGCTGCCGGATTGTCTTCGTAAGGTTTATCTAATACTGCTTCGCCTTGTTTAAATTCACGTAGATCGCTGTCACCACTTTCGTTCCAACGCCATAGTTCTTCTGGGTGGTTCTTAGGAACAACAAACACATTAGCTGCCGGAATATTAGCACGTTCAGCAATAACAGCACGAACCTGATCATTATTACATGGGTATTTAAGTACCGCATCTAATAGATATACTTGACAATTTTTGATGTTAGGAAAATCAATATCGCTTTCCATGATTGGCAAACGCTTTGGTGTACTTACGCTTTCTACCGCGTATGCTTCGAGAGCTGCTTTGATTTGGTCCATTCTTTCGTTAGGGTCAAAGTTAGCAATCTTAACACGGAATTCGTAAGTTTTTTGATTCTCTGCTAGATAATTTAAAAAGTTCTTCATACTCGTAAGGATCCTGTATAGTGTTATTTATGCTACTTTGGCAAATTACTCTTGCCCAAAAGCTGGTTTAATAGTTCGTTGCGATCAAGTATAACGCCTTTACCGTCTTCGGCGTCTAGTAGCTTGCTACCGTCGGTTTTTTCAGCATCTTTGGCTGCTTGTTGATCTAAGCGCATTTTCTTAAGCTGTAGGTCTACCATACGTAGCTTCTTATCTAACTTGGCTTGTTTAGCTGTAATAGCATGTCCTAGCAGTGTGCCCGCTGTGGCTAAGATATGCCCGCTAAAACGTGCTTCCACGTTCATGCCTAGATCAATTAGGTCATTGAACTTTTCTTTAGCTAGATCGCTTAGTTCATCTAGTTCTTTATCACTAGTGTCTAAATCTGCTACAAATGGCAGTGCAGCATCTATTTTATCAATCGCACGATCAACGTCTTCAATCATAGCGCGATTGTCTTCTATAGTGTTCTCTGCTTGTTCAACTGTTGTTTCTTCCGCAGGCGGTAAATTAAATAGGTCTGATAGTTTTTGTGTCATAGTTTATTATTTAACGTTTCATATTCTTGAAGATGTCGTATTCGGTTACAACTCTAAATCGAATATTGTTGGCTCTACACCACGCATCAGCGGCGGCCCATTTGGCCATGTTCATTGCTACCATAAGTTTATCACGATAACTACGTGCTGATTCCATCGTGGTTTCAGTACTGGGTTTAATTTCGATTAGTTCAGTGTGCTTACGTTGATTAGCATCTACATAGACTATTAAGAAATCTGGTACATAGATTGTCTGTTTGCCTTTTACAGGATTGAAATAAGGGATCTGTATTGCTTCACTGGCCCAATTAACTATTGCTGGATTATTATCGCAAAAACTACAAAAAGTAAATTCCCAACTGCTACGATAGGTAGGAACTTTTTTACCTATGTATTTTTCTGGGTGTTTGATTGTGTATTTGCCGTTGGCATACTTACTCATAATTACGCTAGAATTGCTCGTTGAATGTATTTGTTAATAGGTGGACTGTTGCTAATGCCTAATAGACTAGTTTCTACTCTATTAAAGTTTAACAACATTGCTAGGTACGCACTAAGTTCTTGTGTTTTTAGTTTACGGAATTCATCTAATAGCGACATAATATCCATACCCTGTGTTTGAGCAGTATAGATAACTGACGCCGCTAGTAATGTGCCGCTAGATTTATCTCCAGTTACAGACTGGAAGTATCCAACAACCGCATCGTTGACGTTTTGATTAACATTATAATTTTGTGAAAAGAAATTGTTAAAGTATTCAGTTGTGTTATTTAAACTTGAACTTGGTGGTAAATTGCCGATAGCCATAGTTGTTCCTTATACGTTTGTGATACCTTGATTACTTGACGGTAATTGATTATCTTGACTATTAATATTGTTTGTATTGGTAATCTTATTAACACCCGGAATTGCGCTAATTGCCTTGCTAATACCTTGATTAATACCAGCGGCTGTTGGAACAAAAACTGTGCTCAATGGATTTTGGCCACGCAATATATTTTTACCCAGTTGTTGTAGTTCTGCCGATGCTACGTTTTTCAAATTGGTATTTTTAAAATTATTTGCTGTTCTAAATCCACCCAAGGCAGCCTGTACAAAATTGCCATTGGCTAGGTTAGTTGTTACATCGCCTATACCTTCAATAAGACCACCTGGGCCTAAGATGCTTGTGGTGCCACCACCTAAACTGCTCAGTGGGCTTGCTTGGTTGTCGTAGTGTATTACATTAAATCCTTGTACTGTGCCATTGGTTACTGGACCAGTTTCGTAGCGTACTGCTTCGTATGCTACAGTCATACTATGTTCCATAGTATCGTATTCGCCAGCTATGTGTTGGCCGTGTTGGAAGTTAGTAATAGTTGGGCGCATCAATATATAAGAACTAAAGCTCTTTTGATGTAGGCTGTATATTCTTATAGCGTTAATATAGGTTGGTGTGTTATTACCGCCTTGTGGAGTATATCCCCAAGTTTGTTCTTGTCTTTGTTTATATTTGTGATCTTGATGGAAAAGTGATTCTTCGTGATCGGCATCTCTATAGTAGTAAGAGTAATAGTTGTACCAAAATTCACGCACTACATCTGCGCTATCATCGTGGAATGTTAGCGAAATTGGATCATAGTTAATACGTTCTTGTATTATGTTCTTTCTGTTGTAGGCGTTTAATGTTTTAGTTTGTACACTAAACTTAGGTAAGTTTACACTTTTAGCCATTAGCCCAATTTCAATTTGACTATTTTGATCTACTGTTGCTACTGTTGGATTAAGGTCAATGAACACATGGTACATTGTGCCAATTTTAGGACTTAATCTATATAGACCATCAACAAAGGTACGAGAGGCATGTTGCCAGTCGTGAATTTCATCACCTGTACCTAATTGTTGTAAAAATTGGTTAAAGAACCCTGCCATAATGTTTACCTATTTACATTATTTATCGAGATAAAAAAGCCCGGATTTTAACCGGGCTTTAAGTTGTGTCATCTGGATTAACCAGTAGTTGTTACACCTAACGTTCTAGCTACTGTACTACCAATACCTGTTTCTTCTGGAGTTTGTACAGCATTGTCATAGCGGATTGTTAACGCAATAGTCATTGGATCATTTGTACTATAATCAGCATCGCCGTAATCAGCATTACTAATATAGCAACCATATAGTTCCCAAGTTTCAAGAACATTAACTTGATTTGCTCCGTTACCACCATCCAATACTTCTAGTTTAGTGATAAATTTATAGTCAATGCCGCTTGATGCGCTTGATTGTTCCATAAAGTCGAATTGTTTTTGCATTTGCTCGCCAACACGTTTAGAAACACCGCCCGATGCGTCATCGCGCATTGTAACGGTAACTGTTTCCCATGTTGGTTTGCCTGCTAAGTAGATCTTACTGTTGTAAACAGGGATTATAATTTCTTCAAAACTTAGTTTAGGACGAGTAAAGTTCATAACTTGTTTTGTTAATTCTGTAGTAGCCGGATCTACACCAAAGTTTTCAAAAGTTACGCGAAAGCGGAACTTTAATTTTGGCATTAACAGGCCTTGAGCTGATGCGCTTTGGTCTGTTGCTAACGGTACTGTAAATTTGCTTAATGACGCTGTTGCCATTTTATTATTCCTTTTATATATTTATACCAATTCGTCTCATAAAATCTAGGGGAATTTCTTCCCCTAGCTTATGTTATAATTGGGCTCCTGTACTTCTAATACGTACTGGAACATAGATGAACTCAATTGCTTTGACTGGTTTAATAGCAATATCAACATACAATTCATTACGATCAATACGATCCGGTGTATTGTTTGTTTCGTCACATACTACCAAGTAGTCGTATAAACCACGTTTAGCAACTACATCATTCAATACTGCTTCAAATGATGATTTAACTTGGTTACGAGTAATTGTATCATTTGGTTCAAATATGAACGGACGAGCAACTTTGTCTAATACTAAACGTAAGTAGCAAATTAAACGTGCTACGTTAACACGATCCATTGCGCTTGTCATTGGGCTACGAGTTTTTTGACCGTATGCTACTAGACCAACACCTGGTAATACTGTTAGCGGGTTAACTCTGTCTGCGTATAGTACATCACGTAGGCCAACTGTTACACCAATGCTACGGAAAATGCTTTCTGTAGTGTCAATATAACCAATTGCGCTAACGTTATCAATAACGCCACGGCGTACACCAGCAGGAGCAAACCATGGGTAACTAACATTATCACTACGGATGTATGTACGTAACATCATGTGTGATGCTGGAACTACTACGCTTTCACCACCTAAATCTGTACCAAATCCAGCTGGGTAGTAAACACCTAAATATTCACTGTTACTTACTAGACCTTTAGGACCGTTGTCTAATGCTAGGTTAGTATTTTTAATCCAAGGTTCAATATTAGAACTGTTTAGATCTAATGGACTATCACCAATGATGAACGCTGTTTGTTTGCGATCGTTGTTTAGTGTAATCATGTTTTGAATTAGTTCTGGGTAACCTGGGCAAACAATTAAGTTAAACTCTGTTTGCTCTTCACGTAACTCAGTACTTGATTCAATAGCAGATTTCATTGCTTCAACGATAGTGTTGCGTTGTGCTTTGTGTCCAAAGTATGGAACAGCATCGCTATCAACACCACTATGTGAAACCCATGCGCTTACTACTGTGGGCTCTGGGCTTGCGCCTTTATGCCATGTGCTTTCAAAACGTTTAACATTGTAACCACTACGACGTGTATTAAACAATAACGCACCGCGTGGATATAATTGGTAATCAGGAGCATCTTGGTCTAAATAATCACTTAATGCTAGTGTACTGATAGCTACAGCATCTGCTGTAATTGGGTTAACTGTACCGCTAGTGTCCCAACGGGCATCAGCAAACACAATACCATCAACGTTAATTTGATCAGTATTATCAATTAATTCCCATGTTGCGCCATCATAGCGACGAATTACTGGATAATTTTCTAAGTCACCTGTGTCAATCCATAGCTCGCCTGGTACTACTGGGCTTGAACCATCTGATTGTGTTGTTGGTTGTGTAGCACTTAGGATTGGGCCTTCTGAATCTGTTGCTGTTAAATCATAACCACGAGCGTCACTACCAACTTGTCTATATCCTTTCCAGCCATTTGTGCCATCATGAATCATAATGTCAACTTCTAATGGGCTGTTATAGTACCATAGTGTACCATCAGTTGGGTTGCTGTATGGAGCAGATACTGATGGTGTATAAACTAGATCTCTAAATGGACTAGCAAAGTACACGTCTGTATCAATTTCTTCTACGCCTGGTGCTGTGTTTAAACCAGCATCACTAATAGGAGTACCAGAACCTTCTGATAATTTAATTGTACCACCAGCTAGGTGTGTAATGCTTACTGCTCCGCTTGATTCAACAGTAGCAATAACATCTCTTAAATTAGCACTTAAAATATCAGCTACGAATGATGAAGCAGTTGAACCGCTCATTGTGATTGTTGCTGATTGTGGTGTAATATTACCTGCTACACTTACTTCAATTACAAATGTTTCAGTTGGAGTAAATGATGGAGTAATATCTTGACCTGTAATTTTAAAAATACCAGCGGTATTTTTTCTACGTAGTTTAAATGTACCTTCAGCATTGTCCATGAATGTGCCAGTATTAACATCATACTCTACATAGATAAAACCAGCTTCTAATGTGCCACCACCACCATTTGGATCTAATCCGTAAATTGCGGCATTATCATTAGCATATAATGGAGCACTTAATGTTTCCCATGAAGCTAATGCTGAACTGTAGCGTTTGATACCAAAATTAGCACCGTTGCCGGTTGCTGATGTTTTAAACCATACAGAACCTGCCGGGCGTGTATTTGGAGCATCGCTTTCTCTCCATGCTGGGATATTACGATAGTCACTAAATTGGATTGTTGGACCGTTAAATGTCTGTGTATTAGATGTAAGTAAACCTAGTTTAGCCGCAGCATCAACTCCGCCAATTGTAGTTCCTTTAGCAATAGTTACTTCACCATCGGCTGTAGTGCCGTTGCTTTCTGAGTTACGATCAATACGAATTTCAATTTGACCAACGCTATTTACTGTAGCTTTTACGCCAGCAATACCAGATGAACTAATTTGTTGTGCTACGTTTGCTACTGTAGTACCAATAAGTGTAATATTAGCACCGTTGATAACTAGTTTATCTCCAACGCTTAAATTAGTTGGATTAGATACTGTACCGGTTAATGTAACAACGTTACTTTCCCATTCTTCAGTGCCTACTAAATTCCATCTATTTAAATAACCTTTTTGGTATATTGGGTTGTTGGTGTTTCTAGCAACTACAGCATATTCACCGATCGCACCAATTGAAGATTTAGGAGTAGTACCATCTACATCATCCGCACTAGTAATTACGCGAGTTGATTGTAGAGTAAATCCTGTTCTTGCTGTGTTAAATTCGTATATACCAGCACTAGTAGCACCTAAATCTAACCAATATGTTCCATCAGTCGGAGTGCCAGTTGGGCGGATTGTTGTTCCTTCTAACTGTGCTAGGTCAACGTTTGCACGTTGGATATAAATTTGATTTGAAACGCCCAATGCGCTGTAAGCCGCTAACAAGCCGTACTCGTTACGCTCGTCGCCATGTATTGGGTTGTCTGATGCATCAACTTGGAATGTTGGTGTACCATATTTCAACACTAAATCGCGTTGACTGGTAATTTTTTGTAATTTACCAGCAGTAGCTAGTGTTGTGTAGGATGCTAGATCGCCGCCCGGTGTATCTTTATCTTGAGCAGTAGCAAGTAAAACATAAGCAACTGTGCCTGCCGCTGTTGGAGTATATTGACTTTCATCAATTACCGTTACCTGTACTCCTGGTGAAATTAGTGCCATAGTATTGTTCCTCTAATTAGGTTACTTTAAACTATTTATAAGTTATTTTAATTTTTGGTTGGTTATGCCGCCCTTTTAAAGGTTCATATAAATAACTGTATGCAATGGCGAAATTTATGTTCTGTGTGCGGCAAAAAGCCCGTAGCTGTCAACTATAAACGTGAAGGAAAAACGTATTATAGGACTCGTTGCGACAGTTGTATTAGAAAAAAGAAAAATATCCCTGTGCCAAAACCAAAATGGCTAGCAGTAGGATATAAGAAAAAACCACACTGTGAAAAGTGTGGCTTTAAGTTTAAGTACAAAGAACAATCATTTGTATTTCACGTCGATGGCAATTTAAACAATACTAACTTATCTAATCTAAAAACAGTCTGCGCCAACTGTCAAATTGAAGTTGCTAAAGAAGGACTAGGCTGGCGTCAGGGCGATCTCGTCCCCGACTTTTAATAGTTCCTCTACTTGTTCGTACAAGTCCTCAATGGTAGTATCGTTAGTAATAACTTTATCAAACTTACTACCTACCCAACTATATTCACTAGCATGAACGTTGGCTTCGTCTAATGCGTGTTTGCCTAATGCCCACCCAATACGTTTCTGACCTTTGTTGTAGTTCTTAGCATGCTCGTACCATTCTGGCTCAGGGCCGCGTTTAACTCTGAGTACTTTGGCGCCTATATTTTTTAGGGCTTTAATTTCGTTTGGAAAACGACAGTCAGTAATAACAATATCGTCTTTGCTGTGTAACAGTCTATTCTCCAGACTAGCCACCCACATGTCGTTATGGAATCCTCTACGTACTACTTCAGTGCCCCAGTACTGTAGAACCCAGCGAGGAGTAATATCCTGCTTTAGGCGTTTACTCCACCACTCGTCTCGAGTTTCGCGCCATTCACGGCTTTGTTTAGTTCGACCTTCTAGCAGTTCACGGTCCCAACCAAACACTACGCTTACAGCATCTTTAAGGCTGTTGGCAAAACTTTCTCTTTTGTAACCGTGGAAATTAACTAGATAATCGGCTATGGTGTCCTTGCCGGAACCCATAAAGCCGCAGATGGCGATGATAGAACTCATTGAAAACTCCTAATTGATATACTATTGTAATACAGTTAAGCTATTAGGTCTAGCAGTTTGGTTATCCAGTTATCCATGTCATTGGCATTCCGCCATCGACGTAATTTCTAATATCTTCGTCTAACTTGTCAAGCATTGCTTGACCCTCTGTTTTAAGTTGGGTTCCGTTAAGAGTGGTGCCGCCTTGTGGGCCAGCAATACTAGCAAATTTTTCACGTGCTTGGCCGACACTGATCATAACCAATGCCAATGCGTAATCTTGGATCCACGGAAATGCTGTATGATCATTTAATAACATTGCGTCTGGTTTGTAGTTGTCTATGTGTAATAGAACGCCTTCATTCCAATCTTCACTGTATGTAGGTCCTTGATATGGCATCTTACGCACAAGTGTTAGCTTATGTGTAGTTTTGTTCCAATGGTAATTAACATACCCACCAAACATCTTCATAGCTAGTTCTTGGTATCCAGTAAACAATTCATAGTTCACTAGTCCGCCAACACGACCAGCTACTAACATGTAGGTGTTTAAATACCCACTAGCAAATGGTTCGAATTGACTAGCAGTAGTACCAGACACGCTACCAATACCTCGACGATAGACCGCTCGAATATTCATAATCTCTCTTGGCAATATATATTCTTGCGTTTCTGGATATAATTCTAAGAACGCATAGCTTTCTTCTACGCTATTTGAACTACGCTGACGATAACGAATAAGGGCTTGTTTGATGCCCATGTCAAAATGCTCTTTGTCTGCTTCAACATCGACCATTCCGTCACCTAATCGTAGGCGTACATAGTCAATAATGTCGTTACGTTGATGATCAAGTGTAGCTAGTTCATCCTGTATGCTAGCACTGCTAAAGTCAATATGCCCGGCACCTGTACCTGTGTTGGCATTGAATAGATTGTCTGTAGTAATACTTAGACGAGAGTTTAGATTTCCGGTAGCTGTTGCCATTTAAATTATCCTGTTATCGTGTATTTATTATCAATAACAGGATAATTTTGTTTATGCTACTTTAAGTAGGATAGTGTCTACGTTAATACGGCCATTAAGTTTGATATCAGTTGCTTTGATATTATCCATAAACTTACGTAGCTCAATCTTGCCGGCACTTAAAAAGTCTTTTAACTGTAGCTCTGGCTTGCGGAGAGTTTTTTGTACGCTCTTAGACTCGTTAAAACCTGTTATAGCAGTACCCTTAACACCAAGTGCGCCACCCATTTCTTCTGCTACATACTTACCTAGCTTACGTGTTTTGGTGTTATAGACCCAAAGCTCTTGTGCTCCGATGATATCTACAGGACTAACCGAAACGAGTTTATTAGTTGTATCATTCTTTTGATACTTAAGTTTAGCAACCAACTTCTCTTTTTGTGGTGGTTTACGCACACTTGCTTTCTTAGTTGCTTTCTTAACCTGCCCGTATTGGGCGATGCCATCAAACAGTTTTGTATAGAAAGCATCGTAGCGTTTGTAGTCTGCTGACTTCATATAGCTGTATGCTTCTTTAAGATCTTCGTCATCTGTAGTCTTGGCTTCTACGATTTCAGCATAGCGACGTTCAAACACTGCCTGTATCTTGCCTAACATAGCCTGTGGTACGCTTTTGCCTGATAGGTATTCGTAGGCTTTTGGGTCTACCGTGGCACCTTCGTATAGACTATCTTCCAACTCTTCAAAGTGTAGGATATGAGTACGCATAATTTCGTTCATACGGTCTTGAATAGTAGGAACCTTAACTACTGTAGCATTGGATTTTTCTACTATTTCAGCAATCTTTTCTTCGCCAGCATCCATTTCTAATGTTTTATGAACAACGCCAATAATATACTTAATTTCTCGCTCACGCAACGGCATACCTTTACTGTGTGCTTTAATCAGCGCAGGAGCAGTTAACGGAGTATATCCATCTGTGCTTTTAGCAAAACGTGTAATAGTTACAGCATCTAATTTGTGTGCAACACCCGCTGTCTGCTTTAACCAATCAACTAAGTATTTTTTAAGCTCTTTGCTAGAATAGAAATAGTTGTAATAGCGCAAGCTCACACGCATGTGATGGTCAAAATCAACGTCATCCATTTTAAGAGCACGTTCGGTATCCCATACTGGTTCACTACCCACTGCTTTTTCATCAGCAAAAATTGGATCACGTGTTACTTTTGTTTTTTTCTTTGCTCCATCAATTTTAATTGCCATTTGCTATTTCCTTTTCTAATTCTCGCTTGACCATTTTATAGGCTGTTTTTGTGTGGGTGTCTATATCATCCCATTCAGTTTCGATTGCCTTAAGTGCCGCCCACAGATTGCGAACACCACTCATTTCTCCAAACCCTTGTACTTCTGCGTATGCTTCTTCTATTGTCATAATTAACATTATATAGCCCTTTCTATTAAAAGTCAACCAGCTAGTAATACCGCAAATGTTAGCATTCTATCATAAGATGCTATCTCTTCATTAATCTTATCTAGCATTTCTTTATGGACACGTGTTTGTTTTTGATATCTACGACAGTTTATTTCTTCTTTACTTAGGTCTTTAACCATTAAACCAATATTATGACTAATGTTCCATAGATCATTAGTATACTTGTTCATTTTGTGTATGGTTGCTTCAAGTGCTGTTTGAGTAGCTGGCCAATCTAAACTAGTCTGTATTTGGTATCTCATAGTTTTAGTATTATAACATCATTTGGCTAGCTTGTCAATGACGATAAATACTAGATAATTAGGAATGTTAAATGCCACGTTTAAGTTTATGGCGCGAGAACAAAGGTAACGATTACAGGTTCTTTGATCGTCGAATTAGTGAAATGTTCACTGTAGGTGGTACTGATGTATACGTACACAAGTACCTTGGCCCTAACACAGGTAATGTTGCTATCAGCGCAACTGAACCTGGATATGCCAGCGACAGTGCTAAAAATATTCAAGACCTACTGTTCTTAGAAAACCGTGATCGCAAATATGACGCAGATATCTATAAAATGCGTGCTATCTATCGTGTTAATGATAACGATTTTGACCTACAGCAATTTGGGTTATTCTTAACCGGTGACACTATATTCATGACCTTACACCTGAACGACATGGTCGATTCGATGGGCCGCAAGGTAATGGTTGGTGATGTGTTAGAATTGCCGCATCTTAAAGACTATTATGCGTTAGACGAAGGGTTAAGTGGTGCGCTTAAGCGTTACTATGTAGTACAAGATGCTACACGTGCGGCAGAAGGCTTTGCCCCAACTTGGTATCCGCACCTATGGCGCATTAAACTAGCACCAATGGTAGATAGTCAAGAATTCAAAGACATTATTAATCGTGTTGATATCGATACCGACGGTGACGGCATTCCGGATACTAGTTTAGGTCAACTAAACAGTACATTAAACAAACTATTAGAGATAAACGATGCTATTGTTGATCGTGCTGAAGTTGATTTGCCTGCCAGTGGATACGATACCAGCTGGATGTATACTGCTCCAGTAACAGAAAATGGGTTTCCGGGTGATCCGGGGCCACTAGATGCTAGTACCCTTACCGAAGACACTAGCGATAGCGTTCAAGATACTACCGCAGGAACAACACCGCCAAGCGCAAAAATACAAGGTTATTTAACTGGTGACGGTGTTCCACCAAACGGTGCTGTAGTTGCTGCTGGTATAGCGTTTCCAAGCAATGCGACCACTGGTAATTTCTATTTAAGATTAGATTACCAACCAAACAGACTATTCCGCTTCGACGGCAAGCGTTGGGTTAAAGTTGAAGACAATGTGAGAACAAATCTTACACCGGGTACTACTAACAAAACACAGCGCAATAGTTTTATCAACAACTCCAATGCTAGTTATAAAAATTCATTAGGTTGGGACGTTATTAAAATTGCCAATACTTATGTTCCGCCTGCTAATGCGATCACAAGTTCGTTTAATATCAGCACCGGGGCAGTAGTTACCGAGATTAGATACAATGCCAATTACGGTGTTAAAACTTTAATCAACGGAACTAAAGTCAACAACACATTAAGCAATAGCAGTGGTAATCTAGCAGTTACCGTTGGTACTGAAAACTTATTAATTGGGTCGCTATTAGAATACACAGTGTATGCTAATGTGGTCTATGAACGCCAAGGGCTAAGTGATGCCCTACGCCCAACATCGGATAATTAACTATGGCCGCACTTCAACAATTCTTTTATGATGCGCAAATTGAACGCTTTTTGGTTCAATTTATACGTATGATCAGTGGTTTCCAAGTAGAATTTGGCGCAGATCAATCAGGTAATACAACCTTACAGCGTGTACCTGTATACTACGGCGATGGCAGTAAACAAGTAATGAATATTATTCAAAATAATAGCGAAAACACATTACCAACAACACCCGCTATGACTGTGTATATTAGTAATCTTAACTATGATCGAGATCGTGTTCAAGACCCTGCTTACATAGGCAAAATGCATGTGCGTCAACGTTACTACAACGAAGCTACTCAAGAATACGAAAATCGTCAAGGTAATGCGTTTACTATTGAGCGATCAATGCCAGTTCCGTATACTATAGAATTAAAAGTAGATATTTGGACTAGCAACACTAAACAAAAATTACAGTTAATCGAACAAATAGTTCCGTTATTTAATCCTGCTTTTGAAATACAAAGCACAGATAACTACATTGATTGGACTAGTCTGAGTGTTGTTTATTTAGATAGTCCAAATTGGTCTAGTCGTAGTATCCCAGTTGGCACCGAGAATCCAATTGATGTTGCTACATTGACATTTAAATTACCTGTGTGGATTAGTCTACCAACTAAAGTTAAAAAACTTGGTGTTATTCAAAAAATTATTGCTAGTATACACGATGCGCAAGGTGATCTAAGCACAGAAGTATATAATAACTCTAATATCTTAGGCATGCGTCAATACTTTACCCCAATGGATTACGGATTGCTGTTAATTGGCAATAACTTAACCTTGCTTAAAGTACAAGACGTCGAAACTCCTAGAGAACCCACACTAGAAACTCCTACTAAAATTGGTACTAGAGATCAATGGCGTAATTTAATTAATGTCTACGGTGTATTAGAAAATGGTATTAGTCAAATTAGACTATTACAGGAAGATGGCATTACTGAGATTGTGGGACAAGTCAGCTATCACCCAACTGATGAATTGTTAATGATTTTTAATCCCGACATAGATACATTACCAAGCAATACCCTGTCAGCTATCAATGCGATTATTGATCCTACTAAAGCCACAGTCGATGCTAGCATACTCAGTCCAGCTACCGGTACTCGCTACCTAATACTTAAAGCAATTGGCAGTTGGGATAATCTGCCTGGCGAAGGTGCTATTGCTTGGCGCGGTTCAGATAATAGAGACCTAGTAGCCAACGCAAACGATATTATTGAATACAACGGAACTCATTGGAATATTGTATTTGACAGCCAGCAAGAAGATAATGTACAATATGTAAGTAATCTAACAAGTGGGACGCAATATAAATGGAATCTCAATCAGTGGGTGAAAAGCTGGGAAGGCGAATACAAAAACGGCCAATGGACTCTCGTCCTTTAGAAAGTGTAGGCGCTTTTATCTATTGTACCACAACCAAACGGTATCTATTCCTATTGCGTAACAGTAGTAAGTATTCTGGCACGTGGGGAGTTGTTGGTGGAAAGATAGAACAGGGCGAGCGTATAATTGAAAGTCTGTTGCGAGAGATACGCGAAGAGCTTGGTGGAACAATTCAAGACTCAAAACTTATTCCTATAGAAAAATTTACCAGCGACAACGGTAACTTTACATATCACACATTTATTGCGCCAGTAGATACCGAATTTGTTCCTGTGTTGAACAACGAGCATAGAGGTTACTGCTGGGTTGAGTTAGAAGACCATCCTAAGCCCTTACACCCGGGAGTTTGGCGTACTATTAATTTTAATGCCGTTGCGGCTAAGATTAAAACGCTAGAAGCAATACTATAGGTCCGCTTCTAATACCATATCACGATAACTAATACGTCTGAGATTCGAACAATACTTCCAGCTTTCTGGGATTCTATGGCGACCTGTTTCACTAACATGAATAAAGTCAACATCATCGTATACATCAAATATGCTTTTTTGATTTTGTTCCCATTTGCTGCCAGATATTGATGCTGTCCTAGCATCATAACCATTTGTATCAGCATATATATTATTGTTTCTTACTGCGGATTCTTGCCCATCAAATCCCAACATATAGATTCGTTTATGACCATCAAAAGCAGCTAGATATAAAGCAGTAGTACCAGCATCTGCGTATATATCGTGCGGAATTAGATAAAACTTATTAGGGAACTCTAACATAATATCAACACGAGTGTAGACTACATTATCAGCAGTAAAGTTGCTTGTTACTAATTCTTGGGCAACCCTACGATCCGAGCACACCAAAAAGTCCGGAGTGTAGTCTCTATAGAAAGCATTACACGCATACGTTTGTAGTGTGTCTGCTCCCAACAAGCCCGATTTATGACCCATTACATGTTTGGTATTAAATGTTAGTCGACTTTCGCCGTTGCCAAATACTACAGCACGATTTGATATTTGATTATTTGTAACATTATTAGGTACATGTTCTGTAACTGTATTCCAGTTACCATCTTGAAGAGTACGCTGGGCAATAATCTCTTCCCCAGTGTACCCTCTTCTATAAAGTTTATTAATTTTTAGCATTTATGTTTACACAATGTATGTTGTTTGTACTTTAACGTTACTGTTACTCAATGCTGTTGTATAATACAACCGCACATTACCACTAACTACGTTAGCAGTCAATGAACCCATTGCGTAACCAGCATTTATAATACCATATGTTGTAATATACGCATCGGCCGAAGTTGAAACCACCAATGCTTCCATTGCCTCAATGTTAGCTCCGTTTTTAACCTGTACAATATATTTGGCGCTTGAGTAATTTGATGTCGCAAAACTATCTATCACTGTAGTAGTTGAACTTGTATTAATTGCTGTTTGATCGTGTACGATATTGCCAGCAAAAACATTTTTCCAACGTTTAGTTGCGCTACCTAAATTGTATGTGTCATCGACGTTTGGTGTTACACTACTATTAACGTCTGCGTTAAACGCTACATTATCGCCAGCAGTATCACCAATAGTAATTTGTCCATCACTATTACCTTTAACAGTTAGGTTACCGTAGATTTCTACATCACCTGTAAATGTAGTAAGACCTGTTGTGTCTACTAACATTCGAGTTTCGCCCGATGATGTTCCAGTTGTTAAGAATAAGTAATCAACGTTTGCTTTAAAGTTGTTAAATCCAGATCCAATCTCAGCAACCGTTACAGTTGTGGTTAACGAACGAACATCAATAACGTCACCTGTTTCTGGAGACTCAGTGAATGCTAGCACATTGCCGCTGATACTATATGATGTAGAAGGAATTTGTACTACACCGTTGATCATAACCATTGTAGCGGTTGTAGTGGTACTGCTTGACAACACAAACGTATTAGCTACGCCATTGCCGTTAAAGTTATCAGAGGTGATAACAGTAAACGCACCCTGTGATGTTTGCCAACCGCCATCGATATAGTATTCAAATACGTTTGTAGTACTGTTTAAACGTATCATACCATCAACGTCAACGTTGCCTGAACTTCCTGGGCGATCAGATGACGCACCAATTGGAATAATCATCGCACCATTGCCGTTAACACGAAGTGTTGTGCCAGCTACAGAAGCAACATTACTGCCACCGATGGTAACTGTATCAGTTACACTGTCGGCGTAGATTAATGTATTAGCAAATTTACCATATACACGGAATGGATTTAGTGATTGGTTGATATTAAACTGCGCACCATCACCAACGTTAATGTTTCCGTCAATGCCTGCTCCGCCTGTTTCAATAACTAACGCACCGTTGTCTACACTAGTGCTTGGGAAACTACCTGTAATAATAGTTCCGCCAACTACAGCAATACTTGGTGTAATAATATTAGCTGTAATGAATGCTCCGCCATTAACTACTAGGGCAGCATTACCACCTGTGTCAGCATTTTGATTAGATATAACACGTAAATGACTACCGACAGTTACATTACTACGAGCAATCACTTCACTTGTTGAACTACCAATTCTGATACTTGTAGCATCACCTAACAAATCTGCTGTGGTAGTTACTGTGTTAGCAAAGCTAAGTGTTGATTGACCGCTGAATATTGTACTTGCGTTTGGCAAGTACAAGTTTGCGTTACGTATATTAAACGTACCACTTGCGGCACCTGCTACAACACTAGTTGCAGCACCAAACGCATTAACTGTAGTGGTGTCTGTATTAAACACTGCTACTGTGGCCTGTGTACTTGCTATGTTAGCCGCATTAGGCAAGTAGATATTACCACTGTCTATGCGTGTGTATCCTGTTGCGTCACCTAATGTTAACGCTGTTGCGGCATCCCATGCTGTAACAGTTGTAGGAACATTGTTCATAAACGCTACAGTTGATTGACCACTAAACACTGTTGAAGCATTTGGCAAGTACAAGTTTGCGTTACGTATGTTAAACGTACCACTTGTAGCACCTGCTACAATACTAGTTGCGGCGCCACCTACATTTAACGTAGTAGCATCTGTGTTTAATAAATTAAATGTAGCCGCTGTAGTTGTAAGGTCGCCACCGTTAACTGCTATATCACCCACTGTAGTAAAATTACCAGTACCTGATAAGTTTGCTACTAGTGTTTCAGCACCGTACCATTTAAAGTTAAATCCGCTGGTAGCTTCTGGAATACTAGACCACATTGTTGCGCTGTCAATACCAATAGCGTAATCAACTGTGCTACCACTTAGTGCTGGGTAAAGAACTACTTTAGTACCATCAGTTCTTGTGGTAAATGTTGGAGCACCTGTACCTGTAGCCGCCCAGTCAATACGATTGCTTGTTGCTCCGTTTAGGAATATTTGCCCATCGCCAGTTGTGGCACTACCAGCACGTGTGCTGACTATTTGCCCAGGTGTTGTAACTGTGGCATTGCGTAATGTTAGTGTACCTGTAGTTGCTCCAAGAACAAGAGCAGTGGCTGCGCCACCAATACTTAATGTTGTTACATTTACATTAGCAATATCAAGTGTCGATTGTCCACTGTATAATGTTGTAGCGTTTGGTAAGTACACATTTGCGTTACGTATATTAAACGTACCAGTAGTGGCACCTGCTACTACACTAGTTGCGTCACCAGCAAAGTTTAACGTTGTAGCAGTTGTATTATACAATGCTTGTGTTGTTTGTGAGCCAACTACGGTTGGGTTGTTGATTGTTAATGTACCACTAGTAGCACCAAATTCTAAATCAGTTGCAGCTTTAAATGCGTCTACAGTGGTCGCGTTAGCATTTAATAAATTAAATGTTGCCGCTGTAGTAGTTAAGTCACCACCGTTAACTGCTAGATCGCCAGACAGTGTAGCATCTATGCCTATTAGTGTCTTATTAATGTTCCAACTTGTTGTAGCATGTGTGTATAAGATAGTTGCGCCGGCGCCATCAACTGTTAAACCTGCACCGTCTGCCGCTGCACTATCAGCAGCACCTTTGGCTACTGTGATGTTTAAATCTTCAACATCTAAAGTTGATGTATTTAACGAAACAACGTTACCTTGAACAGTTAAATCACCAGTTACCGTTAAGTTAGCACCAATCCATACATTACCTGCGATACCTGCGCCGCCGCTTACACGTAAGGCACCAGTTGATGTTGATGTACTTGGTGTAGACGCTGTAATTTCTATGTTGCCAGCAACAGAATTGTTACTACCAACATATAAGTTGCCAGCAACACTAGCACCACCAGTTACTTGTAATGCTCCACTATTTACTGCGGTAGCCTCTGTTGTGTCTTTAACGTATACAATCCCGCCGGCGGCTACTGTTAAATCGTCACCTATATGGGCAGTACCATTGATACCCACGTTTGAGTTTAATTCATCAATGTAGACAATAGCAGCACTACTGTCACCATAGAATGCCGTGGTATTAGCGTTAACTGTAATAAATCTTACAGCATCAACATTACCTGTAATTTGGCCGGCGGCTGATCCAGTATCAGTAATAGTAATATCACTGTCATCGTCTTGAATGTTGGTAACAGCACTTGAAATTTGTGTATTTAAATAGTTTAAAGTTACAGCATCTTGTAATTCTGTTGGGTCAGCAACATTAGCCAATGTAGCACTGCCAACATCAACTATACTACTTGATGGCAATAAATTAATGTTACCCGATGATGTAGCAATTGTATTGGTGTCGCCATCAACGCTTAAATTTCTAATAGTTAAGGTGTCTGTAACAAACGTTAAGTTTGCGCTGTCAGTAATTACATTAGCAGTTCCGACAAATGTAACACGTGTTTCGGTTAATGCTGTATTGTAGATATTAGTAAACTTACCGGTTGCTGGAGTTACATTACCAATTACGGTGCTGTTAATATCACGAGCATTTAATGTTAGGTCAACATCAACATTGTTTTTAATGTTTGTTGTACCGCTTGCAGCACCAATATTAACACTTGTTGCAGCACCAGCAAAATTCATTGTGGTTGCTACTGTGTTGTATAAGTTTTGTGTTGTTTGTTGTCCGACTAATGTCGGGTTGTTAATTGTAATTGTGCCGCTGCCCGCGCCAATGTTAGCTGTAGTTGCTGCACCAAATGCGTTTACAGTTGTAGCAGCTGTGTTAAACACATCTTGTGTAGATTGGCTACCTACAAGTGCGGTGTTGTTAATTTTAAATGTACCGCTGGTAGCGCCAATCTCTATGTCGGTGGCTGCTTTAAATGCGTCTACAGTCGTAGCATTAGCATCAAATAACGAAATCGTTGCTTGACTAGTAAAGAATGTAGTAGCATTTGGAAACGCTACGTTAGCATTGCGAATAGTTGCTGTGCCTGATGTAGCACCTAATGTTAATGCTGTGGCTGCTCCAGCAAAGTTTAATGTTGTTACATTTTCGTTTGCCAACGATAACGTTGATTGACCACTGTACAATGTAGTGGCATTGGGTAGATAAATGTTAGCATTACGTAGATTGAATGTACCAGTGGTGGCACCTGCTACTACACTGGTTGCGGCACCAGCAAAGTTTACTGTAGTAGCATCTGTGTTTATTAGATTAAATGTACTAGCAGTGGTAGTAATGTCACCACCGTTGACTGCTAGATCACCTGTTAGTGTAGCATTGGTTAAATTTAATGTACCAACAGAAGCAATATAATCAACAGTAATATTACCAATGTGTAGGTTAGCAAAACTGCTGGCTGTTACATTACCGTAAGTAGTGCCTGTTTCACCTGTGCCTATTAAGCGGAATTCGTCTTCTGTTTCGTCCCAGATAAATGCTTGGTTAGTGTCACTACCACGATTGAACAATAGACCAATGTCATATAAATTAGTGCCTGCGTAGGCATTGTTCATAACGATCAACGGATCGTTTACGTAGGTATTAGTACTAGCTACTGTTAGGTATGTACTTGACCCCTGTACTGTCAAGTTACCAGTAATAGTAACATCACTGGTCATTGTTAGGTTAGCATTAAATAAGCTACCTACTATAGATCCCGGAACAATCTTGGTGTTAGCAAGGATTGTTGAATCCGTAATCTGATTATTCTTAATTCTGGTTAAGTTTGACATCTCAGGTTAATACTCCGCAATATTATTTTATAACTGTATGTGTGCTTGCGGTTCCATATCCCCTGAGCAGACAGTGTGTTTAATGTATTTAGCTGAGAGAGAAGTTTTTGAGTTTGGTTAACATCGGTGAATATAGTGTTTAATAGTATGATAATCAAACACATAGAATAAAAATACACTTTTACCTGAATTAATTTGTTTTAGTAGTCTATGTCTGCCATCTATCATTCTATATTTTTTATTATATGGATTAGGCATCCCGTCAACAGCAAACAGCGGATAGATAACATCTGCTAGTTTATATCTAGGGTGATCAATTTCAATAGTATCTAGGGGTTTGTGGGCAAATTCGTCAATGTGTAATTCAACAGGATTCATTTTTTTATATTTAATAAATGGATATAAATTAGCAGTTATAATCTGTGACCGGCCTATACCCTGTATTTGCCACTCATCTTCCATTAAATGAATCATTTTTCAAATAACCTAAAGCCAAAACTGTATCTATTACATTCGCTATAAACACAGTGCCAATAATACGGCTCTGTACTTACTACATCAAATACTCTTACGGTTAACTTTTCAGAATCCCAATCAGTTGTTATTTTATTATTTACAGACGATCTAAAAAATGATTTATTGGGTTCGTCTACGTATGTAATATAAACACGTTTTTCTGGTTTATCTGAATTTGTATGCCAACTCATGTAACCACCATTTGGGTAATACCAATGCCCGGACACCAATGGTTTATAACCCGGAAACATTTTTTCAACATACGAGTATAATTTGTCTGCTATTTTTAAATCAGCAAAATCAAACGTGTATCTATACTTGCCAATTGCTGCGTCTTTATTGTCAAGCGAATCTAAGTATTCTTCCGATACATAATGTTTTCCATCAATTTTTGGTTTATCATTTTTAAGCCAAGCATGATATTTAATTAATGGAATATTCTTTTCAATTATAGATTGAATTTCATTTAAGTTTTGATTCATATTTGGCCATATAATCAATAGTTAGTTCAATAGGCATATTAGAATAAAAATCTTTTACTGTTAGTTTATTTGACCAATCAATATTATCGGGGGTATCTCGTAATACTGTTTTATCTGCTTCAATTTCTGCGATTACTTCTGATTTATTTGCTAGCATCGCCCTAGTTTGAAGAGAATCTAAAATTTTAAATACTTCGTTTCTTTTTTGTCTAAATACATCAAGAACATATATATCAAATAATTCTTTATTAAAAACAATATCTGTTGGATTTGTAGCATCGTTGAATGTAAAAAAATCAACATGGTAAATTGAATATCGTAAATCAAGATCCGATTCATCATAATCTTTAATTAAGGTTGCCGAGTTACTAGGAATAATTCCCTGTTCTTTTAGCTCACTGACCGAGTCATTAGAAATAATTGTAGCTAGTTTTCCGGTTTCTACCAATGGAGTAAAAAATATAATTTTTTGCATTGTTAATCTGCTACCTTTTAAAATACAACAACTGTTATACGTTCTGGGTCAAACAAGGCCGCTGCAAATTGTTGTGCTTCGTTACCATCATTACCACCAGCATAGAACAAGCCGGTATTGTAATTACTATTAGCTAGAACAGTAAAGTTTGAACTTGTGATAGAAAATATACCAACTCCGTATACTTCTAAATTTAGGGTTGTAAACGCTGAAGAAACTACATGCCCTCTACTAATAGCAGTTACCATCGGCGCATAATTTACTGTACCGTTTTGAATTCCTGCAGCTAGTGTTATTGTAAAATTACCAGCGGCTATTTTAGATACAGACAGATTTTTTGACGCAAACACAGCACCATCTGATGGTCTAAAACTTATATATCCTTTGGCAATTGCGCCTGCTTGAATGGTTGCTAGCTCCCCTGCCTGTACTGCAGCGTTGGCTGTTAGTGTAGCAATAGCACCAGCTTGTACTGCGGCATTTGATGTTAGTGTCGTGTTTATCGCATCAACGTACCCTTTCATAGCAGTGTTAGCAGTAGTAATAGCACCTGATTGTACTGCGGCATTTGATGTTAGTGTCGTGTTTATCGCATCAACGTACCCCTTCATAGCAGTGTTGGCTGTAGTAACTGCTGACCCAAGAGCATAATTAGCAGCTGGCGTTCCGCCAAGGAAGCTGGCATTGTTTGCCAGACTAGCGGTTCCTGTAAAATTTGTAGCAGTTACATTACCTGATGATATATTACCAGTAACCGTTAGACTAACCAAAGTACCTACTTGAGTAACATTACTTTGTATATTATGTAGTACGTCTGGTGTTACCTGTGTTAATGACATTAACTAATCCTCATAATGTATGCTAGAGCATAGTATGGTGGCAAGTTAGCATTGGTACCACTTGACCCTTCTGTATTCACTGTTGTGCTTACTGAGCCACTTGGGGTACCTGCCGATTCAGATGATATCGACGTTCCTACCGTAATTCCAGTAGTGGCAGACGGAACAGTTACTCCAGAAGGTGCGGTGCCGTCATTACCATTTACAAATTTAGCGGTGCCAGTTTCGCCATTTGACATACTAGTTACGTTGTGAACGTGGCCGGGGTCAGTTACAGTCGAAGTAGCCGAGTGTGAATGTGATCCTAAAGGACTGCCACTAAATGTTGACGAAGCAGAGTGCGAGTGGCTTACTACTATAGCATCTTTACTACCGCCTGTAGCGCCAGGAGCATACGTACTACCTGCTCCAACAATAAATCTATCACGTAGGTCTGGTGTTCCGTTACTACCGTTACACAGTGCCCATCTTGTTGGTATTGAAGCGATATTTCCGCTCCACATAATAATGCCACCTACTGGCACAATACCGCCAACAACACCATCCTGGGTCATTGTACCTGTGATACTAGTATTATTAGCAGTTAGGTTACCTACAGTTGCTGGCCCTGTTGCTGTTACTCCAGTTGAAGTTAATTGTCCTATTTTTAAATTACTGTAGGTAGCATTAGTAAAGTCAATGGTAGTTGTTGGTTCAGCTACTACATTGGCAAATAATTTCCATGTGCCATCAGTAGCATCACGTGCCAATCCTGTATGTTGATAGCCGCCGTTAGTGAATGAACTCACAAATCCTATGTCAAGTACGTCTGCGCCATTAGCATCAGCTAGATAAATTAAGGCATCTTGTATAGTTACATTATTACTATTAAATGATGTTACATTACCCAATACATTTAAATTGCCGCCCACAGTTAAATTACCAGTAACGGTTGTAGCACCTGTAATATAGGGTACACTAATATTACCTGTAAATGTTGCTCCACTCAATGCGGCTTTTTCTGTGTCCAATTCTGCCAGAGCATCTTGTACATTAGTAGCACTAATTGTGCCAACTGGACTACTGTAGGTTATGTTAGCATAGGCATTGTAATCGGTGTAAGCATCAATTTCGGCTAATATCACTGTGCCTGAACTTACACTAGCCGCCAATGTAATAGCCGAACTATTAGTTTCTGTGTAGGCACTATCGAACTGCCTGACACCGTTGATGTATATACGCAGTTGCCCGGTACCTGGTGTAAAGGTACCTAGTCCTGTAAATACTGTTTGTCCTGAAGTGGCTGTTTTATAAACACGACTAGTGCTGATTATAGTGCCTACTGCTCCGCTCGAACCTGTATCGCTGGCGGCCCAGTAATAGCTTCCAGGTCCTGACGTTTTTAATACGTAACCGCTAGTTTCACCGCTTGGGAATAGATTGTTTAACGCTTCGCTTGAACTTGTTGCTCCTGTACCACCGGATGATATAGCCAATGCTGTAGTTGATAGTGTTAAACTTGGTGCGGATATTGCGCCACTAAATGATGCTCCTACTAATTGCGCATAGCTACTTTGTATAGTCGCAATATTACCTGCTTGTAAACTAGCATTGGCAGTTAAGGTAGAATTGATAGCGTCAACATATCCTTTCATTGCGGTATTGGCTGTCGACAGTTGCCCGTCGACATAGCCTTTCATTGCTGTGTTAGCAGTGGTGATAGCTGTTGTTGCGTTGGCAATGGCACCTGATTGAACTGCGGCGTTGCTGTACACCGCATC